GAGCCCATGATGAATCTTTCATAGGATCAACACCGATTTCTGCACCAAAAGGACCTAGACCATCACCATTGCAATCAATACGACCACACGAATACGATTGAATAATCTCATTATACTCAAACGATTCACCAGCTTTTCTGCCAGTTAATTTAGAATCTTCGGTAAGTGTTCGTGTTACTCTTTTGGTTAATCCACGGTCAATATACCATTGCATATTGATAACACCCATCCAATTGGTTGAATATCTTACCGACATTAGTATCTTTCACCAGTGTAAACTTCTTCATAGATTGATTTGATAACTTCACTCTCATGCTCATCGGCACAATATTCCAATACATCTTGAACCGTATATTGGCCAATATGAATAACTCTACCCGATTGAAATTCAACCATGTAAACTCTTTCAAAATCTGAATCATAACTCATACAAAATCCTTTTCATCAAGGTGCCAACCTTCAGCACGCAACTGTTCACGACCACCATAGGTCTTTTTCATTTCATCCATAGCATTATGGATGGCATTAATTTGTTCAATCAACCAATCACGGTTGACCCATTGTTCTGGTGTTGATGACCGAGGACGATAACCAAAATAATCCTTATGAAAATCGGAATAATAAGATTGTAATTCATCAACACTCATGCCATCAAAATAACTCATGCAATTTCCTTTACTTTACAAAACTCTGTAAACTCTTTTAGATTACCTTTGAATATAAAATCATGTTTATCACTCATGGTGACACCAAACATATTACAACCACAATCAATCACTTCAACATACAAACCCTTACCACTATTATAAATGTGATATTCATAATCTTGGCCACAATCTTTTTCATCGGTTGAATAAATGTAAAAAGCACCAGGCGTTTCTTTAAAATGAGCAACCATACTAGCGGCCAAACAACCCATACCATTATAAACCAATTCTTCTGCCGTTTCTGTATAGATTAATCCATTCACCAAACGACCAGAACTCAAAAACTCTGCCAACTCAGCACCATGACCAGTTGGATAACCATCAAACTGCCGGTACATATTAACTACTGGTTTTTGGACTTCATCATACTTTTCATATACAAATGTCAAACTTCTGGTACCCATAATCATTACCTCGCTAAATGTGTATTAAACTGCTCTTCATACATTTCTACAATACTCTCATCGTGGCATTCACGGAGATTATCTTTCATTAATACTTTGGTCAATTCTAACAACTCTGATTTCTTCATCTTTTTAACCATAACCATATCATCTTCAACAATCTCAGCAATCAAACGGTTAATCATTCTGCTCATACACCTGCCCATCTAATATGTTTAAATTCACCAGTCAATACATTACCACGGCCAAAATTACGAGCCGGTGCTTTCCAACTTGCCGACTTTAGAATCTCACCTTGCTTAAACTGTTTATCATCATCAAGCATAATCCAAGAATGTGAAGAACGCTGACCAGCACTAAATTGACCAATATGTTTCATAATCACATGAGCATACTTACGACCAATCTCATAATAAAACTCTATGAATTGATTACCACCTCTACTATCATAATCTGCTTGTAGGTGTAATACATACTCTTGCAAACCAATATCTAAATCTTTATACACATTACTCATATAATGTCACCTCGTCAATTTCCAAAGCATCTCTATCTTCATTAAAGCTTTTATCTTGCTTAATGTATGATTCGATCCATGCTTCAGCTTTTTCACGCTTGGTAAAAGCTTTGATGGTCATCCATTCCCAACCAACAAAATCAACCAATACACCAGATTTTACAACATAGATATTATTCATACCAACTTCTCTCAAAGAACTATTACTCATCGTTTTCACCTCTAAGATAATCTAATGCTTCAATAACACAATCATCAGCACAACTCATCAAACTGGCAATATTGGAGTTAACCTTCAACTCACCAGCAGCTTTGGCATTAGCCCAATGGTATACATCAGAAAGCAAATGCTGTGCCTGTTGCAACTTATCAATCAATTCAATATTACTCATTAATGGCTCCTTGCATTTGCCCAATGAACGCCACGCTTAAAAGCATCACGCTCAATACGAATTTCCCTAGTATCACGGTCGCTACGCTGATATACATCAAAAGCATAAGCATCACGCTTACGGGTAGAATAACTACCATTAAAACGGGGACCACGAAAGCAAACATAATACTTGGTAAAATCAATAAACCTTTTCACTTCTTCATACAAAGCAATTGGTGCTGCCTTATAAGTAGAACGAAAATTGGCTGGTGCCTGATAACTTTCTAATGCTTGACACATTGCTATTTCTTTTAAACGATATTCCATATATACTTTCAAAAAGATGAGGTCTTATACCCGACAGGATGCCTCATTGAACCATTATACTTTACTTAAATTTACCACTCTAAAATCAAATTCCATAAAACTGGTTTGATGCGGTACAAAAGCATACTGATCAACACGGTTTCTAGCAGTAACTTTGGTTTCGTATTTCTTAAACTTATCGACCGTTACTTTTATTTTGTATGAACTAAAACCGGACTCATGAGAATTGGCATCAATCACCACACCTTCAATAAATGCATCATCACGACCTGCCATTGGTTTAAAATCGTATGCTCTGATAATATCACCAACTGTTGCAATACCTTCAAATTTCAACATATAATTCCTTCTCAACTAAAAATACCATTATACAGGTACCACACTATACCACAAGCACTTTGTCATATTAGGCATGGTATACTTGGTCCTTACTTTTGGTAATGTTGTATCCACACAACAATATCCGTTCAACATATAATTCCGCAATTGGTTGTGGATCTTCAAAACCACGCTGTAATGCAGTTAATTCAGTAATTACAAATTTCCATCTATTTCTGTCATTCACTTAATTGGTTCCTTAAATAGTTTAATAAATCCAATGCTGGCAATTACTAATAATGTACCAGTTAAGGCAAATAATACGATTAATACAGTTTGACTAATCATCATTATCTCCAAATACTGTTGAAATATCACGCTCACGCAATTCCGTTTCTAATTCATCATCAAAATACTCTTGATAACCTTTGAAACCAGAATATAGCATTTCTGCTATCATTGATTCATCATTAAATTCACCTTTCATGGTGAATATAGAATTAATATCATCGTTAATCAATGTTTCAATGGCTTTATCCCGCCATTCAGGTCTAAAACTAGTTACCATTATTCTACCTCAGCATTTAAATAAGTTTCTAAATGACCAGATACTCTACCATCTTCTGCTGAATAGAATACATAATCACCCATTTCATGGCGGAATTCTTTATCAACATATTCAAAACCACCATAATACTGTACCGCACGGTCATTTGCTTTATGAATAGCAATACAATCTGGTGATACAAACACCTTACCGCAACGAGGATCAAGTCCTAAACGATTTGCAGGCACCATTTCCATATTACCACCAACATAACTATCGGTCAATTCGGTAACTTCGTCAATCAATTTAAATAGATTCATATTAAAACTCCAACATATTATACAGTTTAGACATAATGACGGAGGTTGGATTATCATCCTCATCATCATTCCATTGTGGATAATCATTTAATGCTTCATAGATTAAATCCATATCATCATCGGTCATGGTAACAGTATAATCTGCTTTACCTTCAACCGTTCTGGTAATGCTATAAATTGCTTTACTCATCAGTCATTTCCTCGATTTCGCCGATTTCATCATCGGACAGGTTAATGTTATACTGCTCAGCAAATAATGCTTTTACTTTGGTAATATATTCTGCTTCATTCTCTGCTTCGAGATTATTACCATAAAATTGAACTGACACTACGCTACTAAATTCTTTCGTACTCATATAATACTCCTAGTTAATACTCACTAATGTATATGCCATTAGTGAAAACATTGATAAAAACAGTATTGGTGCCAATAAATGGACAATCACCAATACCAATATAATAATTAATAATATTCTAATCATTATGCCGCAATCTTAATAGTGAATTGATAATCACCAACGGGATATTTTACGAAACCACTTGTATCCTTCTTTGCCTTACCTTTGGCATATAGACCAACTACCACACCTTTTGGATCTAGAAAGCGTAAATCACTTTCATCACCATTAAATACAGGCATATTAGAATTAAAGAATACCTTTGGCATTGGTGTATTCTTCTTAATACCAAATACCGTAGCAATATTCATACCTTCAAGCACCGCCTGTTTGCAATCTAAGTAATTACCGTCTGCCATACTGAATGTAAGGTGATAATTAGCAATGCCTTTTACTTTACGACCAAGCACCTTGGTATAATCATAGAATTGAATATTATCAAAAGCTGAGAATATGTTAGTAAATACTACACCATCTTTGGTTACTGAATACTTTTCCCATGATAAATCACTGGTGCCATTTAAACGGAATACTGGAATAAGACCTACTTTAGCAGATTGCTTAATCGCCAATTCAATATCTTTTACTAATAATGACATAAACTCATCACGATTATCATAGAATAGGTTAGTTTTACGAATACGAGCTTTTTGAATATTATTAGTAAACTCACCTTTTTTAAACATACCACCACGACCAGCAGTATTAAGGCAGGCAGATATACAACCTGCTGTCGCCTTAGGACAGGTATTATGACCTGATAATGTTGATGGTGCTAAATGTAGAATGTAGGTATTATAACCTTCCTTCATTCCTTTTAATGTTTTGGGATTACCCGTACTCAATAAATTCATAATATAACCTTTTCTAATAAAATCAATAATCAATAGAATACCGCAACTGCCGTACTTAAAAAACCATTATACAGGCATTAGAATAGACCACAAGCAATATGGCATATTCTAATGACTATTCTTGGTGAATAATCACTAACCTGTTGTATCCTCACAACAAGTAAAACTTATAATACATTATCTGGACGAATAGATTAAAGGCACAATATACACCAGTAATAATACATAATAATACCGTCATATAATATACCTTTCTCATAATGGCGCCGCCTTAATCTCATGGTCACTCATTAATAAGGTATATACTGGATCGGTACGCCACCTTAATGTAATTGGATTATCTAGATTAACCGTGTAGATAATACGCTTACCATATACTCTACTGGATTCTACTTTACCAATAATCGCCTCATCCTTGAATAAACCAATTACCCGTGTATTATCTGCAATAAACTTCATATTATATCCTTTCAATACGAGCATTACTAAAACCATCATTAACCAGTGAAATATAACGATTATACGCTTCAGTATAATTATCATATAATACCGACCTGAATGTATCACCAATCCAAACAAAATAAAAATAACTCATAATGACCTTTCAATATTTAAATTACCACTCATAACCATAAACTCCGTATCAATATCACTAAAATGATATGATAATGATACAACCAAACATAATACAATAATTTTCATACAAACTCCTAATAATATTACTAATAACCACTATAATAATGGTTACTATAATATCACTATTCTATCAGATTAATAGCGTCCTGAATATCACCAGAAGCATTAATAAGATAAGATAATGGTGAATCCATATCGTCCAAATCATTATCATCTGGATAATCACCAATAACAGTATCGATTAACTCCTGTGCTTTCTCTAATAATACTACCATATCTGATTTAGATAAACTCATATAATACCCCTTTAAATTGGTTGATTTTCTGATAGTATATCTTGGATTCTATCTCGCTGTTCCCATGTAAAATCATAAGAAAAACGAGATAATAACATACAAATAATGCTTACTACAATATCATTTACCATATTAATGTCCACACGCTGTTAGAAAACGGTTAATATCGAATAATCTATTATCATTCTTAAACTGGACTGCCAGATTAGAACATAATAGAAAATCTGCTTTTGATTCAAATAACGATTTTGCTACGATAATATAATGCTTTTTACTCATAATAACTTCCTTTATAATAATTAATAATAACCTTTATTACTTTTGGTAATATAGTCGCTAATATGGTCGCTGTATATGTGCTCTGTATTGGTCTTAATTTCTATTCCTGATTATCCTAGTGCGTCCTAGTTAATCCAAAAAGATATTCCGAGCATTATCTCATACTACCACAATAAATTATCTAATATAATCAATAACTTACTAATAATCTCTAAGCGTATCAGAGGTTATTATAAATCATCAATATGGTATTAATTCATATCGTATTGAATTTCTTCTATAATCATATTCAATGCATCATTATAGTTATCGGTATAATCAATACTGGTATAATCTTCATAATCACTATCAGCATTATGATATACTTCATATTGATTATCTCGTTCTACAAAATACCCGACCCGATTATCATTAAAATCATATACTTCAAACTCATTTTCGGTACGGGATGCATATGATTGTAATACTTTATAATGGCGCTCTTTTTCTATTAACATATTTTCTCTTTCATAATAAGTGGTAATAATACTTACTAATATACTCTGATTATCTCAAAGCATATTATAAGCACTATTAACTTGCCAATTTAGCAGTTAATTTCGCTAGTTTATCTTGAGCAGCTTTTATTTGCGCTTCGATTTTCGCTTTCTTTTCATTTTCTTTTGCTTGTTTTGCAAATACTGCCATTATCTTTTTATCTTTTACTTCCTCAGAGATAATAGAACGGATTGTTTTAACTAATGCTTTTTTATCTGATAATGATAATGCTTGAATGGTGTCGATTAATAACATATAATTTCCTTTTAGTTTAATATTAAAGTGATACGATTTTGGTTGATAATACAGTTAATGCTTTTACTGGTTTTCTCTTTGATTTTCTAGCATAATGGCAGATAATATGATTGCCACTATTAAGATAATCGAGAATATCTTTCTGGATTTGAATATCTTGCTTAATACGCTTATTCTCTACTGGTTTATCATATTGCTTATTAGTAAATCGTTTAGCAATATCATTACAAATATCATATTCGGACGGTATAATATCTGCTTTTTCTTTAGCGATTTTAATATCACGATTAACAGCATATAATAAGTGTTTTAATTCTGATAATGATAAATTTTCTATATTCATATAATACTCAATAATAATAATACATAATAAAGCGCAATAATCGTGCGCAGATTCGATTTTATTATTATACACGATTCCAGAAAAGAGTCAAGCGCTCATTTTTGATGCGGTATGCTATTGATTATATTGATAATAATACTGTAGCATTTTGGTCAAGTATTATTGAGGCGCTCTGAAATTGATAGTACAGCGCTAGAGGGGGTAAGGCGGAGAGATACAGAAAATCGACTGGGAGCGCAGACCTGGTATGAGCAGTATAATAAAAAAGCGCCACCTGGTCAAACCAAGAGTTTAGTAACTTTTTCACACGGTGATTTTTTGAGGAAATAGAAAATTTCCTGGAGGGGTTTCGTGATTCCTAATTTTTTTCCTGGATAGGAACCAGAGCCAATCTGTCTAGTCCACGGAGTTTATACACCGGTGATTCTTCCACAAGGTCCTCACAGACATACTCATTGGCATATGAAGAGAATACCCGCATGGTCACACAGTCCTTGCCAGTAACGAAACTCAAAGCATGGTCAGTAGTGGATTTACCAGTCGTACCCCAAATCGCTGTGGATACTATGGTCGTTGGGTATTGAGTTATTACAGCGCATCCGGAAAGGAGTGCTGGTATCACAGAAATCATAATATAAAAAATCTTCATAATGTATTAGTGGTCGTGTCTACATCCTTTTGGACAACCACATATTTCCCATAATTTTACATAAGGTGTTAAATGAGCTAATGCCATGATTAACCACATAAGGGTCATTGATAAATCAGTACCACACATTAAAGGTGGTGAGTATATACTGTGTATAAACCCTACTAGGAATAGTGGTGCTGGTAAATATTTCAGTAATATCTTAGTGTAATAGAATAACTGTAATCTTCCTAGTTTCATACAGTTATTTATTTACTATCGTATTCTTGTATCCATACTAAGGCATCATCGAGATTCATCCAGTTACTAATAGGTTTATTCTTCATGTCCAACCATTGATACTCCAGAGTGCCTACTAACCATTTATTATTTTCATGGTCCCATCGAGCAGTCTGAGTATTCCTTTTCTTCAGAATCATTCGAGTACATTATTAGAAGTATCATATACACTATCTGATTCATACCAGTAATATTCTATGGCTTCTTTGGCCTTTTCGGAACTAATATACATTCCTAAGGTTTCACTATCTCTAGGGTTGGGATAAACTATACAAGAATACTTACTAGAGTTACCAGTACCGGTGATAGTCGTTTCAGCGATAATTCTACCTGTCTGGTTAACGTAGTAGTATAAATTGGGAAGGCCACCAGGAATCCAGGTTCTTTCGATTTTCATATTAGTCGATAAAGATAGAAATGGCCAGATTCTTAATTACGTTACCGTGATAATCTTGGCAATCCCACAGATCCTCTGAGGAATTCTTTTGAGGCTTACAAAGAATACTATCCTCGGTTATAGTGAAAATATAAGGTTTACCAATATACGCATAGACCCCGGAAGCGCTGGCAAAAACCAGAAGTGTGAGAAGGACTAGGCCGGCCAGTTTCGATTTTACGTTTCGCATTATGTTTGTTTCCAATTTAATAGGTAGGTGGTTCTTTATATTCGTGTATAGAGCCTAAGATATGCATTGAAATAGTACCAGCAATTCCTTGTACTCTGAAATGGAAGTGTGTTGGTCCGTATTCTAAGTCTAACTCAATCTGTTCGGTGAGTGGTTGAAAATCTATATCGAGTTCCAACTGGTTCATTTAGGAGTCCTGTCATGGTAATCATTCAGAATACCAGCAACCAGATTAGCCACCAGTTTCAATCTCATTTCAAGGTCTGGATCATTTAAGTCTTTAACTGCTCTATGGCAATCATCAGCAATATTCATTAACTTAATAATAGTCCTACTTCTTGGAATATTTTCCCTAGGCATGGCGCTCAATCTATCTTCGGTTGTAAATGTTGTCATGTCATTCTCCTGTAACATTCTGGTACCTATATATTAGTATAAACACTAATAAGGATTTACAATGAACTTTCTAAACACTATCTATTCTTTTTTCTGCGCAATGGGTAAAGCCAAGTATGCAGCTGAACTATCTCGTAACGGTAAGTACAAAGAAGCTCAGGCACTTTACAGAAGTTAATCTTTATAAGTAATCACTTCTCTTCGGTTGGCTTTTCTACATTCTTCGATTACTTGTGGTGGAACATCAGGATGCCAACCACCTATTAACATCTCACAATTATAACGGACTGTGAGGTGTTTGTCAAATTTATCATGGTAATCATTGTCATTTACCACAGCGTAGGCTACGGCAAGTAACATAATGAAACCGGTTATCTTTAGGGCTTCCATTATTGTGGTCTCTGTGATTTTAATTGGTTAATAACATTCTCTAATTCGGTACGCATGGCATTATTTTTAGGAATCCAAACGTATACTCTATGTAGGAAAGCAATTAATTGGTTGATATCCATTATTTAAAAATATCTGACCAAGTTTCTAGTTTAATCTTTTTGGCTTCCATGGCTTCCATCATGGCGCTCTCATCTACCACACCTTGGTCTACGAGAATACCAATCATACAAAGTAATTGGCCAAGTTCCATATCTAGACATTCTTTGGTTGAGGCAGAATCTTCGGTTGGGTAACAAGAATCAAATCCAAATCTCATGACTTTGGATACTGCCTGAATTACTTCAGCACATTCTTCTTGTGTTATAATTAATGCTTCTCTAACTTTATCTTTCATTGGGATCTTCTATAAATCTAATTACGGGTAGAGTATTGGCTACGATAGTCTGCGCTTCTGTATAAGTGGTACAGACTACACGGCAGGTAAATACTCCGTCTTTAATGATGAGGTCAAAAGGTAATGCTTCTCCTCTTGGCATCCATTCTTCTTCAATATAACAATATACAAACCATTCTTTTGCCTGTTTTGCACGGTCAATCAAATCGTCATATATCTTCTTGGGATTAAAATCATCCGCTTCAACATATTCCATCTTATTCATTCAAAAAAGTAGGTTTAGAATTTTTACTTGTGTAATCCGATGCAAAGTCAGTTGCTTCAGATTCCGTCATAAACACTTTACTAAAAGAGGATGGTGCATCTGATGTACCATAATTTACTTTCCAAAAGCCTTCGCCTTCATAAATCACGGCCATAATTTTACCAGCTTCACCAACAAAAGTTGCTATATCTTTCATGATATTAATCCTATAAAACGATTTAATACAACACGGTTATTCAAACGGTTACCAGCATACTTACTAAATGCTGAAACCAGACCACGGGTAGTGGCATTCTCTCTCACTTCAAAAGTCACATCTTCATCAGTATCTAATGCTTCAGTTTTCAACAAATAGTATTCATCAAAACCGGCATTCTTAACAGTCAATGATTTGTTCTTGCGGAACTCTGCTTTGATTTTATCGTGTAACATATAATTGTTAGGATAAAAATGATGTAGTTCACGACCCAATTCACGGCCAGCCAATACATAGAAACCAACAATGTTACAATTAGTTCTTGCCTTCAACATCTTTATATATGATGCTGTCAACTCACGACTGTATGCGTTATCAACAAATTCTTGATGTTTAGTAATTGGATCACGAATGACCATCTTACGTTGAGCCCGCCAATCGATTGCATCATAATCAATCTGTTTGTTGGTTGTACCATCTCTCATATTACCTTTGTCATCTTTGTAAAATACTTCTTTATTACTATGGCCTTCACCATCAGTTAGAAATACAGTATTTACAATCTGTAACTTATATTGTTTCTGAAATTCAGGAACAATCGTCATAGCAGAGATAACAGCTTCATTCAAAGGTGTACCGCCTTTTTGGAACCAGTTTGGTTTCCAGCCACGGCGTAACTCGGACATCTGAACTAAGGCAGAACCGGCATATGTGAATTCAGCCGCAGTCATCTTACTTGATAACAGATTCAATAATTTGAACCGATGCATCACAATATCACCTTCAACTAAAGGTTGTTGGTACGGTTCATCATATTCACAAGAGAAAGCATATACATCATAAGGAATATTTACCTTCTTGCAGAACATTACCAAATTGATTAATTGCTTGACGGTATTTTCTAAGTGATTAGACATAGAACCAGACCAGTCAAGGAACATAACAAGACCGTGTGATTTAGCACCAGGAACAATTGTCATCTTTTTAAAGATATCATCGGTTAACTGATAAGAATAAATCTTACTCATATTCAAATCACCAGTTTTGGCAATACTTGCACGTTTCAGCTGGTCGGCATTTTTACGCAATTCGAATTCTTTGGCAAGATAACCAACAACTTTCTTAGAATCATTACGCAACTTCATAAACTTCTCGGTGTCAATACCCCGTTTGTATGCGTAAGGGTTTTCAGCATCTACACGAAAACGTTTCCATAAAGTCTTGTGGGGTACAATTGCATCAGTAAGGTCAATTTTAGGAATGTTACCATAGTAATGTGTACTACCATCAGTAGCATATAACTTCTTCTCATTCTTACGGAATGCCTCATCTGTATAAGATTTGGTTTCTAACGCTTCGTGTTCAGAAATTTCGGCACCACCAGCTTCATGATGGCCATCAGATTCTAAATCTTTATCTTCATCTTTTGCATTTGGATATTCTTCGCCAGAATTACCATCTTGACGATTTTCTTCATTTTCATCAAATTCATCAGAATCATCATAACCATCGGCATCGATGCCTTCATAATCACCATCTTCATCTTCTTCAAATTCTTCTGGATGATTTTTTCGATGTTCTTCGGCTTGTTTCTTCATGTAATCAGAAACGAGGCGAGCAACCTTCATCACATCATCGTAGGTCTCGGTACCTTCAATCATGTGAACGAGGGTTTGCTCATAGGGGGTAAATTTGATACCTTGTGTTGCGCCGCCTTTAGTATAAAGGTTAACACGGTCAATAAAGTTCAAATCGTTAAGGTCTGTACCAGCAGTACCAAAGAAATCTTTATCAATTAATTCTTTGTACGCACGGATAAAACTGGAACGAATTCCAGGATATTTGTTTTTGACTTTTTTCTCAATACGAGCATCTTCACACACATTCATAATGCCAGATGGAATCTTTTCTTCGTGAGCTTTAATTAAACCATCAAGAGGAGTGTAAAGTGCATGGCCAACTTCGTGACCCATGAAAAGGTCATAAAGGTAACCAGAAATGTTTTTGTCTAATACAGGTACCGTCAATACACGGTTTTTGACATCGAATGACGCAGTTGATACATTGCGTTGTTCGACAATAAGATTTTCTGTTGCCATAAGTTTGGCAAGTAGTGATTTTGATTGAATAAGTTCCATATAATCTCCGAGTTAATAGAACCATTATACGCTATATATCGCTTACCGTCAAGTAGTTTCGGGAAAAGCGTTGTTTTTTAGCAACATAATGATTATTCGTATAATTCCTTGCGTTTTTGGTAGTCGGCCTGATCTTTTTCATGCAAGGAAAGTACTGCCCACTTGCGAGTTACTAAATCCAAGTGCTTCCAATCAGGAATTTCTGCATCCTGCACATTGGCATCGAGCCAAATGTAATGTCCAATATCACTCATATGATTTTCCTTGACTTTTTTCGAAAAAATTCTGTTCAATTGCAGCTGCCAACTTGTCGGCAAGCTTCGGATCGAACTTTACTAAAAAATACGCAACATCTTCTGTTGGTACATGACGCAAGTTGAACATAATATTGTCAATTCCTTGCAAAATTTGTGTTTCTTCGTGTTTTGCTAGCATAATCACCTTACTGTAGTGTGTCATTTTGCTCGGAAGCGACTGTACTGCCTCTTTCTTTCGCAATTCCGACTGATTTTAACCATTCCAACTCAATTTTGAGTTCCGATTCTGATAAAGCTTTGAGATAATGTTCATATTCTTCCCAATCCAAATTACTAATCGTCATCTTCTCATACTCGCAATCTCTTTTGCTTCATTATCTGTAAAAATTGGCACAGCATTTGACTTGTGCATCGTACCAATACCTTTAATCTTTGCTCCTGTGTAAGAATTTCCGAATTTCTTAGTACAAGCGATAAAACCAGTATCTAAGGACGCAAGACGAGGAGTTTCTCGACCTGCAGGAATGGAAAACATTGGAGTTATTTTGGAAAACTTCGTGGATTTATTTCTACTGAAATTGGTAGACATTGAATTGATAGACCTTAACCATTGATCTTTTTGCTCTTGTTGAGCTTTAGTTAATTTCTTGGGTTTAGATTTGGGAATATAACCATATATCATAATAATGAGTTCTCCGTGACTGAAGAACCATTATCTCATAATTACAAGCTGGTGTCAAGTGCTTTGTTGCTAGGATACAACACTATTACCAATACCTCATATCAAAGGCGGACATACCTACTTATGCCAAAATTATCTATGTTGCTGAGTTTTTTCTGGTAAACTTGTATCTTCAAGGTCACTTAGTAACTCTTCTACATTCCTATTCTTCAATTTCTTAATTTCGGAATGCTCATTACGATGTTTTCGTTTTGGCATATAAATGTAATCTTCATTATAATCTTGGTTCTTACGGAACTTACCTACAAACTTTGTCACTTCAATCTCCTATTTCATGGTTTCAAAGGTTATGCCTCTAATCTTAGTTTCAGGCATATTATGCATATCCTCTTCCGAAATATAGGTAATATCGGCATGAGGATAACAAATTTTTACGATTTTGAGTAATTGGCAGACGGTGCCATCGGAATCATTGAATGTAAACACTTCATCTACACATTTTAAATGTTGTATGATATTTTTACGAGCAGGATAATCTTGTACATAACCACCTTCAGACCAAGCCATCCACCAGTCTGAATGAACACCAACGATAAGCCAATCACCTTTCGACCTACATCTTTTCAAGAAGTTTAACTCTTGATTAGATAATGGGTCAAAAGTACCACAAGTAATTATTATTCTATCTTTTCGACTTATCATGGTATAAGATCGGGGAATGCCTCTTTAACAAATTTGTAAGTTAAACCTTTAACGCCTAAATCTTTTCTTAGAATACCACCAACAACTTCTGCTTCACGGGGTTCTATTGATTCAATCAACTGCAATAATAATTGTTTTCTCTTTTCTTGTGTCAATTGTTCAGCGGATGGATGTCCTTTTTTGAACAAATACAACTTACGAATCTCTGTTGACAATTGGCACGGTGAAATGCCGGGAAGAGTATGTGGAATTTTATATTCCGCAGGAATATCATCAATCAACCATTCATGTGTTGGATGAAATGCCAACTCTAATACCTGTACCAATGTCTGAGAAAGATTCTTCTCAATTACTGCCATTTTGGCTTTTTTGCCATCAGCCTCTTCAAATTCATCAAATACTTCATAAATGTTTTTCATTAGAATTCCTCTATCACTTCCATTAAGTTTTTCAGTTTATGTTCAATAAAATAATTCAACAATTTACCTTTAGCAGGTTTTGTTTCTTCATAGGTATTTATAATCTTTTCTCTTATCTCTTTTGGAGTAAAAGATAGGTCGATTAGTGTGGAATTACGGATAAAATTAGCCTTGATGGATTCATTCTGGTCCAAGTAATTCTCACTCATCAACTTGTCTAATACCTTCTGTGTAATAGGAGTTTGGCGGAGGTCACGGACAAAACAATCGGAAGAAGAAAGTACATTAGGTATACCGTCACCCTTATCTCCACGGATAATCTTCTCCTTGAGTTCTAAGATTGGTTCCTTTGATACCACATATTTCTTCTGTGATGGATTGTATTGTTTCACATTTGCATAGTTCTGTAACTGTAGGAAATCACCATCACTTGATAGAATCAGTACTTTTTCGTGAGCAGCTTGGCGTGGTGCTAAAGTACCAATAATATCATCGGCTTCGGCACCATCAACATCAATTACTTTGTATGGGAAGTTTTCTTTGAGTTCTACTTTGAATTTGGCAAGCATTTCAAAAATCATGTGCCAATCTAAGTTGGACTTTTCACGACTTTTCTTACGACCTGCTTTATAGAATGGAAAATACTCTTTACGCCAGTATTTACGGTTATCACAACATAATACCACTTCACCATATTCTGCTTTAAAATTCTTAACATGGTTTCGGATAATATTCAGAATCATATGGCGAACCAGACTTTCATCTAGTTTGCCTTTATGATTGGCAATTTGTGCCATAAGTCCGGCAAGTAATACTTGGTTTAGGTCAACGAGAATCATAACAAACTTTCAATAGTTTCAATAGGAGGCTATTGTATCACACTTTTTCTAATTTGTCAAATATTCGTTGGATGAAGCCACCAGAAGTGGTAGTTTTCCTTACAACCATACCAAACCAATTTTGTGGTATTAGATTGGAAATGTATTCATATGGATCCAAGAAGATTGCCTCGAACCGATCAACATCATATAACTTATCGTTTTCGGTATCATCTTTGAATAATACCACTTCATAAGAATCACCCAATGCATTACCACCTAATTTTTCTCCTGGTGTTTTAAATATTGAAGCTTCGATATGAACTTCATCATCCTTTTCACCTGGTAGAAAGAAGATTGCATCAAATGGTCCTTCAGGATCATTCTTTAATTTTTTGAGATAGTCTAACATTGTAATCCTTGAGATGTGATTTTCTCACTCTTACCATAATCCAACTGTTGTAGTATTCTTCCGTTTCCATAACGCCACGGATGAATTGTTCTTTTGCTTCAACATAACTACATTCGCCTTTGGATTGGCAAAGATGTAAAATTTCACGGGTGAATTTGTCATGACCTAATGATAACACATCTGTAGTTAGTTCGGCACTACTTCCATAGTAAGTTTGCCAATCACTTGATGCTTTGTACCGTTTCTTTTTACCTTTGACTTGTTTGGTTTTGGAAGAGTAAAAGAATTTCTTCCCAATATATTTTCTACCATTCGTCAGATTGGTTATCTGATACACGAACCCGTAATTATTACCAATCAAGTCTTCCGTAAAATCTGTATTATTATATGTCCAGTTTATTCCCATGCCTCATCATCCAAATCATCTTCATCCTCTATATAGGATTCGGATAATTCTTCGATGATTTCGCCACAGAATGGACAATGTTCAGGTAGTTCTTGTGAAACCAATTCTTCTGTGAATTGAACTGTGTATTGTGATTCACAACTGAGGCAATCGCCTGATAGTGCTTTGTCTGTCATATGCAACCTTTAATGAGCCCAAACATCACCCCAATCTCCTGATAAAGAACCTTTAGCATAATCAGTTGCTCTGTTCTCAAAGAAGTTTGTGTGTGTTGGTGCGTTAATCATTTCTTCTACCCACGGCAGAGGATTACGTTTCACTTTAAACTGACCTTTGAGTCCTAAAGAAATCAATCTACGGTCGGCAATATAACGAATATACTTCTTAACATCTTCAGATGATAAATCTTCCATGGCACCCATTTGAAATGCCAAATCAATAAACTTATCTTCTAATTCTACCATGCGTTCAGCAATGGTATATAATCTACCTTTTAATTCATCGTTCCAAATTTCACGATTCTCTTCTATGTATGTACGGAACAATTTGACCATATTCTCGGTATGTTGTGTTTCATCAACAATAGACCAAGTAACAATCTGACCCATACCTTTCATCTTACCGTGGCGTGGGAAGTTCAACAACATAATGAATGATGAGAACAATTGCATACCTTCAGTAAAGGCCGAGAATACGGCAATATGTGTTGCTGTATTTTCTTTGGTTGTATTTTGGCCAGAGATATTCATGACATAATCATGTTTCTCTTTCATTTCGGCATAAGCCATAAATTCATTATATGTTGTATCTGGTAGACCGAGAGTTTCGATCAAATGTGAATAAGCAGCAATATGTAAGGCTTCACGAGCAGCAAATCCCAATAACATCATTCGTATTTCGGGTTGAGGGAAATAAGGAAGATAATTATTAACATAACCGCCAGCAACGTCAATATCTCCTTGGGTGAAGAATCTGAAAATGTGAGTGAGGAATTGTTTTTCTTCTTTTGTAAGTTTTTTCTTCCAATCTTTAACATCTTCAAGCATTGGTACTTCAGTATGTAACCAATGAGATTGCTCATGCTTAAGCCATGCATCATAAGCCCAAGGATAATTAAAAGGTTTAAAATATGAGCGATCATCGGTCATCCTTGATTCTGTTTTTTTGATCATTCTTTTCTCTTTACATTAAAATGCTACTGATGAACCACAACCACAGGTTGATTTAACTTCTGGATTGGTTATAATAAATTGTGAACTAAATTTTACATCTTTATAATCTAAAGTAGCTCCCATTAAGTATTGTGCCGACATTGAATCAACAAACACTTTAATGGAATCTTTTTCAATCACAAAATCATCTTCTTCTTGTTTGTCATCAAAGGTGAATTCATATTGAAAACCCGAACACCCTCCACCTCTTACTGACATTCTTAATGCCAAATTACTGTTGTCTTTTTCTTCAAAAATTAAATCTCTAATTTTATTAAAAGCGTTATCTGTTACAGTAATCATTTTATACCTTACATGAACATTTAAGTTCGTAGTCTTTTATTGCTGCTTTAATTGCATCTTCAGCCAAGATTGAGCAGTGTATCTTGACAGGTGGTAGAGCAAGCTCTTCCGCAATCTGAGAATTCTTAATTGATCCTGCTTGTTCTAGCGTTTTACCTTTAACCCACTCAGTAACGAGCGAACTGCTAGCAATCGCCGATCCGCAACCGTAAGTTTTAAATTTAGCATCCGTAATAATTCCATCTTTGACCTTTATCTGGAGTTTCATTACATCACCACAGGCAGGTGCTCCCACCATACCCGTGCCAACATTTTCATCAGTAGAATCCATTTTACCTACATTTCGTGGATTTTCATAATGGTCTAATACTTTATCTGAATATGCCATTTAACCTTCACAAGCAATACAATCGTTACCTTGAGCAATCTGTGTCATATCTAGCTCTTTAATAACATTTCTTTCAATCCTCTTAGACACCTTGTCTGCCTTACCAATCTTTTCAGAACGGCAGTAGTAAAGAGTTTTCAGTCCTTTTTTCCATGCCATAAAGTGAATGGCGTGAATATATTTAATGTGTGCATCTGGTCTAAAGAATAGGTTCAATGATTGTGCTTGGTCGATATACTGCTGTCTATCACCAGCCAATTCGATTACCCATCTTTGGTCAATTTCCATGGATGTTTTGAATACATCTTTATCGTGCTGTGACATCCAATCTAAATGTTGAACAGAACCATCGTTAGCAATAATTGTTGACCAAACATCATCGTACCATTCGGCTGGCTTATCATGTGATAATTTAATAATTAATTCATTCAACCATCTATTCTTATTTAAGAATGATCCCGAAAGAGTATCTTGTCGATAAGCGTTAGCACGGTAAGGCTCAATACTAGGGCTAGTGTTACCCATAATAATTGAAGAAGATGCGTTTGGTGCGATAGCCATAAGATGGCTGAAACGATTGCCAGTTCCCACCGCATCAGGAGCCTCACCTCTTTCCAATCCAAGTTCTTTATTAGCATTATCTAGTCCTTCTCGAATAGATTTGAAAATGCGGTTGTTGGCAACTTTGGCCATAACACCTTCAAAAGCGATTCCGTTACGCTGTAGATAAGCATGAAACCCGAGAGCACCAATGCCAATAGAGCGCTCTCGTTGAGCGGAGTATCTAGCACGACTGATACTGTCAGGAGCATTATCAATGAAGTAATTGAGCACGTTATCAAGCATCTCAGCAACGTCTTTAAGAAATAGTTTGTTATCTTTCCATTCATCATATGTCTCCAAATTTAAACTTGATAAACAACATACTGCTGTTCGCTGTTCATTGGTGGGTAAAATAATTTCAGAACAAAGATTTGATTGATGTACTTTTAAACCTAAATCTTTTAAGTGTTGTGGTAACTGATTATTACTTGTATCAATATAGTGAATGTATGGTTCACCTGTGTGCATACGCAATTCAAGGATCATTTGCCATAACATCTTTGCTGATACAGTTTCACGAATTTCTTTTGATGCTGGGTCTACTAAATTCCAAGAATCATCAAATTCGGGATCCAACATAGATTGTTCAATGAGGTGCATGAACTCATCAGTAATATTAATACCGTGATGTAAATTTAAACACCGCTGGTTTGGATCACCAGTCGGTTTACGCATCTCTAAGAAACCAATGATATCTGGATGGCTGATGTCGAGATAAGCAGCATAACTGCCCCTACGAGTGCGACCTTGACGATATGCAAGAGAACTAGCATCGTAGATTTTGAGGTGAGGCATGACACCAGTAGATTTATCATCTGCTGAACGAATACCAAAGCCAATACCAACGCCACCACCAAGCATAGAAAGCCAATTAGTTTCAGAAAGATTATCAACTAATCCTTCTGCAGTATCTTCAATATAATTAAGGAAACATGATATAGGCATGCCACGCTTACTACGACCAAAACTGAGAATGGGAGTAGAATAAGAGAGCCAATGTTTACTGCTGTATTCATATAATCTTTGTGCATGTTTTTGATTACTCCCGAATGATTTTGATACAAATGCGAATCTATGTTGTGGAGATTCTTCATCTTCCTTCATGTAGCTTTCTTTTAATCTTTTAATCCCAAGTTCATCAAATAATTTATCTTGTTCCAAATCTATTCTAATGCCTAGGTATTCAGTCATTCTTATTTCGCTTTCTTTTTATTATATTTACTGCACAAATTTAAATCTTTTTCCAATTAATAAATTCTGCTTTTGCTCGCAAATTCACAAAGGTATTGTTACTTATAATGTCTTGGATTTCGTCTGGTGAGAACCCATCTAGCACCATATCATTAATGTCTTTAGATTCAATCATTTCTGGCCAGATGACCACATTATAATGATTTTCGATTGCTTTGTCAATCTTCATCACAATTTCTTTATTTCTTGGTTCGTTGTCAAATACCAAAGTAACCATGGACTTATCGTATATATTACTGATGGATTCCAAGTTAGAATCAGCAGTCGCCACGGCATTCTCTAGGAACATGCTGTCAATAGGACCTTCCACTACATAGATCATCTCCTCCTGATTGATCCTATCCATTCCAAAGACCTTTTGGTTATCGTCATGGAGTTTCAGAGTGATGTATCTTAGTTTGGATTCGCCTAGCGCTCTCCCCTGAACAGCGACCAGGTTCTTTTCTTTATCATAAAACGGTATGACGAGGCGGCTGTCTTTCTCTTTAAGGCTTGTGTTCTTAATCCCAAGATTTTGTATGAAGGCGGCGAAATCTTCCGCATAGTATAGTTGCGAGTGAAAGGCCTGTGGAATCCATCTCTTCTGAATATAGACCTTAGCATAATGCGCCTCTGGTAAACTGTCGATTGATGGAAGTTCCAAGGACTTTTTAAACTTCGGCGCTTCTTGCTTAATTTCCTCGAAATCGGGCTTCGGATAGTTTCCATTGTCTGTTCCATTTTTATATCTTTCAAGTGAATACTCAGCAACTAGGTTTGGATCAACTTGGCTTAGAAAATTGTAAAAAGTAGTCGATGCACCACAATTATGACACATATAAAAATAGTCATTCTTTTTGCGGTAAACGTAACCACGGGTTTTTGTTTTATTTTTCTGTGAGTCGCCACAGAGAGGACATCTAAAGTTATAGAGGTCGTCCTTTTTCTTGGCGAACCTCTGCAACTTGGGAGAAACCAATAACAGGAACTTCCTGTCGATAAACACGCTCATAATATAAATGCCAAATAGGGTTAATGATTAACGTAATGCTTTCAGTATTGTATCAAAACTGGAGTGAGAAATCAACCATGTTATAACAACAATACCACCGGCAAGTGTCCACTTCCATTGGTTCAATTTCTCATATTGGTCTCTAGAAGATTCCACATGGCTAGACATGGTATCTTTCAATTGTTTAATTTCTTCCATAATACATTTTTCGGATTCTTGGACCTTGTCCAATACCATATCAATTCTTTCATGGATTTCGGCAATATTAGTATCTTTTTCTTTTCTTTGATCGTCCATATCGTCATACACTTTACTAAGGTGGCGGTCGTGTTGGTCTACCAGTTTTTCTATTACCTGGTCCATTTTATTACACAATGCTGATAAAGTCAATACTTGGGTCTTTAATACACCAACATCAACTTTGATTTCCGAGATATCGTCTGCCATTATTTTTTCTTTTCTGGTACTTTAGTGGCTTCTAGTTTTTTGTGTGTCTTAACATTCTTACACACTTCTTTTTTGGTCTTTTCATCCGTGTGGCAAACTTTCTTTACCACAGATTCAGCATAAGAAACTTGTGAAAAACAAAATATCAATCCAAATGAGATTAATAATTTCTTCATTTTATTTTCCTTTGGCCAACATAGCCTGGATTTTTGCTTGAATTGCTTTAGCCCAAAATGGCTGTGGAAAATTCCATCCAACAAATGCGCCTACTGCGATCCAAAAAATTATGTCTAACATGATGATTATCCTTTATAGTTCTGGTTGTGGTGCTGAGGGAGGAGCAATCTTTCCACCCATTGTTGTTAACATTGGTCCTGGTGGTTGTACAGGCATAGGTGTGGGTGCAAATGTTTGAACAGGATTTACAGCAGTGCCGGCCACCTTTTCTTGTGTTCTACCAAAAGCAGCAATACCAAGAACTGCACCCATAGCAAGGTGAAATAAACCTGCACCTTGTAATGTTAATGGTTGCCATTGGTTATGTACTTGGCCATGTTGCACTGCTTGTAATATGCTCCACAAAACAGGAAATATAACCATATCAAACATACAGACAACCATATACATCCAGCCCATGGCAGGACGCCACTTCTTTTGCATCCAATCTTCGTCTTTTTTGATGTCGGCCACTTTATTTACCTTTATTAATTGCAGCTTTTAATTTTTCTTCAATAACAGCAATGTGTTCTTTATTTGCTTGAATACTATCACGATTCTTTTGAATAGCTTCTGTTAAGTCCTGACGTAGTTTTTCACGGGCAAGTTCGCTGCCAGTATTACTAGCTTGTTTATTGTCCTGTGTTACTACTAGACTTACTTTGCTTTCTAAGATAGTAACTTGGTGATTAAGTGTTGCTACTGAACTTAACAAATAACCTACACCTGCTATAATTAAGGGTAGTAGAGCAAACAACATTTTCTCTATAAACACACCTTTTGATGATTCTTCTGCCATTTTAATTCCTTATTTTGGAGGATTATTGATTAGATCCAAAGCTCTTTGTAGGATTACTTTGGTTTCTGTGTTTTCTGGAAGGTCAATTTCAGTAGCAAATTCTGTCATGATTCCAGGAATATCAAACGGATCGATACGGCTTCTAAATTCAGTATAATCGATCTTGTACTCATCAATAATGTGTTGTTGGTGGTAAAGATGAGCTCTACCGACTGCTTCATTAAATCGCTGTTGATCTTCTTGATTGTCTAACATATTAATCTCCTAATACTATAAAAGTTATTGATATATTTATGCCAAAACGCTTAGTGCATGGTCATAATGTTTGATCCTATCGTCCAAACCAATATAACCACCATTAATCACTTTTGTCATACCTTTGATGTCACCGGTATCGGCAAATCTATTTAAATTGTTAGATTCCCAAAACCAGCAAGCGGACTGAGCGGCACCTTCAAAAGATTGTAGATATTCTGGAACATCTTCAACATTCATCTCCAAACTGTCCGCAAATGCTTGATAGTTGCTCTTACCAGTTAGTTGAATTAGACCACGACCACAGTAACGGAAACCATCGCCAGACGCTTCATCTCCATTACCCATACGATTAGCGTAGACCTTGTTAGCAATCATCTCCTGCTTACCTGCATAGGCATTGGATAGGTCGTCATTTGGAAAATACTTTGGAAATACCTTGCGCAATGTAACAGCACGGTAATTCAAGTTTTCTTTCAAGGCAGTGAAACCACCACTCTCATGTGAACATTGGGCTATGAAAGATGCAATTCTTTTTGATGTGTCGATTTCGTAATCCGGTAATAATTGGGATAAGGCATGGTGCCATTGATCGATGTATGGATTATTTGGTAATAGATAACTTAATTGTTCTCTAGTAAGTTCCATTATTTCACACTTTCAAAAATTTGTTTCTGTTCACTATACCACTTTTGCCAACCTTTCACCGTGTTGACTAACTCATAGTATGTACCATAATTTTCATTTACTGTTGTGAGGAGGTCAACTGCTTTAAAGTTGCTGGTTCCCGTAATAGTTCCGATGGTGCTTGAGGGAACTTCGTTACGACTGGAACTGTTGTGCAGGCCAACAGCAATATTAGACAACTTACACTCATCAGTAATGTACTTAGTAATCGCTTTAGAATTTGCATTACTATTCTCCTTAATAATATTATTTTTTACATTAATTTCATATGCTAATTTTGTATTTGCTTGAGCAGATTGTGCTTCCGCTTTGGCAACTTTTAATTCCATTTCTTTTACTTTGGCCAACCAATCATTATTATTGCTTATACCACCTTCGAACCAAATGCCAATAACTAACATTATGATAGAAACAATTTTAATTGGTGTTGTATATGTACCAACAAAAGGAATGTAACTGAAAAACGTGGCCGCAAGCAGACCTAAAATTGCAATAATAACAATTAAGTGAAATACAAAATCAGGTAATAAACTTAATAACCATATCATTGTGGTGCCTTTCTACGAACATTCATCATAATAGGAGTATTATCTTTCTTTTTCTTTAGATAAACACCAGGTTCTCCACCCTTACCACCTGTACCAGCGATAGCGCCACCGCCAACAACATTAGTTGGTCCAGCAGAACCATCTTCTTTAAGCCTAGAATGTTCTTTATCTAAATCTAAACGGCGTTGTTGAACTGCTTTTTGATCAACATCTTTATTTCTGGATAGGTCTTGCAATACTTTAGATTTTGATGCATAATCTTTATGTGGATCCGCAGGATTTAATTTTGATTCTTTAACCGGCACACAGTTAGGAACTGTTCTACCATTCTTCTCTTTAGTGCCTACGGCAGTATAACCTTTCCAACAAGCCGACTTTAAATCGCCTGTAGGTTGTTTAACTTTCTCTTCAATCTCTTCTTCTTTAACACAAGAATCTTTTGAAAATGCCTTCTTACCTGGAACAGGTTTATATCCTGTCCAGCAACGGCCTTTTTCATCCAAGTATTGTTTAAATTTTTTCATTAGCAGTTCCACTTTCTTAGTGCTAGTGCTTTGCGAGTTGGTTCACCATTTGGTTTTTTCATAGCACCTTCCATGCCACCCATGCGAGCACAGAATGATTTTCTACGATTAGCCGCTTTAGAACCTGGTTTTAATTTAGATGGAGGTGTTGTGACAGCCATCGATAACTTGGAACCAGGATTTTCTCTACGATAAGAAGCAATACCTTTACGATTTAATCCGCCTTCAGGATTCTTACCTGCTTTTCTTTGCCACGCAGCAGATTCTTCTATTTGTTCTTTAATCCACTCATCGGGAGTTTTACCGTGTCTGGATACAAAATCGTTATGCAATTCTTTACCCGTAGTGTTACCTTTTTTAGATATATTCATCATCAATTTATTAATTGATTCATAATCATGATTATCTAATTTCTTTAAGCCTTTTTCTAAGGCGGTAACGTTACAGTAACTTTCTTCTACAAATTGTTTAAAAGATTTCATAGTTGTCTTAACATTTCTGCAATGTGCATGTCTAAAGGTATCTCGTCTACCTTTATATTCTTTCCATTAATACCTTTTACTGTATCTGGTAAAACATTCAGATATAATAAAAAGGTTTTCAATATATCATAATCTCTTTCATCTATCCTATAGAATAGTATTCTTGTGGTCGCTTCTGGACCAAAAACATTATTCAATAGAATGATATGATTTAAAATCAATCGTTCTTTTAAAGCCTTAGTAACCTTGTATCTACGAAACAATCTTTTTAAATATTTGGTCCTTTTCATGTCGCCTTCAAATTCCGACATGACACAATTAGGCGATTCGTAACACTTCATCGCAAATAATAAAAAATTGTCATCATTCAAATCATCAAACATATTATTTTGTAAACCTATAAATTAGAAACGGAGATATCAGTTAAGCTATCTCCGTCTATATATCAACTTCAAATTTCAATATTAAGCGTCTGGTAATGCAATATCGTCAGAACCATCACCAGTTGGATTAGCTAAAGCAACTAGAGTTTCATATTGAACACGGCCAGCACGACCACCAGTTCCAACTCTCTTTATATTCCAGCCAACGTGTGCTGCATTTGTAAAACCAGAATCACTACCACCGGCTTGACCTAAACCTTTAATAGCAATTGCTGTTGTTGCGGTTGAAGCAACTTTCTCAAAGTACTGAGCATTATTACCAGTACCGGTAATATTAACAGAGGCACCCTCAAGAGTTTCTGACACCTTGAATGCGTTAGCAGTTAAACCAGAGGCAATAACATAGTAGGTATTACCACTAGTTAATCCAGTAGCAGAAGCACCGCCACCGTTTTGATATACCACTTGGCTATTAGCAGTTAGTCCGTGCGTTGTGTAAGCAATAGTATCGGTACCAGTATTGATACCAGTAGTAGGGATTGTTACCCTAGCTTTTGGAATTGTTACAGTTGGAACTGTTTCATATGATGATCCAACATTGGTAACGACAATCTTTGTAACGACTCCACCAGAAATCGTTGCAGTAGCTGCAGCACTTGCGCCGCCTCCACCAGAGAATGTTACGGTTGGTGCTTCCACATACAATGTACCACCATTGATGATGGAAACATCGGTAACATTATCGGAACCGGCAAATCTTTCGGTTGCATCAACCAAAAATAGGCCAACGGTTTCATTGGTAATATAGGCACTAGGTGCAGTATTACCGTAAAGATAGGCTACGTTTGTAGCGTTAGGCGCAGCATTTACTTTAGATGGTGCAGCTTTTGTGATTGTAGCATTTACAGCCCATTTTGGTGCGCTGGATGCTTGATCGACTTTTCCCCAAGATGACATTTTTTTCTCCTTTAATGTCTGTTTATATGTTATTTATGTTAATTGCCCTTCTTACCAAACTCTTTATTGAACTGATTTTGGCCTGGTCTATTCTTCATCATAGGATCAATTTCCACCTCATCTCGCTTTTCACCAGTTAGTGTGGTTCCACCAGTCATTACTGCCAATGCTTCTGGTTTCTTTTCACCAAAACTATCTTTCTTATCGGTTTGATTAAACTTAGGCTTTTTACCATAAGTCTGTACCGATTTATCTTCCTTTTCATGGTCATAGGTATCTTCCTTGACCATACCCTTACTCTTATATAAAGCCTTAATCATACGAGCAGATTTGGACCTCTGGCTTTTTATGCTGGTAGTTTCACCACCGTTGGCACCATCACATGGCGCTTGAGTTGCAGCCAAAGAATCTAGTGTATTCTCACTTGTTGGTTTGTAACCAGATAAACGGTCTAGAGCTCTATTCCAACTTTTAGAGCGAGTTTTGACTCTTTGGTTATGTGCCTTCTTATCCATACCTGGTTTTTTCTCAGGTACAACTGGTTGTTGTTTTAACCAAGAAAATACTGTGGATTTTTTGAGTTCATCCAATTGTTCAAATTCTTCATTCTGTTTACCATAGTAAGCACCCAAAGCCATTTTCTGACGTTCTTTTTTGGACTTACCAACAAACTTAGGATTATCTGAATGAATGAAATCATGGATCCAATCACCAGCAGAAGCATCCTTACCTAGAACTTCATTAATCATTTGGTCGAGTTCTTCTTCATCTAACTCCACACCTTCTTTATTCAATAAAGCACGATGGTGTTGGTCAATCGGAATCTTATGTTTACGAATCAGAGCACCCAACATCTGTCTAGTTGTACTTTTTGTTGATGTTTTACCAATAGTAGATACTTTTTTGATAGCTGCATGGGCGGCTGAAGTGGCAGTAGGTTCATCAGAATCGATGGCCATAATATTCTTTAAATGCTTCTTAACAGTATCATGGTCTAATTGAGTCGGACCATAAACTTCATCCAATTCAACTTCTTCTTTCAATTTTAATTCAGATTTTCTTTTACCAAAAGTCTTATGAACAAGAGTATCTAAGTTTTTATGAAATGATGTTTCTTTAGCCTTACTAATTCCTGCATCTTCTTTATTTAAATGTTTCTGTAAACGGTCAATAGCAGAAGTCATTCCACCGGAATTCTTTGCAAGATCGTCATGTTTCTTTTGACGCTCATCGGATGCTTTACGAAATCTATCCAATGCACTTGGCTTTGGTTTTTTAACTGATTCGTTTACTTTTTCATTCTTACTAGTAATGTAGTTACCAACAGTATCGATGTAATCTGTAGCCAAAGTTACTTTAGCTTGAACCCATGATGGCAATTGTTTTTCATAGTCCTTACCAATATGTGAACGAACCATATTAATAGCTCTTTCCATCTGTTCTAGTTGGCCTAAAACCATACTACCTTCATCATCTAACATATTACCCATGGCAATAGCAATGTGATTCTCTTTAACTACCTCTTCTGTGAATTCGTGGTCTCTTCTCCATTTCAAAAATTCACCAGATTTAGAATGTGCAATTTTAGTTTCTTTGGAAACAAAATTTGGATTGATTCCTCTAGAATTCAGAAAACGATGTAACAACTCTTCTTCAGATGCTTCAGCAATACCAGACTTTGCCTGCCATGGATCCATTGGATTTACACCCAAAGGTTTAGCAGCAGGCGATTGATTGATGTTAACAACTTTTACTTTTCTTGACATATTATTACCTATTATTTAATTTTGGTTTTGTCTTGAACTCTTTTCAAAGCTGATTTGGCCAGGTCACGAGCACGGCTCATTGGCGTATGAACTGCACCAGATTTATCTTTAGCATCCTTCTTCATTGGCTCCCAACCAGATGTTCCAGCAATAGTTGCTTCATGAACTTCATGTGATTTCATTGCAGGAGTTTTTTGTATTTTAACAGCTTCAGGAGTATCATCGCCTGGTTTACGTTCACCTTCTTTATCTAAAGGACTAACTTTTAGTTTATAAGATTTGAATGAATTGATTTTGCCTCCAGGCATACGACCAGCTAAAGTATCAGTTGTAATAGGAGCATCGTCACATTGTTTGTAATTTTCTTCATCCAACTCGACTTCTTCTTTTCTTACCATGTCAGTATCATCGCTAGATTTTCCTGGACGCTTATCCACAGGAGGTTTTGCATATGGTGATGGTTTACCACCATAATTAGTTATGGGTTTGCTGATCGGTTTCATTTTTAATTCATCAATACGTTCAACTTCTTCGTTACGAGCTTTAGCAAGGTTCTCGGGAGCAGAGATAGAATCTTTCTTAGGACCTTTAGCATCAGCCATAGTCAATGGTGTATCACCTTTTGCTTTACGGAGATAAGCGGGTACATCAGACTTACGAACTGCTTCTAAGAGTTTACCAGCAAAATGCATGCCTTCGCTGACTTTCTTTTTACCTTTGAGAATTTTAAAATCTTGGCCATCAATCTTATTGTTGTGGTTGGCATCAATCTTATGTTGATCACCTTTCAATTCTTCTTTTACCGGTTTATCAGCAATAGCCTTTTTCATTGGCTCTTTTTTGTTACCATCTTTATCCATATCTAAGAAATCTGGCTTAGCACCTTCTTTCATCTCTTTAGCTTTTGGACCTTTAAGATTATCAACGGCAGATTTAGTTTGGTCTTTCTTTGCTTTAGCGGAATTACCATAACTTCCACCAAACACTCTCATTCCTGTAGGTGTAGGTTCTTTAATTGGTGCAGTTTCCACAACTTGGTTAACTGCATCAATCATTGATTGACTTACTTTATCTTTTGCAAACATTTTTATTCTCCGTTTTTTTGCTTTTTTTTCTTCTTTAATAAATTATCTACACGAACTTTATTATCAGCTGGTGTAACTAATGGTTCTTTATTTGTTGATCCGCCAAGAACTCCACCTACACCCATGTCACGGGCGCCTGGATCATCAATGGCCTCCGTTTTTATATTCTTTCTAAACTTCTTAAAATCTTTATTATCATAAGCACTACTCAATGGATTTACAGAACCACCAGAAGGCATTACTGTGGAAGCTGGACTTGCATTACTGTAATCTATACTCTCACCTAATCCAGCACCACCAGTTAAACCACTACCATTGGTTCTTGTATTCCATTCTCCACCTAAACCTGATGGATCACTCGGTCTTGGATCAGATAATGTTCTGTTCTTCTTTACTTTTTCTTTGTCTTTGGAGAAGTTGCTTTCTTTGGGGCTTGGTCTCCAGCTGACTTTGGGCTGGCTTTCTTCGTAGGTGCGGAACGTGTAGCCGCCCGTTTTTTTGGTGCCGTCCCACTTGATGGTGTCACCGGCTGGATCGTTGGCTCGGTTGTCGGCTGGGATGTCGCTTGGTCGCTCTGCTCTTCCAACTTTGGTTTTCTGAATAAATCGATTAGTGCTTTTAACATTTTTTTCTTCCTTATATAAGTCAAAATTCATAACCATTGGTTTATTATTTCTATGTAACCAATCATTAACGGTTTCATTTACCGATTTGCGATCCAAGAAGGATTCCGTCATTTGGTAAATTTCATGTATGTCACCATCTTTACTATCTATGTCGCCTGTATTATCAAAGGAAACAAAATTTGTGAACATCTCATTGAAATATTTAGTGTTTTCTTGCGCTTTCAACCATTTATCTTGGCGTACAGATTCTACCATCATTCTAGACAATAGTGTGTTCCGTTCTTTACTGGCTTGATTGGTGGTATTGACAAACACCATTAGGGTTTCATAACCCAATTCTTCTAGTTCTTCTCTTACATAAGAGAGTTTTTCTCTATCATCGGCAGGACCATTAATGATCAATGGACCACGATTACGAATGGCTTCTCTACGAAAATCACTGGTTTTCTCTGATAACTTTTGTTTATCACCAAGGTAATCTCTGGCCTGTATCAGATTCAATTCAACGATACGAGCTTCAGCAATGGCTTCACGAATGATAATATCTTTACCTGAACCAGGTCCACCAGTTACAAAGATTGCTTTAAAATGACCACGGGAAGTATCTTCATGTAGACCCATACCTTTACGAGTATCATGCATTAATTCTTTTGAGTGCTTATCTGAAACATGAGAAGGAACACCCTTACGAAACTCTTTATGGTTGCCTGTGGAAGCGTGTTGGCGCATCTTAGTACCAGACATACCTTCTGAACCTTCGGCATCCGGATCACGGTGACCAGCAGAATGTACAGTAATCTTTTTAAAGTTATACAAAGCACCTTTATGTGTACCATTGTATTTGTTTAACTTTTCTTTCATTTCTTTAACACGGTCAGAACCAACAACCATATGTAAATGAGTTACACCGGATTTATGTAATTCGGTTGCATGGTGTAAAAATGTTGGATGTTCTTTAGAGGAAGTTTTGAAGTTTGTTCCTGGTGAATATCTTTGCAGGTGCTTCAATTTTTGTGCACCACTTAAAGGATTCTTTTTAGCGTCTTGTGAATGGGAAGCAACAACTGTGTGACCAGCATTGTGTTCTTTTGCTACCTCTTTTACTTTATCAATTAACTTTAAATGGCCGGTTGTGGGAGGATTCATGCGACCAAAGGTCATAACATGGTGGTTTTCACCTTGTTTGGTTTCTTCGACTAGTTCTAAGAATGATTTCATTTACGAACTTTTAAAAGATTCTGTTTAGCAAACTCAGCACGGTTAACCAATTTAGTTGGCTGATTATCGTGATGAACTACGAAACCTTCGGGTTTGGACTTCTTACCTTCAATGTGGTGTTGGTAGTGTCCTTCATGTGTTTCTAATGATTTAACTAAAGCATTTTTTGCTTGGTGTAAATGATGGTGCATTGAGAATAAGTTGCTATAATGTTCTTTGTGTTTTTCAACATGAGCAATTTGTTTTTTACCTTCGCCAGTTTTTTCAGCCTTAGATTTTTCAGTTGAAACTTTGGCAGCCAGCTTTTCGTGTATATTGTGTAAATGTTTTTTAAAACCCTCGACACTTGGCACTTCATCATGTCTTACAGTATGGTTTATGTATGTTGATAGGTGGCCATGTTCACCGCTATGTTTTGGATGAATTGCGTTATACATTTTGTGACCGTGAGTATCGTGAATTTCTTTTGCTGCAGCCATGTGTTTATGAAATTCTTTTTTGTTGGCTTCAGAATGTTGTACTTTACTGGTATCATGTTCTGCGCCATGAATATGGACATCCGGATGTTGTTTAAATTTACTCACATCTACATGAGGCGAAGCATGCTTCATGTCATCACTATACTGGTGGTGAACCACTACACCAACTTTAGATTTTTTAATCTTTTTTGCCTCATCACCGTGAGCAGTATAGGTAATTGTGTTCGGTGTAAATGATACTTTACCTTCTTTAGCTTCTACGATGTAACCTTCATTTAACTTACCACTATCTTGGTGGTGCATTAAATCGCCTTGATAAACACCGTGTTTAGGTGTTACTTTTGGTAAATGTTTAAGTGCGTGTTTGAGTGCTCTGGCTAAACCAGGAGCGTGACCGTGGTTTCTTTCAATATCTTTTTCTGTGTGATTAATCTTTGGATTCTTGTTAAAGGCAGATTTGGTCGCCACAAAGAATTTACCATTCTTAGGATGATGGCCAAATACAATCGATGGAGAACCATCATACTTCATTGTCAGATTTGTATTCTTGTGGCCGCCGGTCATGTGAGCATGGGCTTTCATTAGAGCTTCATGAGCATGTTCAAAACCAGCATGGCCGTGCATCAGAGGTCTATCTTCGGCATGATGGATATGCTTGAGTTCGGAACTTTTTTCCGTTTCTTCCGTTAGGAATGATCTAAATGATAACATTGAATTTCCTCTTGATTTGCAACACACTTTGGTTGCCGATTTGCTTATTTATACAACTTTTAAACTTTTGGAGCCAATTCTAGAAAGATTCGGTTCGATACATAGTGTCGTTTTTATTGGCTTTTTTCACCAACAATCATAAATGAATCGTTTAAATCACGGTCGGAGTAGAATATATTGGTGTAACCTCTAGATTCCATATAATCTTTGATGATTCCTGCTGAGAACATATGAATGTGTTTTCTATTATTCCATGGTCTCCAGTATTCTTGGGCATAGTGTGGTAGATATAGAAACAGAACTCCACCATTCTTTAGATTTGCTGTCCAATAATCGAGTGCTGTAACCCAATCAGGAAGATGTTCCAAACAATGGCTAGAATAAACATAGTCTAAATCTGTGTATTCAAAATTATATGCTGTATTACCATCGTTGAAATTCAAATCGATACCGATGGCACCAGGAAAACACCACTCTTGTCTATTGCATCCAACATCTACACCATAACCTTTACAGAAGTGTTTGGCATAAGCAATAGCAAACTGTGAGGCATTACCTTCAGCTTGAAAGTGTGGATATGTTTTTTTGTTATAGTTTAAAATATTCATTTAGTTTAGCCAGTTCAAAGTCGTTAAGATACATCAATTTAGAATTACGATTACCGTAAAAATGTTTTTCAAATGAATAAGTTATTGGCTTATTATCCCAATTACGAATATCATCACCCCACAATACCACTTGTTGTTTGTTCAACAAGTCAGCAACACCAGAAATACCAGTAAATGTGGAAACAAATGGATGTTTGCTATTTTTAATAATATAGGCATTTCTCATCAGACTATCATTATAATCTAAAAATTTGATTCCGTCAAGATGTGATAGTGTCCAAGACGATCTTCTACCATCTATATTTGGACCACTCCATCGATCACCACCATACACATCATTACCAACATCAAAACCTAAATCTTCCACTTTCAATACGAAATCATCATCCACTTCAAAAACAATTCGGTAATTGTCATTGATCCAATTTTCATAACGGCAAGTTTCAATTGGTCTATCTGAATCTTCTTTATCTTCTCTTGTCCAAGAGCTCATTTTAATAATGTCATCACCATATAAGAACACTTCATCATCAAATTCGACCGATGAGAATATATCTTGATACATTAGAAATTCTTTGATGCCATTAAACTTTTTCATTTCACCACGAATAATGAAATCTATTTTACCAATACTTTTAGATAGACCAGATAATACGGGTAAACTATTTACAAAGTCGCCAAGATTGGCGGTACAATCAATTTGAACTTTCATTAAAATCCTTAAAAGCAATAAACCAATCAGATTCAGATACTCTATGTAGTTCAAATAAATCTGGTGATGATAGGTACGACATTAACAATAAAGTTTGGTCGTCATCGATTAAATTATTATCCAATAGTTCTGTAGTGTTGTGGTGTACTAGATGTTCCAACTTAGGCCACATATCTTTACCGGCAACAATACAAGGACCTGTAATGTGGACATTGTTATCAACAATAACATCTTGTATGAATGTTCCTTCTTTCCAATCTTTGATATTGAAGAAATGGATCTTATCTTTATTGAATGGATATCTCCAATGTTTAACGCCATTGAGTGTAGATTCATCACGACAGTAACCAAAGTCCAACCAAGCAACCAAATCTGTATTGATTAGATTGGATTGAATGGCTCTGTTTACAAATGATGATTTCAATAGATTCACTAAAACATAATCAGCATTCCAATATTCTGGATTGCGTACTTGTGTTGGATTTATTTTGCTTTGATAGTTTTCATCTTTTTGTACTTTAGAGATTGATGTTCTCAATTCATTAAAGTTACTTTTGAAATCAACTATCAAAATATCTAGTGGTCGGTCTTGTCGTAAAAATTTAACCTCGTCTGCCAAATCTTTTGTTGTATAAACAACCATATTATTTTCCAACTTGGCCATATGGCCAAATCGTTCAAGATATGTCTTGGTTGTTCTCTGTAAGTAATGAGGCAGACCCTTATCTGGCGTCCAATCACCACGACCAATATCAAAGAAAGCAGTAACTATGGTTATATCGTTCATTTTAACCAACGATTATTTTCCAATGTCCATTCAACCACTTCTTTAATTCTTTCACGGAAAGAAATCTTTGGTTCCCATCCTAATGATTTCATGTATTCACCAGATAAAGCATATCGTAAATCGTGTCCTGGTCTTGCAGAATGAAAATCATTTAATTCATAATTCAATTCTTTACCTTGTACTTTAGCAATTAATTTAGCCAATTCGAGGTTATCAATCTCTTCAGGTCCAACCAAATTAAACTTAGGACACTTTGCACCACCATAATCATAATCAGATAATTGTTCTTCTTTTAAACCCAACACAAACAATAAACCATCAGCTACATCTTTTGCATGAATGTAATGGCGAGAACCTGGAATTGTTTTGGTTGGATCGGAATGTATGGTGATTGTACCACCATCACGAATCTTACGAATACACATTGGAATATATTTCTCCGGATGTTGTCTTTCACCAAACACATTCATTGTGTGTGTAATATAGATTGGCATCTTATAGGTGTTTTCAAATGCAACACAAATCTCTTCTGCTGCAGCCTTAGATGCTGAATACGGATTGGTTGAGTTGTATCGGTCACGTTCTTTATAGTTAACACCTTTTGGTGCTGGACCAAATACCTCATCTGTTGAGAAGTATACAAATCTTTCTAAATTAGGAAGTGTTCTTGCATACTGCAGTACATTTGCCGTACCAATTACATTATCTTGAATAAATTCCATTGGAAATTCAATGGATCGGTCCACATGAGAACCTGCGGCCAAATGCAAAATAATATTTACATCACCTAGTAGTCCAACAATTTGTGGATTAAGTTCTGCTCGCAAGTCGTGATATACGATTTCAATCCTCTTACGAACTTCTGGTGCAGTATCTTTTAATAAATCAGCAAGGCGATTTAAATTACCTGAATAATCTAGTCGGTCAAGAGTTACAATTTCCCAATCAGTTTCTTTTAATATTTTGTCAACCACATGGTGGGCAATAAATCCGGCACCGCCGGTCAATAGTACTCTCTTACTCATAATTAACTCCTGTAAATAAACATTTGTGATTCATCATCTTGGCCAAACTTCTTCTCGACAAACTTTTTAATCTCCGGTACACGATCATATTGATGTACTATAGGAAATATTCTTCCATCTAGTGGTGGTATTTTAACCAATCCATTTTCCCAAATTGGTTCACTAAACAATAAATTTGGTTTGAACTTTTCAATTTTGGATGGATCCATAACTGTGCCGAGTTCACAAGCCCAATCATGTGTATATGTAACAACATCTTTAAATGGTAGTGTATTGATTAATACATTGAATACAGCTTGGTCACAAATAGGAATTGGCCGGTTGATTGCGTTGGTAAAGATATTGAACACCATATCTTTTACATATTCTGAAGTGCCACCAAATGTTCCAACATTAAAAATTTCATTATTTTTAAACTGTTGATAGATATACGGACCATAAGATTGTAGTAAGTTTTCATTACCCCAAGCTTCGTCTTTATATCTTAAACCTTCTGAAGCAACCACAAGTTTATGTCCAATTAACTTCTCAAATGGGTCACATTGAAAATACACATCTTTAACATCTGTGGTAATCACATACTCATATTTTTGCCAATGTTTGTAAAGATAATCATAGATTGAATGAAAGCGTAACACATGAATTGGTATGCGTATACCTTCAACTCCCAACATAGGAACAATAATGACACCTTGTGATTCTAACCAATCTAGAGTTTCATCAGATGCGTTACCATAAACTAGAACAATATCACAATCATTATCATCGCCCGAATGTACCTTTGCTGATAATACCCAAGGTCTTAACTGGTTAGCGTTATAGTTTGTGAACCCACCGATGATGAGATTTTTTGCCACGGGAACTCTCCATTATATTTTTTATTCATTACTGCATTACCATTGATAAAGAATTCAGCATTAACTGAACCTTCACCGCCATCAACACGATAGTTCACGGTGTATTCACCTGTACAATCGAATTTATTGAAGTGTTGAGCAATCGTTGCCAGAAACACTCGATCCTGTCCCCAACCACCATGCCAAACGGAAGCCAATTTTACACCAATTTCCGTTTTAAGGCAATACGAATTGGTATCAACATGATTAACTCCGTGGTAAGTTTGCCATTTACCTAACGATTCACAGTCATCATGGCAAACAAATGTACCATCTTTGTTATAGATATCTCTTAATGAATAACACCAGTCAAGATTTTTTGATTTGATTATATTGATACAAGATTCAACATGATTAGGTTTCAACCAATTATCTTGGTCAAGGTATAACACATATTCAGTATCAATGAGGTGAGTAAAGGCTGCATAGACACGGTGACCATAAAATCCATTGGCACCCACATTCAAAGGCAAATTACAAAGCACAATCTTTTTATAATTTGGATGTTTCTCAAATTGTTTAATATGGTTCTTTACAGCATAAACAAATTCTGGACCATCACAAACAATATAACACTTGGTATCATAAGTTTGATTCAATACTGATTTAATTGCTTCATGTACTGGTGCACCACCAGTAGTTGGTATAATCACAGTTGCGGACATAATTAATTCCTAGTTAATTTCAATATTCTTTCTATTTGCTTTTCGATTAATGGTTTACGATTAGGCCAATATATGTATTCTTTATCTCCAGTCGAGTGGAGTTTGGTTAGAAAAGGAATAATAATCTTTTCAACCTCAGTAAGGCGTGTCTTATAATCATCAGCCGTTTCGGCTGTCTTGTTGATGACCGAGTTATAATCGGCTTCTGAAACGGCGGAGAACCCAAAGTCGTCCTCCATTTCAAATTCTTTTGCTAGTTTATCAAAGTCTATGAGTGCCATTAGTATATCCTTATTTTGCAACTACAAATTTTGCTGAATCGGATGACATTGAAGCCGCATAAGCATATGCCATTCTAACAAATGATGATTTTGTGTTTTCATCGGTAAAAATATTTTTAATTATGATAGGCCAGATTTTATTCGATACATGTATAGCACTAAGTTGACCTACTCTCTCATCATAATTAATTTCTTTTTTAGATTCCTTTATCACTTCTTTAGTTTTTTCATCTTTATTTTTCATATCAAAACCTTTAGTTTTGACTTTATCTGTCAATTCTTTTCTTATGGGTTTTTTCAGTTCTTTAAAAGTTGTGTTTGCTGTTTTAAATTTATTTTTAATGTCATTTGTGACACCATCGCTAATTAAAGATATAATACCTAAAATTTGTTCTAGCCCAAGACTTCCACCTCTAGCATTCATTCCTTTTAACATAATTTCACCTTTAATACCTGCCGTAGAGGGATCATGTCGAATTAATATCTTATCGTTTTCACTATTGGTATTTTTTAAAAATAGTTTTAAATCTCTTGCTGGAGGTTTTCCAATGATATTTCCTGTTGGATAAGCAGTCCATGAAACATCACCTCCTTCATATTTTTCCAATTCTTTCCAATCTTGAGTTCTGTTAAAGTTTACTTTTTTTACTGTAACTTTATCCGGAGCAAATTTTAAAGACAGCGGTAATAACTCACCATTATCAATTAATTTACTTATCATCGAATTTAATGAAAAAAATGTTGTTTTACTTAAATTGCTCTGTGATGCAGCAGTAATAATTGTTTTTTTGGCCAAAGGTGTTGCAAAATAGATATCGGCCGGAGACCACTTATTCAATTCACCAAAAGGTATAAATCTTCTTTTAGTTTTTGTTTCTCTATTGTTTTTTTGTTTTTCATTAGCCACTTCAAATAATTTTGATATATTGTCCATTATTTCGTCTTTGTGTTCATAAAACACATCAGACCATCCAAAAGGAGCAATCTTAGCATGAAGTTTATTTAAACCATTAACCTTGGCTACCAATTCTTTTCCAATATTAGAAGATGAAATATACCAAGCTTTTTGTTTTGTTAGAAAATCATCTACTTGTTGAAATGATGCTTGGCCCGATTTAACGTGATTTTTAAAAATTTCTTCAACAGAATTTTTTTTCTTTGAATACATCATATTCCAAGCTGTTTTAAAATCAGGATAAGTTTTGTAGGTGTTTACATCAAATAAACTTTTTGATAGTTTAATTTTATCTTGGCCAAGGTAATCAGCCATAGCACAAAACAATGCTTGAGCAGTTTCTTGTATATCTTCTTTAGAAGCCATATATCACCTAATAATTTGAATGTCTTTACCTGAAGTCCAGATTTCGAGTTCTGTCCTTAATCTACCCTCGGTTCTAAGGGTTTCGTATCTATTTATAGCTTTACTCCGCCACCATTCAATAATATTGGCCAGTTCATGTTTGGCATAGTTTTCACCAGGTAAAAGAGTATCAGTTTTACAGTTCATGTAATCTACTGTATTTTTGAAACCATAGTCCGATGTATAATATCTTTTCTTCTCTGTCAACTTTTTGGCGTTCTCAATCGTTAGGTTGAAAGTGTCACCTTCAGTTGTTCCTTTTAGAGCGGCTTTGGTTAAGGCAATAATTTTGGTAAATGTTCTTAACTTTCTACTGGTCGTTGAAGTATCACCACCCAATAAATCTCCAGTAATGTTCTCAACATAATCTTTTAGGTCATGATATCTTTGGCCGTGCATCATGGGTACCATATCAGATTCGGTCAGACCTCTAAATCGAATATAAGGTTTCATACCATCGTATTGTGATACTGACTTTGTAGAACCATATAAACTGGTGGTTTCAAATAGGCAAAGATTCATACCATATTTCTTATTACAGATTTCTCTTACTGTATGGCTGGTACAAATGGCCGATAGAAGTTTGCCACCTAGGTAATTAAAACCAAATGGTTGAGCTGGTACAATTACAAATCCCATAGCACAAGAAACATTGAATCGTTTGGCAGTATCTTCCTGTTGGATCCAGACCTGTCCTAAGAGTTCGTTTCTAGGTTTCATATAGATTACTGGTGAACCTAAACGAATGAATCCTAGAACCTTTCCTGAGTTCTTCTCTCTAACTGCCAACTGTATATTCTTACCAACTGGAGATTTATTGATGTGTGAAGAGGTAATGGCAAGTAATGTTTCAAATTGAGTATTTGGTATTTCACACACCTCAATATCCATATCATTTGGGTGCATGGAGAAATCAGAGAACAAATCATCTTCGGGTGGAAATAAAGAAGATGGCAATTCTGCCACCGACTTTAACTTCTCATCACGCATGTATTCTTCGGTACTTCCAATGTTACTAAAATAATCATTGAACACCTTAGAACAATGTAAGGCTTGTTCTCTAGTTAGTATCATACTTTAAAGCCTTCAAAGTTCTTCTTTTCATGTTTAATTTTATTATTGGCACCAATATGACCGGCATCAGCAAGACCGTGTTGTGCTGATTGTTCAACATCATATAGTTTCATCTTGGCTCTATCGACACCAATGGTGAATCGTTTGTAATATGTTGGATCATTATAACGATTCTTTAATTGTTTAACCATCATCTGACCCATCTCTTCCAATTCTTCAGAAGAAATCAACGCAAACATTAGGTCGGCGGTTGCAGGCAACCCGAAACTCTCACTCGTATCCTCCAAGCCTGGATCGCTCGATGTGAATCCGCTTCTGGTAGTTTGAGTAGCAGATACAATAGGAACATTACATTCAACCGCAAGTCCCCTAAGTTCTTCTGCGATGGACTTGACATAGGTGTAAGAGTTAATATTCGCACCAGCTTTGATACGAGAAGAACAGCAGATATTAAGATAATCCACAAAAATAATATCAGGCACGAAAGACCTTTTGAGGTTGAGTTCATTTAGTAAAGTCCTAAAATGTGTTGTCGATGCAGATGCTGTAGGATATTCTTTGATGATTAATTTACCAGTTACCTTCTCTTTAACCTTGGCAACCTTTTTATCATACATATCTTTTGGTAAATCCATTAGGTCATCAAGAGTTACATTCAATAAGTTCGCATCTATTCTTTCTGCAATCTTTTCTTCAGCCATTTCAAGTGTAATGTATAACACATTTTTTCCTTGAACCATAGCACCGGCAGCAACATGACACATAAACAAAGATTTACCAACGCCAGTACCAGCAAGAGCAATATTAAGGGTTTTGGCAGGTAATCCTCCCTTTGTAATTTTGTTAAAACATTCCAAATCAAAGGGGATTCGTTCTTCTTTTCTGTGATAGAATTCATATCGTTCATCGCTGTTCTCTAAGTAATCATGTCCTACGGAGTTATCGAAACTGACGGCCAAAGCGTCCGATAATATAGAGGGAATTGCACCTTTCTCGTTGCTTTTGTCCTTACCATCGAGAATTGAAATAGCCCGTAATACACCATTGTATATCGCCTTCTCTTGGCAAAACTTTTCCGTTTTGTCAACAAGCCATTGAACCTCGGTTTCTGTTTTGCTACCAGCCTCAATTTCTTGGAGATAAGATTCACAGTTCTTAACTTCGTCATCCGAGAGATTATTCTTTTCTTTGAAGGCAATACTAATTGCTTCAATCGTAGGCGAAGAATTGTAAGTTTCCGTGAATGATGTAATCTCATTAAATAATGTCTTTTCAGTTCTGTCTGAAAAATATTCAGGCTTTAAAAATGGTAATACTTTCCTAAGAAAATCTTCATTGTAAATCAGATTCTTTAATATCGTCTGTTCCAGTTTCATCAATTATATCCTGCTCAAGATTGGATGACATAATTTCTACAAGTAGGTCACCAATATGGTTTTTAAAATTACTATCTTTTTGCAACTTCTTTGGTTTGTGTCCTATAGATTCTAACACATCATAAGCAAAAAGTAAATACATTTGTTCATCTTTTTCTTCAAACTTTACTCTACCATACTTAAATGTGGTATCTTTGTAAGGTCCATCCAAAAGTTTAATATGTACCGCAGTGTCATCCGTTTTAGGATAGATGTAACAATAATCAATTCCTTCAATCATCTTCTACTCCGTTTGTTGTCTCCACTTCAAATGCTTGGTCAACATCTCCTTGCATGATATTACCTGAAGCAATTTGATAGGTGTTCTGTACAAAATCTTGGAAGGATTTTTGTTTGAGTATTGGTAGCCAAAATTCAGATGAATCGGTTTCTTTGATACGGTATTTTTTATCTTCTATAACACCATCTGTGTCCACTTTGCTGTACCAACCATTAGTTGGCTTAACAACATGACCCGAATCAAGTGCAATATCAAGTAACCCGCTCCACTTACTAATGCCACCATCGTGACGAACAGTAACAGGAATTTTAGATTTCTCTCTAACATATCTACTCTTTTCTACATTGATGATAAAGTTATAACCTACAACTTCAGTACCTTCTTTTTCTTGTTGCCGGCCAATAATGAAAACATTATCAGCCGAATACATTGAACCTGTTCCACCACCAACAATGGCTTTAGGGAACATTCCAATTTCCATGTAAGTATGATTTACCACAATCATTGGAATATCTTTAAGATTCAGGTGTGGTGTTACCATTCGAAATAATGATTTAACTTGTTTTGCTCTTGACATATCAGCAACAGACTTTTCAGCCAAGGCATCTTCTACTTCTTTCTTCGATGCTAAGTTACCAATAGAATCAATTATGATGATGAGTTTGTCACCCCTATCAAGTTTCGTAAGTTGTTGCATAATGTCGAATTTGAGTTGTTCGATATCTGTGAGGGGAGTGTGCAGTACACGCTCGGTATCGATACCAAAGCTGTCAAAATAACTCTGAGGAGTACCAAACTCACTATCGTAGAATAAAAGAGCCGCATCTTCATATTTGTCCAAATAAGATTTTGCCATCAAAAGTGAGAAAGCAGTCTTAAAGTGTTTTGATGGACCTGCCCACATTGTAAGACCTGGTGTTAAACCACCATCTAGTTTGCCACTCAATGCCACATTAATAATTGGCACAGAAGTAGGAATCATATCCTTGGCAGTAAAGAACTTTGATTTCGACAGAATGGCCGAATCTTTAATACTACTGTTCTTTTTAATTTTATCTAATATACTCATTTCTTATCCTTTTCACGAAATGCAAACTCTGCTTCATAATCATACTTAGGTTCTAATTTCTTAACTGGTTCTTCATCATGATGTTCACTATAAAATCCTGGTGCATGATGAACTCTTTGGAAATTAGATATAGGTGGAATACTTTCACCAGTAACTCCATCGATAACAATATCTTCTTCCGGTTTTATTTCTGCAATGTTTTCCTTATCAACTTTAACTCTATCATCAACCGGATCTTCTGGCTTTTGAGGCTCTTCTGGCTCAGGCTTTTTATCTGTGAATACGGGAATATCGTTGGCAGTTAAACCTACCACTTCACCATTACGAACAATTGGCTTACCAACTGATCTGTTGTTCATAGACATATTTGCTGCTATCAATAATAACACAGCTAGCGGGTCAAATACAACCATGATTAACATGATTACCAATCTTACTGCTTTATCTAAGGCATTATCATCTTCCACTCCATAGATCATATCACCAACATACTTGATAGGACCAACTTCTGCGGTAAGTTTATTATTCTCTTTGAGTAATGGCAACTTCCGTTTATTGATTTCGGTAAGTTCTTTTTGAGTATCTTGAATTTGTTTATCGAGGCGGTTACTTGCCGTTGATGGATCTTTGGCACGAGCAAGTAAATAATCCAATCGTTCTTTGGTAATCTTTTCTTGTTGTACTAAAGTTTTAATCTCTACTGTATTCATACCAGAGTCCATGGTAGAATCAATATGTGCTTTTGATAAGAAACCAAAAATACCCATCGAGGTAATAATCATCAGAATGACAACGGCAAATGTCAAGTATGATTTTAATAAAAGTGGGCAGGTTTTCCAATTACGATACAGCCATGATGTAGTTACCAATTTGCTCAACTCAAGAACCGAACCCATAAAAACGATTGGCCAAAATGCGCCAGTAAAAATTGCAGCCAAACCAATAACGGAATAATAGGCTGCAATACCTGATAGTAGTAGTGCTGATAATAGTGTTAAGAATATCATGAGAAAAAATCCTCTAGTGAACTTACCTTTTCTGTCGACCAACCCATACATTCTAGAATAACCCTAATTGGTTCTATGAATGCTTTATCAAACTGTGTGTCATAATCGATATACTGTTGCATTTCAAATTCCTTTGGTAAGCGTGACGGAAATGAAATGACCATATCTTTAAACGGGTTTGGCATTTTCAAATAAGTAAATTTAACTTTCTCACCTTCTTGTATGAGTGGATATTTTTTGGTTAGATTTAATTTATTTAAGTTATGATTATATATGATGGCACCCTTCACATGAATGGGTGTTCCCTTTTTATATAGTGATAAAGAATCGGAGTAATTCTTCAAACCGTTCAGGCCTCTTGGAAAAGAGATATCTTCTACCGGTAAAGTTTTAAAATATTCTTTAAACTCAGCAATAAATTTATGTACATCATCTTCTGTACCAGTTACCAACAGTTTAATCAACTCATACATCTTACCACGAATAACGGATGGTGTCGATGACTTCACCATTTCAAGACCCATTACCTTGAGTTGGGGTTCATTATACTGTACGCCTTCGTTATTATACACATTAAGGATGTATCGTTTCTTGGCAGTCCAAATACCTTTGTCAGAGAGGCCTTCCCTCTTCATCTCCATTTTCTGCTGATACGCATTAACATACTCACCAAGTTCATCGTAACTTTTATCAATGAAAGGTTGTATTTTATCTTCACATATCTTATCCATGAAGGAGATGACTTTGTTAGGTTCGCTTGTATCTTTAATAAATTTGCTGACCAACGGACCAAGCTTAAGATAAATCGAATCTGTATCTGATGCAATGACATAATCTTCCTTACTTTGTAATAACTTATTCATCCAGCCATTAAGTTTGGCTTCTATCCAACGAATACTTAATTGCCCAGCAGTTGTGACACCGAGTGCCATGCGTAAATCGTAAAAGCGAAAGTACTGAGAGCCCAGAGCACCGTAAGCTGAGTTGAGGGAAACTTTCTTTGCCAACTGGATGTTATTGTACTTTGCAATTCGTTTTTCAATTTCATAAAGCTTGGAAGGATCTTTTTCATTCTCATATTCCTGTTTTGCTTTTAACATTAAGTTCTTAAACTTCTTACGATCAGTATACATCTCTTCCATCATCTTAGGTAAGAAACCTTGGAAGTCTGTACGAAAGAATTGGCCATTAGGAGTTATTGTTGCACCTTCAAGTTTAGATAAATCAATTTTCTTATCCAACAACTTATTCACATCAACGCCTGATGAAAGTATTTTACGCATCTCATCTGTATAGTTCTCAGGTTCAATCAATGTTTCTGGACTGATATTGTATTGCATCATCAAATGTGGATACAAAGAGTTCAAGTCAAATGAGGCAACCCAATCGTGCTTGCCTACTTGAACCTCTTTAACATAGGCACCTTCAAATGCCGAATCTTTACTCTTGGTAATTCGTGGTGGAACAATAATACCTTTCTCAAAGAGATAGGCATATGTCATTGAATCCCACATACGAGTTTGAGCAAAAATATCTTCAAAGTTGGTTTTAGTATCATAGGCCAAGGTTACTCCTAGTTCAAGTAACTTTAACTTTTCTTCCAACTTGATAATGATCTCAACGTCACGAATGTTATATTCAATAAATTTCTGGAAGTTTAGTCGATATAAGGTATGGAGATTATCATATTCATCATAGGCAATCTTACCTTCACCCAACTCAACTTGAGCAATGTTATCCAACCGATACGATTCTTGCGACTTACCACCAGGAGCATACCATTTGTATAGTTCGATATAATCAAGTGAGGCAACACCAACAAGATAGTATTCGGTCATCTCACGACCATTGATGATGGCTTTTCGTTCTGAAATATAATTCCAAGGAGATAGTTTCTTGGTTGCATCTTCTCCAAGAAGTTTCTTAAAACGATTTACGATGTATGGTATATCAAAGAATTTGGTATTCCAACCAGTAATGATGTCAGGACATTTACTTGTCCACAAGGCCATGAATTGTTTACATAAAGAATATTCATCTTTACATTTCACATAGATTTCTTTACCTTGTGTTTCATAGATTCCACAACCAAAGACATAGGTCTCACCATTAAGATATTTCACACAAATGGCTGTGATAGGTTCATCTGCTTTATATGGATCAGGAAACCCATTCTCAGAACCTACCTCGATATCGATTACGGCAATTGAAATTTTCTCATAATCATAGTCGACCATACCATTGTGTTCATCGGCAATAAAAGCATATTCAAAACGAGTTTGACCATAGATTTTAGAGGCGTTAGCCACACCATCAAATTGCTTGATAAAATCTCTGGCCGATTTGGTATTGCCAAAGATTTTCTGGTCGAGGTAATCACCTTCGAGTGTGGTGAAGTTTGTTATTTTCTTGGATGGCAAATACAAAGATGGAGAATACTCTATCTTATCTTTGATTCTTTTACCATCAACAACACCCCGATAAAGGATGTTGTTACCAAAACATTGGACATTTGTGTAGAATTTTGTCATTAACCTGTAATAATTTGTTTTTGTGGAGGTACAACAAGGCCGGAACCAAAGATTTGCTTGTAATTATTAACAAAATCTTCTGCCGGTACATAGGAGTATACTACATGTTTCTTGGCCAAGGCAACCGTGGCACCAGTCTTTTGTTCGGCATGAAGTGGGAATGGAGAGAATCCAATATTAGGTTGGCCATCTTTACCACGGACTACCGTGATACCTACTGGATTGACAATGACAAATTCAGTTTCGGATTGAGAATCGATCTCACCTAAGATATCTTCACCGGTGATTAATTTTAAAGCAATGATTTCCATGTTATTTCCTTTTTATTATAAATACTTACAATGATTTGAACATTTAATTATACTATTTTTTATCCTTTTTGTCAACACAATAATGGTATACTTAGATGCCCGATCCAATATCTGCTGGCGGCCAGACCGCTGTTTCCTCTTTGAAAAGTGCGCAACAAGTTGGTAAACAACTAGGCGCTGTGGTTGCTGATCAACAAGCCGACATGGAAAAATCGGTCCAAGAACAGCATAAACAAAGGCTCTTGGCACAAAAAAGAAAAGACTATGAGCACTCAATAGAAGAGTTTAGAGCCTTTGAAAGATATGAGAAAGATAAAGCTCACGAAAAAGAAATAGCAAAAATTAAAGCTCAAGCCATTGCAAAATATGGTGCTGGTGCTTGGAATGAAATTGAATCATTAAAACAGAAATTGAAAAAAGAAAAAGAAGAAGAAGCAAAATTAATGGACAAAGATCGTGAAAAGGTCCAAGAATTATTCTGGTGGTGTATGACGGCAGCAGCTTTAATAACATATTTTTTTAAGTTGTATAAAATATGAAAAAATTGCAACCAACAGTTTTTATTTTAGTTTTGATTCTTTGTTTGGTATTAATGGTAGTTGAATCGGGACACGTTTTCAAATAAACTAAAGTGAGGTTATTATGTTATCTAAAATTGTTTTTATATTTTGTTTTTTAGGAATGTCGTTGTTAATGATAATGGAATCTTTAGCTAAGTTTTAGCCTATCTTCCTCTTCCCGCTTTTCTCATCACATTAGGTTTTGGAACAAACTTAGGTTTATTAACCTTTGGTGCTGGTCCTACTGGCTTTAGATCACGAACCTTTTTTAATTGTTCTTCACGAAATTTTTTGTCATCAGACATATTTTCTCCTTAATAGATAAAAACAACTTCCGTAATGGGGATAACATAATCTTCATCGGCTACCTTAACCGCTTTATTCCAATTCACCAGTAACTCATCACCAATCTGTACTTCATCAACTTTAGGACCAAGAGCAACAACTTTTGCACGGTCTGGTGCTTCTGTGTACTTTAGAATGATACCTGATGCCGTCTGTTTCTCTGCGGCGATTCTTGTCACAATGATATTATTTTTTAATGGTTGCATAATTTTCTTTCCGCAATAGCTCTTTGAATTTTGTTGATATGTTTTTTACGAGCACCTTCAAGTAGTTTCTCTAACTGTTCAATATTCAACGGACCTAATCTCTGTTTACCATTTTTGGTCAACATTGGATTTTTCTTTTTAGATTTTGCAACAGCCATAATATACCTTTTAAAAGTGGAGCGGGATATTGGAATCGAACCAATAACGAGAGGTTGGAAACCTCTAGTTTTACCATTAAACTAATCCCGCATGGACTACATTAGCCACAGTTTCTATGTTTGCTACCGATAACTCGGTTCGTCTAATGCAGTTTAAACTGGAGCGGTGGTCTGCTATGCTCAGATAATATAAGAGGGTATCTCACATCGTACTATTACACACCGCATATTACTTTTCTTTATCTTTTCTTGCCTTACCTTTTGCTTCAATTCTGGCAAGTAAATCTAATAATTCTTTTTTAGTTAACATTCTACCCCAAGAAGGAGTGTTATTTGCTTTTTCTGTCATATGTAACATGATATCATTACTTATACATCATTGTCAAATGGTTATAGCAAAATATACCAAAATAAACTTTACTATAACCACTCTTCTTAGACTTCTCTAAACGCCTTACTGCTTTGTTACTTTTACGATGAACTCCAGCCTTACGAAACAATGCCAACTTGACAAGATAGTTTCGTGGTTGAGGAGTAGTTTTCTTTTTCATGATACTCTCCTGTTGATAATACTTTATAAACTTATTGTGGGGGTTTCCAACCTAGAGATTCTGGAACAATCTGACTGTCCGGATCTTGAATGCCAAAGAATACTTCCCACAATTTCTCTTTTATTGCGAACTTACTAAACAAACCAACTTCTGTTCCAAATGCTTCTATTTCCCAAGGCTGAACCCAATAATCCATACTATCAGAATCAACCTTCTTTCCTTTCCAACGAGTTAATGTTTCGTTGGTTTCATTATAAGCATATTGCTTAATGTGTGTCATTTCGTGTGCCAAGGTTTTTAATATCTCAGCTGCACCAATTCCAGGATGAAGTTCAATTTGAAACTCTCTCGCCTTACGACTTTCATTGTACTCTAAAATTTCAGCGTAACCATAGGCCTCAATCTTAGGATTAAATCTAATCCGTAGATAGATATTTTCTCTTAACTTTGGTGATATAAGTTGTTCAGCATAAAATACAGCAGCTCGTTTTACATACGGCCTGAAGTGCTTTTTATCGGGACAACCAACTATACTTAGCTGCATTTGGGGCCTCTCTCCTTAGTAAATTGACCCAATACAAAGCTATTTAGGAACCAAACTCTTTTCACCAGGTGAAATCACAATACTACTTTAGATACCATTATAACACACTTCTCCAAGAAAGTCAAGCCGTCTGTCTACTACCATTCACCATTATCAAACCATAAACGAATTGTAACAGGCAACAATTCAATCACCAAAGCATCTTGTTCCCAAGCTTCATTCGACTTGTTATAATTAAAACTAATTCTCCAATGAAATGGATTTAATTTAAAAGTAATATTACAACCAGAGTACATTAGCCAATCAATCATTATATTCCTAACTGAGATTTAATATATTTGTCTTTCAACATATCTGGTATGTTTAGATATGGTTCTTCTAATAGAAAAGGACAAGGAGATCCCCACCTGTTTTCATTTAAAAAATATCTCAATAAATTTATATGATACTTATTTCTTGGATCAAACAAATATTTTGGATTGCCCAATGTTTGTTGCTGTGTTAGAAAACTCATTTAATATACTCCACATTATCTTTGCGCATGTAAAAAACCACCTGATTTTTTTTTGGATCAGGTACTTCTCTAACTACGGGAATAAAAGTTATACCTTCAATCTCATTGGTTGACCAATTCGAATAAGTGTAATAGACATCTTGATTCGTTTTTGAACGAACCTTTTTAAGAATGGCTTTACCGCCAGTTGTCATGGCAATATAACCAGGTCGAGAGGGTTTAGTTTTGTTCCAGTTTTTCATGATATAATTATAACTCAAAAGGAGGGGGCTGTCAAGAGCCCCCTGTATTATCTACCGTTTGGGTAGTTCAATTGTTCCCATTCCTCATCGGATACAGGCCACCAGTTACTCATCTTTTGATTTTACGGCAATCTTCTTTACCGCATCCTGTGCTTTTACCATGGCTTCTAACCAGATTTTAAGCATACCATTAGTAATTACGGCATCCTTAATCTCTACCTTATCGGCAAGAGTAAAGGTACGAGAAAAATTACGGTTGGCAATACCTCTGTAGATGAAACTAGCCGGATCTTCTTCAGATTCAACTGCAGAACCTTTGATTACCAATTTACTACCGTCTAAGGTAACTTCAATATCAGTTTTAGCAAAGCCAGCAACTGCCAGTTCGATGACATACTTGTTGTCTTTTACTTGTTTGATATTGTATGGAGGGTAGCTAGTTGTTGCTTTAGCGACTGTTTCAGATACTTCACGGATTTGGTCCAATACGTCATCGAAACCAACTGTGAACGGATCCAAAGTTTTGTGGAGGGAAGCCCATTGTGGGATTAAAGATAAAGTTGTGCTTGTCATAGATTTCTCCTTAATTAAGCGAGTTACATTAAATTAAGATACCCCGAAGGCATATCTGGTTTATACTGGTTACGGTATCCAGCGGCATCGTAACGTCATGCCCGCTTTAAAACGCTTCGTAAACTTAGCGGTCCTAAGGTGAAGCCAGTATAATCTTATTTATACTAGAAAAGTAAATAGTCCAGCGGTTATTAATAATAAACCAGCCCAACTACCTAGTGCTTTATAATATGTTTTGAGTGGTGTACCAAAATAACGGTTACCAACCATAACACATTTATGCGTAGGACTTAATAAGTAACCAGCATAATCTACTGCAAAGAACCACATAAAATATTCTTGGCCAAATACTTGAGCCATCAATACGGCGATTGCAATAAACTTACCGCTACTACCCATCAGGAAACTTACAACAAATCCAACAAGCGAAATCAAGGTCATACCAATTAAAGAGTGTGGGTCAAAACCCGAACCTTTAATGTATGTAATAAATTCGTTATTGTAGGATTTAAAGAAGTTACCTAGAATGATAACTGCGGCGACTGTACCTAATACTTCCCAATTCACATAACTTAATAATTTTGGAATACGCCATTGTTGTGTAATAAAAACATAATACAATGCCAACAAACCAAAAATTATAAAAACATTATCTTTACCGCCACCATAAATGTAAGCACCCAAGGCAATAAACATAGGAAAGACATTACGCATTACTGTGCTGAGTTTGAAGGTGTCTGGTTTGATAACCACATCTTCTTCTTTTACTTCATGCCAAATATACCAAGAAATAAAAATAAAACTAACAATCAGTAATGGTGCAATCATGCCCATAAATGTTGCATAGGTAAGACCAAATGCTGCAATAGGAAGAACAACTGTTTTCTCTAAAGGTGACCACATATAATAGTGGTGTGTCGATAGATAATCAACGATGCCCATCTTCTCACGACCTGGACCATTTTTTGGAACTACGGTGTCTAATAAACCTGCTGATACTGTTACTCTGCCTTCAATTGGTAAAATACCGCCAATAGCACTTAGAAGAACAACAACAAATTTATTAGAACGGAAGGTGTTCTTAATATAAGAGTACGCTGGGGCAAAAAGAGAATACTCTTTGGCTAGTCCAGCAGCAATCATTATAAAGAATACCATCCATAGATAGCCTAGGCCATCTAATAGTTTTAATACATCCATATAATACTCCTCAAATCAAATGCACCACAGAATCATGGTATAATCATATTTATTACATCAATTAATAGGCGCCTGGTTTTTTACCAATATTGTATTTTGGTACCAGTTCCCAATCATCTTTTTCTTTATGAGATAGTATCTTAATCTGTGATAGAAAAATAGGAGGAGGATTCTCTGCCTTATCTCTATTGATAATCTTTACCAGTCCCCAATCTTCCAATAACTTAGCAATTGCATTTCTACGAGATAAATCGTTTTCAGAAATGTCACTAGGCTTACCATCCAAAGCAAATAGTTCTTTGAAATGTACGATATAATATCTACCTTGTTTATGTAAGATATGGCAAGATTGGTATAAAATTCTGTCTTTTTTGGAAGCCACACCGATTCGTGTGAGAGTTTCACGCACTTTGAGGAAATCGTCCTTCTCACCTAATGTAACTTCAACCAAATCTAAAATTGAAATCATTACTTGTTCACTCCGCCTTTTGCTGTTTTTATTTTTATTTCAGCGAGTTGTTCATCATTTAGAATTCGTAAGGCTTCCTTGGCTCTTTCATTAGAATAGCCAAAATATTGCTTCACACATTCTATATCTTTGTCGACCTCTGATTTCTGCCACGGTTGAAATTTCCGTTTCATTGGTCTTATGGTATTTAGAAGATATGAATATTGCATATCGGAGTCAAGCCCCGTATGAATATTCATCTCATTCACATATAGAACACAGTCCATATGATACGACAAAGCACGATTTACAACAAAAGGTTTGTAATCCTTGTAATCATATTCATCTTGAAAAACAGACTTCTTCTTCTCCAGTATAGACGGAAGAATCTCTTTGAATAAATCTGGCATTATTTGAACTCACAATCCACCATAATTTCTGTCAGACAAGCAACCATATTAATCTCATGATCAGCCACGAAAGCTGCCTGATATTGATACTTAGCAAGAATCAAAACTAGTTGAGGAACGGATTGAGGTTTCAATACCTCATAAAGAGTATCGTATAGTTTACGATAGATTTTGACCGGATCATTGTCAAGGTTAGCAGTAACCCATTTACGAGTTGAGCCAAAGTCTTTAGATTTTAAAGCTGTAATGAGGGTATCAAGTTGAATGTCAGCAACATTAGAAAGAATACCAGAATCAATTGTGCCAGAAACCGAATATCGTTGCAGTTCATTAAGAACCCTACGATTATCAGGAAAGTGTTTTGTGATAACTGCCGCAACGACATCTTTTGAATAGGTGATATTTTCCTTTTCAAGAATCCATTCAACTCTTTTAAAGAATTGAGCAGCCATTTTTTGTTTGGCGCCATTGATTTTAAAATCGACCACAGAACAACGAGAGTGGATTGGATCGATGATACGATTCTTATAATTACAAGTGAATATGAACGAACAGTTTGAGGAGAACTCTTCAATCGCTCCACGCAATGCTGGTTGAGTTGAATTAGGATTAAGATAGTCGGCCTCATCAATGATAACAACCTTCCGGCCACCAGCAAGAGAAACTGATGAAGCATAGTTCTTAATCTTTGTCCGAAGGACATCAATACCTGATTCGTCTGAACCGTTAATAACAATAAAGTCACACCCAACTTCATTACATAGTGCTTTAGCAATAGTTGTTTTTCCAACACCTGCTGAACCAGATAATAATAGATTAGGTATTTCTTTTCGGTTAACGTACTCTTGAAAGGTAGATTTAATCGCATCAGGTAAGATACAATCTTCAATAGTTTTTGGCCGATACTTCTCGACCCATAGTAAATGTTCCATCACAAACTCCCATAATATAATACATCTTATTCAAAAATACAATTAATAATCAAGCGATACTTCTTGTCCGTTGGTATGTTACCGGAATGTATCTGGTTAGAATCAAATATGATAGCACGACCTTTAACTGCTTCTATCCTTTGTTGTATAGTTAACTCTTCTTTAATAGGCACTCCATTATACTTCTCATTATATAAAATGGTTTCACCGTCAGAATTGTTTACATAGTACAACAATGTTTTTCTATTTCCAATATAACCTGTTGAATCATATGAAGATTCATCACCATCATCCGTATGTGGTCTTTGTAGTTTTACTCCGACCTGAGGCATTAATAAATTAGCTTTGATTCTTGATGCAGATTTTATCTTACCAAATTGATTCTCATAACAAGCAATCAATGGTGCAATATAGTGCAGGTGTGCTGATTTGATTTTATTGTTTTCAATAAACGTATGTCGGAATTGAATATGTTCAGCCGTTGGTTGATTTGTAAAAAACAAATCTTCTAACTCCGTACTACTACTCACCGAATGTTTATGGAACGACCAAGCGATATCTTCACCACCCATTAATTTATAAATTGAATCTATATAAACTTCTGGTAAGAAGTTATCAATAATGATTGGTTCCATTAATTGGTGGCCAATGCACCGTTAATAACACCAACCACTTCACTATAGTTTTGTGTAACGCCAATCGTTGCACTAGGAATACCAATGACAACAACCTCTTCATTGAGTTCTTCATTTTTATGTGTAACAACACACAAAACGTGTTTTGGATTAATTGCAACTGGATTACCAGTCATTTTGTCCGTGAATTGAACTAACATATTATTCTCCTGTTTTAGTTTCTTTTGCTTCAAATGCGATCCAATATTGGATATCTTCTTTCGTATTCTTGAAATGACCAATACCCTTGAAAGAGATTTCAACATCATAACTTCCAGGAATCATTTTGATATTTTCAGTTTTGAATACAATATTATACTTCTTGCCATTACCTTCGCCAACTTGGGTCGAGTTTGTGTGTGCGGAATTATCTAAGGCATCAAATGTAACCACTTCGATTGCATCACCATCGGACTTGATACCAATGTGTGGTGAACTCAAAACAGAAGATGATGACATGATTGATTTGTAATCTTCTTCAGAAAGAGTGAAAGAACAATCAACAGAAGGAAGAGTAATCTCTTTTTCTGGAGGAGTAACAATCATCTCCTTTGCCGTCATACGATAGTTTGTTTTTCTCTTACCACTCTTAAAAATGATATCGGAATCACTAAAATCAATTTCAGAATCTTTAAACAAAGAATGTACCGATAGGAATTGATTCAAATCGTATACACAAAAATCTTGTGGAAAAGAATCTTTCAGAACGGCTTGTGCCAAAACAGTTTTACCAGATGATACTGTGGTAAGTTTGGTGCCTTTTTTGAATTGAATACCTTGATTGATACTTGAAAAGTTTTTCAATACGGTTAGTGTTTCATTTGATAACTTCATTTATTTCTCCATTATGTAAAATTTTACTGCTCTTTCGAATACATTATATCATGTTCATACAGAAACATCAAGCAGCACATGGCGTGTGCCAAGTGATGTAAACCGGATTCAGGATCAAACTTCTCTCCTTCTTTCCAAGCCCATGTATGCCGTTGCATTGCATCAAAGTACCTACGCTTTGCTTCTGGTACATGGATCCAATTATCTCTTTCATACTTCTGAGCACCAAAAGTTAAAACTTCTGTAAGGGCTTTTAGCCCGTGAGGGGGAACTAAACCATATTCTAATTTACCACCATCAAATTTACGGCCAATATTTGTATTAAAAGCATCTTCATAACCTGGATGATAAGGTGCTTCTTCAACTAGTTTGTTACTTGTAGATTCAAAAAGCTTTGTTCCATAAGTTATTTCTTTACCTTTAACACCATACTTTTTTGTTCCCATTACATTTCTCCAACATAATTAGCAACAGCTGGCATATCTCCTTGGAAATGATATGTACCAATGTGTGCAGTTCTCATCCAAGGACATAAGAAGATTTCTCCACCAATCTTACGCCACATCTGGCAGAACATATAATCTTCTGATAGGTAACGGTCTGAACCACCACCTGTAATAGAATCTTTGGTGTCAATTACTGTATCAAAATAAGCATGAATGTAACGAGTACCATCAAAGTGTGCCTGACCTACATGGTCTGGTTTATATTTGATTTCAGGATAAGCTTCTTTCATTTTGGTAAATACTTCACGCTTAATCATCATGAATCCCGTTCCAATTTCCAAAACATCTAAAGGTTCTGTTACACTAAACTGTGCCGTTCCTTGTACTGGATTGAATACAAAGTCACCAGCAATTTTTTCTAATGTCTGTGGGTCAATGTCAGGATTCTTTATAACACCTTTTTTAATAGACGACCACTTAATTGCTTTTTTAGGATAAGGACCACCAATCACATCTTTGTCTAGTGCCAACATGGCAATAACATCCTGTGGCTGGAAGTGTACGTCAGAATCTATAAACAACATATGAGTACATTCTGAACGATTTATAAATTCGTCAACAAGGTAATTCCTTGCTCTTGTAATTAGTGATTCATTAAACAGAAATGAAAATTTTATATTTACGCCATATTGAATACAAGAACTCTGTAAGTCTAAACAGGCCTTCATGTATAGTCCGTGGTTCATACCACCGTACATGGGTGTGGCCACAAATAAACTTTTCTTTTGTAGTTCTTCTTTTTTGATTGATATTTCCATTTGTGCTCCGTGAATAGTAAAAAAGGGAGTATCTCCTATGAAGAACTCCCTATGCTAGATTAGGCTAAAGAATAACCTGATTTGATAGCCGCCTTAACCAAAGCTTTGGTTGGCTTACCCATGCGATAGAAGGCAACCTTCTGACCATCTACAACTTTTTTATTTGTGTAGATTACATGGCCTTCTTGACGCAGTTCATCAATACGGGCTGAAACATTGGTGATGCCGAAACGGCGTTGTGCTTGTTTGACGGTAAAAGTGTTGTAACCTTCGGTTTGTTGTAAGGCATTCAACATCTTTTGTTTAGCAGATAAATTGCTCATTGTAATACTCCATAGTAAAGTTAAAAAATCCTTGCCTTAAGCAAGTATTCACATCATATCATTTATGTATGTGATTTGTCAAGCGTTTATCGACCAACTTGTGGTAAATATTTCGCTTTGGTATCTTCCCATGACAGGTAAATAAGGTCGTCATAGAAAAGAGTTTCGTAGGATACCGTATTCTTTTTCTGTAATTGCCGAATACGGCCTTTGGCATACTTTGTTTTCCAAATAGTTGCCAATGCTTGTTCACTGGTATCGAATGATTTTACCAATGCCTCATCTGTAATTTCTTTACGGAGAAATTCATTGGTATTATTATAGAGCGGACTAAAATAGATACCACGTTGGTGTTCGGTACGAATCAATTCTTTTGGTATACCAAGTTTAGAATAAGCAAAGTTCAATGAACGATTCTTATGATCACGCTTGAGTGGAAGTCCTTGTGTGTTCTTGGCTTCCCACCATTCAAAATATTTACGAGTATGGTTTTCTTTAATCCAATCGAATACTAATTTTTTAGTCGATCTACTTGGTTCGAAAGCCACAGAACCAGAAGAAAAACCCATAGGAGTCCAATGGTCAAGACCATCATACTGTGAGAGGCCTCCGGTTTTTGTTTTTCCATATAGTGATGTTGTAGTAACGCCGACAAGAGTGTCTCCATATTGCCTCTTCCAATCTGCTTGAACTGTATCAGATAAACACATCAATGCCAATAATTTACCACCCATGTAATTAAAACCAAGTGGTTGTAACGGAACGATGGTGGATCCAATCGCTGTATGATTAATCATATGTTGTTGTGTCTTAACATCTCTCGACCATCCGATTGCATTATCTCTCGGAGTCAAGTCCAGGAAGTCTGAGGAGATACAAATAACACCAAGGTATTTACCTGTTACTTCATCTGTCAAAACATAGAATAAATTACGACCAATGTTGGAATTGTTTTTCATTGTGGATGAAAATGTACGAATGGCATTCCACTTTTCGGCATCAGGACCATTTGAAAGAACCATAACAGGTTTCAATTTCTCATAATCATCAGGTTGTGTTGGCATCCAGAAATTTGATTTCATTTTATCAACCAATTTCTTTTGTTCAGGATCAACCATCTGTGTTTCTTGGCCAAACAATGTAGATACTTCTTGAACTGGATATCTCTCTTTTACTTCACACCACTTTTGATATAAGGTATATTCACGAACATCCATTTGAGAAGCATAAGTTAAGTCCTTGATGAGGACTTCTTTCATGTTACCTTCATCGATGTGTTCAAAGATAGTGTTCTTTTCAGACCACTCTTTCCATTGTTTTTCTACATACTCAATTGGTGTTGCCATTATCGTATTCTCAAACCATTCATAATTTTATTACGCTTCTTGATACCTTGTTGTAATGCCAAAGGTTTTACTTTACTAGTATACACTATTCCATTCATGTGGTCAAGCTCATGTTGGAAACAACGAGCAGATATACCAGAGAATGTAGTTTGTTGCCATTCACCTTTAAAGTCTTGGTATGTTACCGCAACTTCTTCTGGTCTTGTAATTCTTAATGCCAGAAAAGGATAAGAAAGGCAACCTTCCACCATGTGAACTTCCGTTTTAGAATTCAATACAATACTAGGATTGAAAAATGCCACATAATGATCACCTGAACCCATCACAAACATTCTATATGGAAATCCACATTGATTGGCTGAAAGTCCTACACCACGATGTAGTTTACAGGTTTCTACCATCGATGATGCAAACTCAACTGGATCAACCGGTGGATTTTTAAAATCAAATTCCGGCATTACTTCACGGAGAATTGGATGTTGTTCTGATACCAACTCAAAGGTTTTAAATTGTTCAATGGGAGTATTCGGTTGTATTAACGAATCTTCTGTATTAATTTTAATTACATCACTCATTGTGCTATCCTACTAAAGTTATTATGTTTCTCGAATTTAATAATGGATCTAAACTTATCAAACAGTTGGTCTCCTTTGTGTGAGATAACAAACACATTGGTGTCGGTTCCCATCTCATGAAGCAACTTTAAGAATTCTTCTGTACCAACACCGTCTAATGATGAATCAAATACCTCATCTAGAATTAATAGATTGGTATTGGTGGAGTTCTTCAACTTGGCAATCTGACGCCATGTAAACAATAAGGCCAAGTCAATACGCATTTTTTCACCTTCTGAAAAGTTAGCATAAGAGAACTCATCACGGTGCCTACTTTTAATTGTTTCTTCAAACGATTCATTGATATTAAAGTTTACAAAGAAATCCATGGCAGTCAAATACTTATTAATTAACTTATTCATAATAGGTAAGTATTGACGAATAATCTTGGTCTTAATACCAGTATCTTTTAATAGATTTCCAGCAAACTCATAATACTGCTTCTCTACTGATAGTTCTTCCATCTTGCTGAGCAACACGGACAACTGTTGTTTGAGTTCCTTAAGCTTCTGATTTTCTTCCTCAACAGTATCTTTACCAATCGATAACTCATCGATTTCTTTTTGTAATTTAGTAACATAAGCATTAATTGCCGATATCGTGGAATTATGTTTAACAATTTCATTATTATGTCCAGAAATGTGTTTGTTGATATTAATAATTTCTTCTATTCGTTGGTTTGTTTTAGCAATCTCCGCTGAGATTTCCGTAAGGCCTTCCCGTTGAGTAACGACTTTGGATTTTCTTTCGCTGACTTGTTCTGACTTGAAGTCTCCTTCAATGGTTTGTTTACAGGTTGGGCAGTTGTCGTGTTCTTCATAGAAAGCAATGTCCTTTTCATTTTTCTTAATGTTGGTTTCAATCTTTGATTCTAGTTGTAACAACTTCTTACTCTTCTTTTCCACAGAAAGTTTATCTTCAATCTTTCTTTGTAGTACATCAATGTGTTTTTGGATTAAATCCACATCTCGTTTGAGTGTAAAGATTTGGTCTATGCTATCAGCAATTTCTTTTCGTTTCTTACCAATCTCTTCGTCACTTCTATTCTTGTGGTCCTCAATACTTTGTTTTTGGAAATTAATTCTTTCAGATGTCAAGTCCATCTCATGTTTACTTTTAACCGAGAGGTCTTTAATTTCTGCCATCTTCTCTTTAACAACACCATTCATTGAGGAGAAGATATTAATATCCAATAAGTCCTCAATAATTGCCCTACGATCCGCAGGAGTTAATTGCATAAATGGAACAAACGATGCAGAACCTAATATAACAACTTGAGTAAAGGATTTAAAATTTATTTTGAGAATGAACTTCTCTAAGAACTCTTGATAGTCCTTTGCTTTGGCATCTTGGTCTAGTAGTTTATCACCAAGGTACACTTCAAATACATTTGGTTTAATACCACGAATAACCTTATAGTTCTTTTGGCCAATGGCAAATTCAATCTCCACAACACAAGCTTGTTGGTTGATAGAGTTTAATAACTGTGGTTTGTTTATCTTACGAAATGGTTTACCAAAAAGACCAAAGCACAAAGCATCCAGAATTGTGGACTTGCCTGCACCATTATGGCCAATGATTAGTGTATTGGGTGACTTCTGAAAATTAATTTCTGTAAAGGTGTTACCTGTTGATAAGAAATTCTTCCAACGGACTTTCTGGAATATAATCATTTATTAAAGTGGTCTTTGATCGCTTCACATACCAGAACTTTACCATCATAAGATTCAGAAAGTCCTGAATGTTCTAATGTGTGTTTTCTAGCCACATCCATACAGGTATTAATAATCAATTCCGCAAAGAATTCAATTTCTTTATCGGTCACTTCACGATTGTCATATGCAATGTATAATCCAGACCTCTCAACCAATTCTCTAATTTTATTATTCATGCTTGCTCCTGATTCAATGCCTCAATATACAGTTCTTTTAATACCGTTTTGAGTTTGTCATTATCAATATGTTCTTCTTTAATACCATCCACAAACTTGTTAATAATCGTGATAGTATCTTCAGCTTCATTAATCATATCATCATCCACGCCTTCTGTCAAGTCAGCAAAGTCTTCCGCAATGGTAATATCGACTGGATTGACCTTGTATAATTTGTCCATGAACCGGTCAAATAGATGTGGATTGATCTTGTTCACTACCACAACTTTCACATATGTTCCGGTATACTTTTCTAAATCTTTGGCTAACATCTCGGAAATGGTGGTTTCTTTATCATCATATGTAATACGATGAAACATTACGTTGGGGTTCTCAATAAATTCCAAATCAAGAGAACTAAGATCAAACAAATGAAAGCCCCTCGGATCATTATAATCCTGCCAGGTGAGTTCGTAAGGATTACCAAGATAACGGATATTATCCTGATTTGAACGATGATGATAGTGACCTGAAAAAACAGTATCAAACTTTTTAAATAATCCACGGTCTAGTCCTTCTTGTGATGGCATACCACGATGCATGGCAAAGCCGGCAATTTCAAGATGTCCCATACAAATATTAGCATCGGTATCAGACAATACAAAAATTGAATCGTCATAATTTTCTGGACAAATCCAAGGTATCATGCAAATAGGATATTTTTCATTGTCTAACCAAATTGTAGTTGGTTCATCAATTACGGAAATGTTATTATATTCTTTTAATAGTAAACGTACCGAATTAACTTCATTGGTATTTTTGAAATAGGTATCATGATTACCTGCCAACATATGAACTTGAATGTTCCTTTTGGCCAATTCATCAAAGAACATCTCCTTGGTTCGTTTTAAGGAGTAAAAGTTTACATACTTACGGCGGTCAAAAGTGTCCCCAAGTATGAGAACAGTATTAATACCATTACTGTCAAGAGTAGGAAAGAATGTATCTTTATAGAACTTCTCATAGTAATCCAAAAAGTGGGGTGAATCGTTTCTAGCTCCGAAGTGCTGATCTGTTATTACTGCTATCTTCATGTAGTTTAATCTCAATTACGCTGTTAATGGGACTCGAATTAGAAAACAAAGTGGCTTCAAACAAAGTTTTAAAAAATTTATAACTAACGGTTGAAGAACCATTTAAATAATAAGATACTCTGTACATTATATCATTCTCCTAAGAATTTTTCAATACCTTTTGGTTTCTTTACCTCTTTTTTCTTTTCTTTGGCTTCCTCATAGTTCTCAATAAATTCTGCAATGTTATCATAGAGTTCGAACTGTTTAGAGGTACCATCTTCAAACTCCATTAGTTCCATTTCATCAAGTATGCCCATTTGCTGTGTGGCTTTATACTTCACATATAACTGTTTCTTCTCTTTTTGGATCCTACGCAGAAAGGCATAGTAAATAATTTGAGTAAAGTAAGCAAAAGGGTTTTTGGATTTGGTAGGATCAAAGTTGCTAAAATACATTAAACAGTTTTCAATACCATCCGATATCATTTCATCACGGTAAGTATAGTTAATGAAATTGGGTTTATGTGATAGACCTTCTGCTATCTTCATGAAGCACTCACCAATATAGTTTGGAATAGGAGGAGGTGTAGTTTTATTCTTCTTAGCTTCTTTGGATTTTTCTTGATAGTCCATCAAAGCTTGTAGAAAGTCCCCATTATTGACATATTGTTTAGGTTTCTTTGGTGCTTTAGGTGCTGGTGTATTCATATTTACCACATAATGTTATTGACATGTGCTTGACAAGTGTGTATAGTCGAGTATGTCCTTGGTTGAAAGTAATAAAGGATCATTAATGTATGTTATGTCCATCGTATTTTAATTCGTCTAATGCTTCCATAATATCTAGGGATTCTATATCATCTAAATCGTCCATGATATCTCTTGCCTTAAGCAGCTTCTTAATTTTTTCCACAGAGTTGACATAGAACTCACAGAGGTCGTCAAGTGGTTCAAACACACACATAATATCTTTAGTTGATATTACCGCTTCATTCTTCTTCAACAACTGTACCGGCAACCAGTGATTCATTATCAATCCAGATTCATTATTTTTAAATTGTATTCCAACTGTCATAGGCTCACATATAGTGAACTGGTCATCATCTTGACTAATCACGGTACCAACAATATCTTCACCATTCTGTAAGCGAACTATTTTAATATTATCCATTTTTTAGTCCAATCTTGTATATTTTAAATGGGAACTTCTCTTCATTATATATCTTAGTCCTATCCACAAAATGTTTCAAAGTAAAATTCATGTGTTTTCCAACACGGAGGTCATCAGATATATCATAGAGTGTGGCTATTTCTTTGCCATCACTTTGTCGTAAGCCTCGTCCAATGCTTTGCAGAGTTCGAATGCTCGATTTTGTTGGCATTGCAAATATAATGTTATGCAGGTTCCTAATATTAATTCCAGTACTAAAAGTACCAAAACTAGCCACAATAATAGCATCTTGTTCTATCTCCATAATTCTTCTAACTTCTTCACGGTCTGATGTATCTACACCACCATGAATAAAGAAAACTTTTCTGTTGCCAATCTTCTCTGTATCCTTTATCATATCATACAGGATCTTGCCATGTTTGTCAACCATTTGATATAGTACCAGAGTATTTTTGCCTAAGCTAACTGCAAGATTCTTAACGAATTTATTTCTTGCCTCATGCGATATCAAGTAACCAATCTCTTCAGCATATGTCATACCTTTAACTGCCTTAGATTCTTCATTGGTATGTTTTAATACAAGACATTTAATTTCAAAGTTAGATAGCTGGTCTTTGTCGATCAGTTCTTTTGTGGAGATTACCTTCTTAACTGGACCAAACAAACCTTCTAATACTAATTTGTGTGTCTTGGTACCATCTAAGGTACCCGTAAGGCCAATACGGTATTTGGCATTAGTACAAGAAGTAAGAATAGTAGTAAGTGATTGTGCTTTAAAGTTATGTGCCTCATCACCAATTACATAATCAAACTGTTCAAAATATTCTTTTGGCATTTTATACAAGGACTGCCAAGTGGATATTGTCAACGGTTTGTCTGTGGTCTTTTCTTTACCTTGATAGATTCGGTGTAAATGTTCTTCCATACTACCATCATTGTAATCACCAAAGTCGGAGAATAACTGTTCCACCAAAGATGTAGTTGGAACAATAACAAGGCCTTTTAAGTTTTGGTATTTCCAAAGTTGTCTAAAGATGAGGTAGATAATAAGGGATTTACCTGAAGCTGTTGGAGATAATAGTAACGCTCTTCGCTTCTGCATTGCATGAACATAGGCATTGATTTGGTGTTCTCTAACTTCAATTGGTTCGCCACGAGCATGTGGGTTAATTTCTGAGATAAATTTCTTTGCATGGTATATCGAGTATTCACTTTCTATATCTAAATCATTTTGACATTCATATGTGTAACCTCTTGATTCACAAAACTGTTGGATATAATCCAATAGACCCAAATACAACTGTGATGTTTGTAAGTTGTATAATCTTATTTTGCCATCCCAAATTTTATTTCGGAATGCTGGAACAAATTGGTAACCAGGAACAAAGAACGTAAAAAACTCCGATAACTCTCGAGCAATATGCTTCTCGCAAGTTATCTTGGCATATACTTCATCCTTTTTGGAGATTATTATATTACTGTCCGCCAATGAACTTTTCCCATCCAATAAAATCACGCAACTGCCAAGTTCTTTGTTTTAATTCATTCATAATAGATTCGATCACAGATACCGTTTCTTCATGATATACTTTCTTTTCTAACATACGAATAAGGTCATCATCACCTTCCAAGTAAGCATTGATATCCGATTTCAAAACAAACTGAAACGGTTCCCATCCATGTTCTTTTAACTCATCGGCATCCATACGGCCAGAATAATAGTTAATCTTTACCTTACGCATACGCAAATAATCAAAGTGTGCCTTTTTAGAGGCAATCTTATGTTTGGTAAGAATGGAGAGGTACTTGTTGTGTAGAGTGGGTATCTTGATGAGTTCTTTACCAGGTTCGGTTTGGTCCATCTCTGCATCTTTTTCCCAATACTTTAATACTTGTTCTAAGTTTTCCATAATATAATAAAAAAGTTATCCTAAACCTGTATAATATCACATATACATTACGTTGTCAATACTTAAACACTTTCAAATTCAAAATAATCAAATATAAAAGTGGCATCTGCCGTCATGATGTCATCTGCCGATTGAGAACTATCAAAAATAATATCCGATAGACTAATTGGGAACATGTTAATTAATTTAACTCTCAATATGGGGTTGTTTAACGATGATAACACCGTAAGGGTACCATCGGAGTAATACTTTAAATTGGTATTCTTGCCAACATTTTGTACATCAGTTAACCTTTTTCTCTCCTCAAAATTGACTGGAGATGCGATGGAACGGAACCAGTTATGGATATGGCGCCATCCTTCTACCGATTCATCCAGCAGGAAATGAACGTTGAAAGGGTTATAGGTTATCTTATTACCAGGAGCAAAGTAATCTAATAGTGGACTACTAATAGGAGCTTGACCCAAGTTAATACCAGGTAAGTTTACCGATTGGCAAAAGAATTGGGATGTACCAATCCTATCAAACGTCAATATAAACTTGGTCGGTTGAAGTAGGTTGGTGTTCTGAGGGGTTCTGTTAAATGCTGTCATACTAGTATTTATGTAGCCAAAAAAAAGACCACCCGAAGGTGGTCTTTCAAATATCACTCTACGGTGATTTTTATTACATCAAGTTTGCAACTTTGAAAATGCGATAGTACTTGTTAGTACGAGCATTCATACGACCGTTACCAACAGTAATACCTTCTGCGAATGGGTTTGCGACCATTCCATAACGTGTCTTAAAGCCAATCTTAGGTTGGAATGTGTACTGATCTACTGCACGAACCATTTGTAATGGAACGTATGGGCAATAGAACAAGCCAGCATCGTAAGGGCTAGAACCTTTGTAACCGATAGTTACGAGTTCTTGGTTAGATGTATATCCACCAAAATACGGGTCAATATAAACCTTCATACGACCATGTAACAAACCAGCAAAAGTATTGCCTGTGTCATCTACTTGCAAATCAGTTTGGAGAGCAGGAGTATATTGTAATACACCAGCCATTGCCATTGCTGAAGCAACGTCAGAAGATACGATCAATACATTACCTTTTCCACGGCGAGTCTGCTTAGCAATTACGTTAGCATCACGCTCGATTTGGAAAATTAGACCTTTGAAACGCTCAACTGACCAACGGCCGTTAGAGTCTGTATCTAAGTCAAATGTACCAGCGTTTGTTGTACCATACTGAGCACCTACAACAGCAGTTGCGTAGATTGTACGGATAACTTCACGGTTGATCTCAGCAAGGATTTCTGTTGAAAGAATGTTGCTCAATTCTGTTTCAGCGTCAAGACCATGGATTGCTTTCAAGTCTTGTGCTAATTCGAGTGAGTACTCAGCTTTCAAAGCACGGCTTTGAGCAGTTACAGTAACTTTCTCAATAGAGAATGCCATCTGTGCAAATGCTGTGTTGCCATCAGAACCCAAGAATTCAGCAGTAGCTGTTGGGATACCTAGACCGCTTGTGAAAGCGTTAGCAGAGAAAGAGTTAACAGGGTTTACTGAAACGTCAGCGGCTGTATTACCACCAAAACCATAGATGTTAGTGGCAGAACCTTGGCCAGTAAACATTGTGTTGGCTTCGTTGAAGAATGCCTCATCGCCACCTTGGTTAACATACTTAGCACGCATTGCAAAAATCAAACCGGTAGGACCAGTCATTGGCTGAACGCCAGCAACGTCATAAGCGATTAGATTTGGTAGAGCACGGCGAACCAAAGAGATCAAGATTGGATCAAAGTTTTGAATAGCAGATCCAGTAACGTTTGTAGGACCGTCAGAGGAGGTTTCGTTCAAAGCTTGACGATCTTGTGTCATAGCTTGTTGTTGATTTTCCAAAACAAGGGCTGTAACAGCACGCTTGTATGGGTCTTTAATGGCTTCTAATTCTGGATGCTCCAGAACTGGTGCCCACTTAGTTTGTAGTTCTTCAGTTAAATACATTTTAGTATCCTTTGTTGTTATTATTATGGCTTACTTAGCCAAGTTTTTTGAAATTACATTAGCATACTGTTCCATTAAAGGATCAGAAGATTTAGAAACCTTCTTTTCTTCTTCAATTTCTACAGTATCATCTAAAGCAGAACTGTCGGCAACTTTAACATCGGACTTGAAATATGATTCTTTCAAAGTTTCGACTTTAGTAGCAAACTCTTCCTCTGTGGTAAACTCTACGTTCTCTGCGAGCGATTTCAATTTCTCCACTTGGGTCTGCGATAGGCCTTCACACGCTGTGTAGATTGCCTCAATTTTTTTCTGTTCGTTAAGTGCTTTAGCCAACTCAACGCCTTTGCTGATTTGCTCATTTAAAGAAGCTTCGAGTTCTTCTACCTTGGTTGCCAACTCTTCAACAACATCAACCTTGTCGGTAGGAATATCGATGTAATGCTCTTCGAACAAACTTTTTAATCCAGTAATAAAATCTTCTACGATTTCGGCACGGAGACCTTTTTCGATAGCGATTTCGTTATCTTTCATCCACTCTTCAACCATGTAGTTGAGGTAGTCGTCCACTTTAGCAGCCAAATCTTCTTTAATTTCTTCGACAGCGGCATGGAACTGTTCTGTGAGTTCTGCTTCAATTTCTTCAGCAACTTCTTCAGCACGAGCAATAACTGCAGCTTCAAAAATTGTGGTAGCTTTAGCAGTGAACTCTTCAGAAAGATTTTCGCCAGACAACAGAGCGTCAATATCTTCCTTCATTTTTGCCTTAGACATAGCTTTCTTAATCATGGCTTTATCTTGAGCAGCATCTTCGTGACCTTCTTTTTCTTCGGCAACAACTTCATCACCTTCAACTTCGGTCTCTTCGTACTGCTGAATACCAACACCACCTTTATTTGGTTTCATCATTTGCTTACCTGGCTTTCCTTCTGGTTGTTCTACTGAACCAGACTGAGCAGGCTGGCCAGTGAGTTTTTTAGCTGGCTCAGAACCTACAGGAGGTGTTGCACCTGGAGCGGTAGCTGTTGGCGTACCTCTAGTTGCATCTGGACCAGAGTCAGTTGTTTTGGTAACTTGAGTACCAATGTCACCTGCGTCTTTTGTACCGTAGGCAACATCACCACTTAGTTTTGCTGGTTTATCTTGACCACTTTTCTTACTAGCGACAGAGCCTGAAAGAATTTCTTTAGCGGCTTCGGACAGATTAAATTTTCCCATTTTGAAAATCTCCTTGATTTATATTGGATATTTATATTTAAAGTTTTTTGAAGAAGTTCTCAAAAATGCGTAGACTTACTTCCTCGATCTCCCCTCTGGTTGCCTTGCGGATTTGACCCACGGCCTCAGAGTAATCTTGTTCGGTCCATACACCATTGACTAACATCCATTCTTTACCCTCCATGATACCTTGTACAAAAGCACCAGGCGCTGAAGGGTCTGCTACAATATCTGCCGCTGTGGCTAGATAGAAATCGGGTTGTACAACGTTAACACCGTTAACATTTTTTAGTGAACCCATGCCTCTTGAAGATACTCCTAATTGTGCACCACCTTCAATAAGACTTTTGGCGATGTTGCCCATAGGCGTATCTAAAATTTTTGCTTTACCGATCCATTGTTGACCATCTTCTTTTAAGGCGGTGATCATATGTGATACACGGTCAAGATTGATACTTGGTGATTCTGGATGACCTAACTCTCCAAAAGCACGATGTTTATTGATGTACTCTTCTGTATACCGAGCAACTTCTTTTCTCATGGTATTGAACTCATACAAACGGCCGTTACGGTTCTTTTTTTCGGAAACCAAAAATGGCCCCTCGATGTGTAAAGACTTCTTACCATCGGATTCTTCAACCAAGTAACTTACGGTTTCATTAATTTCTTTAATGAGTTTCATAATCCCATTGCCCTTCTTTTCCTTAACGACATAATTCTCTTTCTAAGAGATTGTCCTAATTTAGCACGCCTTTTAGTTTTAGAACGTCTAGCACCCATTTTACGGTTTCTACGCTCAATAGGTGACATGCGTGTCATTTTGCCACCTCTAATTGTCCAACCTTTTACAGCAGAAAGTTTCTTCCTACGTTGAATCTTTCCTTTTCTAATTCTTACTCGAAAGGTCTTAGTTCTACCAATCTTCATTACATTTCTTACCGCTTCAGATATATTGCTAGTTTCAAACATCTCTGACGCCAAACGCAATTTCATTTGGTTGAGTTTTTGGTCAACCAAATCATTTAAATATTGATCTAAAACTTCTTTACTTTCTACCAGTTGGTTGTTAAGAAGTTTGTCAATAAAACCATCCATTATGGCCTTAGATTATAAGGAGGATAGTTAAATGCTGCCGGATCATTAAACTGACCACGTTGATAATGCGCATTGTCTTTACGGAATTCAATAACAATCGTGTAAGAACTGTTTGCAATCATACCTCTGGTTTGAATGCCCATATCACCTTTACAATTAGCCGTACCTCTTGCATTATTTGGAATTGTAATCCAGTTACCTGCACCGTCATATTCTCCATTACTATTTAAAAACAAACAAGTAATTGCCGTATCTGCATGCCAAAACAATTGAACATCACCATCTTTAGGAGAATCATACCAAACACGGTTAACGGCTAAACCATAGTAAGGTAATGCTGTACCGCCGTCACTTAATAAACCAGGTACTGTGTTTGCATTTAAAGCACCAGACAAGGTGTTTGCTACAATACGAGCGTGATTATCTTCTTGACCTGAACCGTCAAATTTACCCGTTAACTTAATAACAGCATGTTCTGTTGTGTCTTTTAAGACTTGGTATGTAAATAGGTTTGCCATTTTTTATTCCTGTTTAAATTCTTCTGGTAAGGCTATCGCCCATTGCGAAGCGTTATACGGTATGCTTATGTATTTATTAATCTTATCTATGTGGTATAGTGCCACTCGCTGGCCGTCACCAAACTGTCTAATTGACATTCTTTTCATCAACATGACGGCAGGAGGGTCAGCCGGTAACTTGTCTTTACGGGCTTCATTTATCTGACCAAAACGAACTTCTTTAAGAGTTTTCACCCGTTTCTTCCTCTTCTGATTCTGTTTCTTCTTCTGGTTGAGCCATCAAACCTTGAGCAATTTCTACCTTTTTTGCTTCAATATGAGCATTTACTTTATCTTGAATGGAAGAATATAGTGAGTTTCTAAACTCTACACCGTTGTCGTCCATTGCGTAATCGATTATACTTTTAGTTTCCATTTTTATCTCCAATAAAATATTTATAATATACGTTTCAATTTAATTAATGTACCACTTACTTCTTCTTTAGTGGCTTTGGCTTGTGCATCTTGTTGTTGCTGTGCCATGTCCATAGCATGTTGTTGGTCATCCGGATTCTGTGGTTGACCAGGTACTTGGGACATCATCTGTGCCTGTGCCACATCGTTGGTTACACCAACTGGCAATCCAAGACCATCTTTCTTCTCTTGCTCAATCTCTTTCTCCATAATCTGAATGTCGTCATCAGTCAAACGGAGAACATTACGTTGAATCCATGCTTGTGAGAAGTACCGACCAGTATACGGATCAACAGAACCCAACAACTGTAGACGGTTGGTCATCAGTTCGGCTTCTTTGAGTTCAGAGAAGTTATTGTCTTTAATGAAGTCATAATGGATGTATTCTTTGAATTCATTCCACTCCTCATTAGTACAGATACCTTTTAGTACACATTGTACTCGCATTGCTTGGTCAAACAACTCGGAGAACTTACTGCGTAAACGGTCTACAAACTTGGCAAACTTTAACTCGTCACGGGTAATCTCATTTGAACGACCTAAAGAGAAACCTGAAGTTTCTGGATTCAACCTAGACACAGGTACACATAGTGCCTTGTATAGTTTCTTTTCAAAATACTTAACATCTTCCAATTCACCTAGGTTTTGACCGCCAGGTAATGTGGTAATTTCTGTACCTTTACCGCCTTCACGGCGAGGTAACCAAAAATCTTCTAACATTGAAAGGTGTTTACGGTCATCACGAACTTCACCTGTGGCAGAATCGTATACAAGTTTGTTCTTGTATTTGACCATAATATCACGGAGATACTGCTCTGCCTTTAATTTTGGTAGATTACCCACATCAATGTAAAAAATACGGCGTTCAGGAGCACGACTAATTCTGTAAATGACTGTAGCATCTTCAATCATCCTTAATTGGTTAAGTGGCTTAATTGCTTTGTGAAGGTAAGATAATACCACGGCACGCCTAGAATCCATTAGACCAGAAACCACCGACACAATAGAGTCCACAGTAATACGAACTCCTACTGGTCCAAAGTTGTTGGAACCGCCCGTGGTGACTTTATCGTTGAACAGGTAATACTCATTGATCACCTTCATGATTTCAGCACCAGTCCGTTCATCCTTTTGCTTCTTAATTTCACGAACTTTACGCAGTTTTCGTGGGTCGATATAACGGAGTTCTTTGACACCTTGTGATGGGTTTTCTCTATCGACAATAATGTGGTAATATAAACGACCATCCACATAGTATCTACGGAAGATATCTTGTCCCATGTTCTTGTAATTAAACAATCTCAGAACGGTATTAAATTCATCCTTAATAGCAGTTTTGATTTTATCTGGTTGTTTGAGATCATCCAAAATAATTTTAATACTTTGACCATCATCATCTTGGCAAATGGCTTCATTGATAATATCATCGATGGCCGATTCGATTTCTGGCTGCATGGCCATTTCACGATAACGAGAAATGAGTTCTACTTCATTTTTGGCTGTACCATCGAGGTCCACATATGTGCCATAGTAGGCCGCAGAGGTAATGGTGAGAGCGCCGTCCTCATTAGCAGGAGGCGTAAAAGATTGTTGCACATCTTGGACTTCTTCGTCCTTGTTTCGTGCAATTGTAAAACCAAAAAGAGAAAATTTATTAGCCGCCATATTGTGTTATATCCAATTCAAAAAAAACATAATGGAGAGAACCGTAGCTCTCTCCGTAAAATAAAATAAATTAACTTGTTGTAACAGCTTCCCACCATTGGTAGGCAAAGGTTACACCGTATTCTTCAATACTGTCATTTGAACTCCAATCTAAATCAATTGGTGCCAAATCAACAGGGAACAAGCCAACAAATTTATAAGATTTGAGAGCTTCGCCTGCTTTGCCGTATTGAGTAACGGTTGCGTCTGTGGTGTATCCTAGTGGATTAACAGCTGCACCATTTCTGACGTTACTTGCATGACTGTTGATTGCATTCATCCATGATTCCATAGAATCTCTGATTACAAAATCTTCATCATTGATAATTTGCAATGTCCAATCGGCGAATGAACGGTTACCAGCAAACTTCAATTCACGACCAAAGTAATAAATTGGGAATGAATTAACGGTTGAACCAGGTAACTGTGCCGTTTTAGCCATAAACGATGTCTTTTGTGAAGCTGCCACACCGTTTGCTGCGACTGTTGGAAATGTTAAGGTTACTTGAAATAGATTGGGACGGGCACCGTCACCAATCATATTAGACCTAAATTCCGCTACATTAAATGCCATTTGTATCTCCTATATCGTTGTATTATTTATTAGAACTTCCCAACGACTTCAGTAAAATCAACACCAGTTCTTACTGCCACAAAATTCAACTGGATGAAGTTGATAGAACGAGCAGGTTTGATGTAGATATCACCAACAAATCGGTTTGTATCAATCACTTCACCAGTATTATTTGTAGAATCACAAACAACACGGAAGTCATAGATACCACGGCGACCTTGTACATCTCTTAGGAACGGTGTAACCAAAGCAACAAACTGAGCCCGTGTAAATTCGTCATTGAATTCAAACATGGAATATTTAGCTGCTGAAGCAATAGCCTTTTCTAATACAATAAACAATCTACGAACATTAATACGATCAAAGGCAGATGGTTTGGATTGTAAAGTCTTGTCACCATACAACACTACGCCTGTACCAGCCATTGCAACTACTGGATTAACACCTTTTGCATAAAGTGTATCTCTATCTGTCTTGGTTGGATTGTATGCCAACTTAACAACATTCTTTAGATTACCACGGTTTAGACCAGCAGGTGAGAACCATGGATCACGAACATTGTCGGTATTAACACATAGTCCAGCAATATCACCGTTTAAAGGAACCCAACGATATGTATTGTTGTACTTGTCAAACATATACTTCCAACCAGAGTCGGCAACAGTATAAGAAGATGAACGAGCCAACGTAGTATTCCAAGCAACAATATCAGCAGCTTCATCGCCAGCATTGTTTACAACAGTATCGGAAGGTGGAGAAATAAATGCCACACAATCTTTTCTGTATTCAGCAACATTATCGATGATGTACTGTTGTACGGCCACAGCAGCATTACCAGAAATTACCAATGAAATATCTAATGCTTCAGAATTTCTGAATAAACCATATCCAGTTTGAAGATTGCTAGCAGCTGGTTGGCTATCGGTACCTTTGGTCAATGTGATTGTTTGTGGTGTAGCCACAGTTACATAATTGGTATTGCTTAATGCATTACCCCATGTGGTAGAAGTTGTGCTGTAACTTACTGGATCCATAGAATAAACATACTTTGATTGCTTAAACAATACATCTTTGTAGAAATTTGAATTTCCTAAAGAGTCTGTTGAATCTGAACCTTTTGAAAGGTATGGGAATACTTCTAATACAGTATTTTTTGTACCAGTAAATAGACCTTGTGAGTCCATAACGACAATGTGTATTTCATCATTAGCAGCACCAGCAGATGCAGCTTGTACAGAAGTACCTGGAGCGCCAGTAAAGTATGAAGAAACACCCACACCATTAACTGTCCAAGTATTAAAAGTGGCACCAGCATCAATAACTGAAACTGTTATTGAATTACCTAGAGCACCAGCATACTTAGCGGCAAAAGCACCAGTAGTATTAGCGTTAAGTCTGTTATGTAAATAGGACTCTTCGTAGATATCTTCATTTAAAATTTGGATACTTGTAGCAGTAGTATTTGCAATAGCATTGTATCCGCTATCACCAACCGCACGAACAATTTTTAAATTATTACCATAGGCCAGAAAACTGGCTGCTGTGAAGAATGATGTATATGTGTTACTATCAGGCTTGCCAAATACTTTTGCTAAAGTAATTTCGCTATCGATAGTTTTTACTATATTTGCTGGTCCCCATTGGAAACCTCCAGCAAAAGCACCGGCCGTAGTGAGTACTGAAGGAACGACTGTTGTAAGGTCGACTTCAGAAACGTTTACGCCTGGAGAGATTTGAAATGCCATTTGTTATCTCCTTGAATATGATGTTATTTGGCAGTTATGATACCATACAGATATTTATGTAAGGCGGTATTTAGAGATTCCTAAAAGATTCTCTGACGAAAGATTCATAAACATTGCCTCCGTCTGCTACTTCCCATACATCACCACCAACAACCTCTAGTCCTGGCCGTTCTAAACCAGTTTCTATGATTGGTGCTGGTAATGTTTCATCATCTAATTGATTCATATTTTCTAACTGAATCTGTTTTCTAATGTCATGGTTGACAATTTCTTTAAAGTATTTCTGTGTGGCAGCCCATGCAAAAAGAACTAAAGTCATAGCCATATCATCATTGGCTTCAGCTTCAGCCGCAAAAGATGTCTTGTTGGCCACAAAGGTGGTTAGTTCAGAAATGGTATCAAAGTCTACAACTTGTAACTTGTCACCCTCAATCAAGGTCTTTAGGTTAGAACAACCAACTCGTTTGACCGCTGTAGACATCTTGACACCCATCTGTACACCACGACCAAATCCACTATGAAGTTGTTGGGGTTTCTTATTACCTGTAAACACTTTCCATAGATTTTCATACTCCAAATCTTGGTGAATAATATCGGCTACTTGTGGATTGTTATTAATTTCAACCAAAACATAAGCTTCATTATATAATCTTGCAGCATTGTATATGATGGTTGGAAATAAAATTGGTGAAATTGATGAACTCTTATAGGTGGCCACTTGCCGATATGGTGTGATGGATATATCGAATACAGAAAATGCTGAACAGTCCAAGTTACGACCTTCTGATACATCCACGGTAATGGCATACAGATGGTCTTTTTTACCATAATCATCACCTTTAATTGGATATTCATAGATTTTCATCATATCGTGTTCAGTAACAGGATCTTTATAGACCATTGCCTGTAATTTTTGACCAGAAATAAGAGTGTTATTAGAACCTAAAAACTCCGTTTCAAACTCCTGACGGAACTGATGCTCAGATGTGTTACGAATTGTTTCTTCTTTCCAAGCATCATCTCGACCTGGTACCATAGACCAATGAACTTCAAATGGTGTGTAGTTATTCTTTTTATTAATGGCATCTGTCCAAATCTTATAAAACAGATTCATACCATTAGGTGTAGAAACAATAATAATCTTTGTTTTGGTACCAGCAGTAATAACAGGATACACAGAAGTAAAGAAGTCCGTGGCAATATTGGATGGTACGAAAGCAAACTCGTCTAAGAATACAATGTTAAACGAACCAGAACGAGCCGCTGAAGATGATGTTGAAGATGCAATGATTACAGAACCGTTTTCTAATTCGACACGACCTTTGTTCCACTCTACAACACCTTGTTGTAACCACATTGGTAAATTCTCATAGGCCAACTGTAGTTTACCTAGAATACCACGAGCAGTTTCACCACGGTTAGCAAGAACAGCAACGGTCTGTGAATCTTGAAACAATATGGTCCAGAGAAGATAAGCAACTGTTGTGGTGGTTTTACCAACTTGTCGAGGACATTTCATGATTGTAAAACGATTTTGATGGAACGTTTTAATCATGTCCTCTTGAAAATCATACATCTTAAATGATGTTATACCTTCATCAAGAGTAATAATCTTAATGTATTTGGTAAAATACAAAGGATCTTTAGAACATTTGATATATTCTTGTACTTGTTCTTCCGTAAAGTTAACCTGAACACCTACCCGTTTCAGTAGGGGGTTATCACGGTACGATTCTTTATTCTTTTTGAGAGCCATTATTTTTCAGTAGTTTACTTAGTTCAGAGGTTGAACCAACAAAAATGGCTTTATCGATATTGGTGTTAGTTGTTTCTCTCTTAACACCATCCATCTCACGCATTTGTTTTTGAATATTTAAAAGTTCTTTATTGGCATCTACCATATTTTTAAGTATACCACCATACACTTCAAATGCTCTTGGATGTTGACCTGCTTTGGCAACTTGTAATATTTCTTCCATGGCTTCTTTACCTTGGTCAATAATACCTTGTAGGTTTTCTTTTGACTGTTGATACGCATCAGACAAATCTTGTTTTAATTCGGGATCATTATCTTTGGTAGATACCGCAGGAAGTTTTTCTTTCTTTTCCTCTGGCGCAGGCACCACATCAAATATTTCTTCCATTTTTTTATCAAAGTTGTTCATAGTTAGTTTTATTCATTAAGATAGTTTAACGTAACCCCAATAAACAGTTTGTTCCGATCCGCTGGTGTTATTAATTCCAAAAACAAATACATTGTTTGTTGTGCCTGATACAGTAGCAGTTGATATTGCACCTACTGTTCCCACAATTTGATCCGGTATACTTGTGATTGTAATTGGACTTCCACCACCTGTATAATTCCAAGCGTATTGATTACCTAATACTGGCACATTACTATTGGTAACATGTACGGTAGCAATGTATGATATAATCCCGTTAGGAATATTACCTCTAACCCATAACTGATAAGCGCCATTTATTGGAACTGTAATACTGTATGTGCTTGCGCCGGTAGTAACAGTCCAACTACCTGAAGTGAGATTTGCTCCGCTTGCACCTTGAACACCCGTAGCACCATTGGTGCCAGAAGGACCGGTTGCACCACTAACACCAGTAGCACCATTAGTACCTGCTGAACCGGTGGCACCATTAATACCTGTACCTGTAGCACCGTTAGTGCCGGCAGAACCTGTGGCACCAGTAACACCTGAAGCACCCGATACTCCACTAGCACCATTTGTACCATTTGTACCAAAAGGACTTAAATCGGTTACATAGATGGCATACTGAGTACCGTTAGTGGCGTATACTGGTAAAACTATAGCATCGTTGGTATTAATTACCCAAGTAGGATGGCCTGGATCGTCACCTAATGACACATTAGATTGAGGAGTATTCATTAATTTTGTAACAGTATTGGCAGGATCACCAACAGGTACAAAAGTCCAATTTGTATTTCCAAGACCAATTATTTCATTTATGTAAGCATCTACTACTGAGCCATCTTTTCTAACAGTAAAACCATTTCCATAAGAATTAAGATTAAATTCTCCTAGTGCTACTGTATAACTGCCTGTAAAACTATCTAGTAATAATAAATTACCAGCACCAATAGTACCTTGTGGTCCAGTAGCACCAGAAACACCAGTTGCGCCTTGTGTACCTACACCAGTTGCACCATCAATACCTGTAGCACCATTAGTACCCGCTGAGCCTGTGGCGCCATTGGTACCGGCAGAACCTGTAGCACCATCAACACCATTTACTCCACTAGCGCCATTAGTACCGGCTGAACCTGTGGCACCATTGGTTCCATTTGAACCGGTAGGACCAGTAGCACCATCAATACCTGTAGCACCATTTGAACCAGAGGAACCCGTGGCACCATCAATACCTGTAGCACCATTAGTACCTGCTGAACCTGAAGCACCTTGTACGCCTGTAGCACCATTTGTACCGGCTGAACCTGTGGCACCATTAGTACCTGCTGAACCTGAAGCACCTTGTACGCCTGTGGCACCGTTGGTACCGGCAGAACCTGTAGCACCAGAAATACCAGTAGCACCTTGGCCACCAGTAACACCACTAGCGCCTTGAGCACCTGTAGCACCTTGATTACCTTGAATACCAACATGGTCAACATAATATTTTGAAGCCATTGCATGGCCGCCACGGGTTACACCATCATGGATTGTTATTGTGTGGTTTGTTGAATCGATAATAAATTCACCATTAGCTCCAGTAGTATTAGCAACTACTGTGTTGGCAAATCTTTTAAATTGTAATGTTCTTGGCATTTTAAGATCCTAAATCTATTTGGTTTTCTAATTCGATATGCAAATCGTCTATACCAAATACGTTTGTGTTTAAATCAACAACTAAAGTATTTGATGAAATAACTGTATCATCAATATTTGGTATTTCTGTTGTAGTGGTGGTATATGTATAAGAAGTGTTTACGTTAGCATCAGTTGGATTAGTAACAATAACAATCTGTGCTTGTGTTTGTGGTAATACATTGTATGAATCAAATACATAATTGGCATTACTTACATAACCAACAATGGGCGAATCTGATATAAAATTACCTTCAATATTGGTTAATTTTAATACGCCATTTTCCCAAGAAAGAACCTTGGCAGTTGCTGTGGCATTGGCATGAGAGTATCCTTGATATACCAATTCATCTTTTTTATAATTTTGTTCATAAGAATTTTGGTGATGTGATCTCATATTAAATTCAACAACATCATTTGTAGTAATGTTATTCAATATATTTGTAATAGAAGTTCTGATTAAACCACCAACATCAGATACCTTACCAAATACAAATCCTTTAACTGTAAAGTTTAATGTCCAAATAACCATTCTAGTTTCTACAGTTCTACCATCACCTTCGTATTCTATTTCGTGTGTAGCACTATTTAAAACAATAGGTATTTCTTTTACAATACCCATTTCAGGAATAAGATTTAATTTAATAGTGTAATCTGGTGCAAAATATGGAAGTATGTGTTCAATAATTTGTGTACCATCTTCAATGTTTCTTACATAGATGTACAGATTAAAATCAAAATTATATGGAACAGGATTGTATTGAGATACAACACCACTAGTTGTTTTGGCAAATGTTTTAATATTTGTATTTTGTTTACGAGTGGCATCGTAAGTCATATTAGACATTTCGAATGACATTCTTGGTAAAGTTGTTTGAACTTTTTTATCCAAGTTTGGATCATCCTCTAGACGCCTAACATACATCTCTTTGGTGGCATAGACAATAGGCACCAACATTCTTTGTTGTTCTGATAAATTTGGATTGTAACGAACCAATGTAATATCTTTAAATAGATTACCAAATCCTATTACTAGTTTTCGAATGATTCTATTGTATGATGTATTTGCCATTATATGCTACCAAAAGGATTTGTTTCTGAAAAATCAATAATAGAATTAGCAGAATTACTAATATGTTTATTATCGTAAGTTTCTGAATAAGTGTTGTCCACTAATGGATCAAACGATGCCAAGACATATTGAGCACCACTTGTTTCACCAACAAGAGTTTCACCATCGACAAAGTTTCCGTAGATAGTTGTTACAGCCAGAATGTTGGATGCTGGTACCCAACCTTGAACTGTAGCAGAAGCAATCACAACATCGTTTACTGTTTGTGTTACCAATTCTTTTTGTAAGAACTTTCCTGTACCTGCACCAGTATTTAAATGTAATGTGTAAGCATTATTAGTAACAACATCATCAATCTCACTAATGCCAGTAGAAATCTCTTCTTGTGAATACTTGAATTTCTCTAAACTGAGTTCAAAGAAATAAGGTTGTTTTCTACCTAACATATGGAAATCTTTGGCTTGTTCTGTAAATTTAATTTCAAACAATTCGCCAGTACCATTCAACCAAGGTACATACACCAAATCACCTTCTCTTGGTCTGGTAAAATGGTTATCTGGATTCTGTAGTACCTTTTCTTCAAAGGCTCTCTTAGAAACAATTACTTTAACGTCATCTTTAATTTCCAAACCAAACTTGGAAAATACATCATGCTGACCAATGTAATCTGTTGGATCAGAAGATAGATACATCTCAACTGGAAATGAAGTTTTAAATTTCTTAACTGGATCTTCACCGTACAATAGATCACGATCTCCCGAATTGGTAATAGGAAGATAGAAAGCATCAAAGCCCATAATCTTGATTGATTCAACAATCAAATCTTCTATGAGTCTTTGTTCGCTATATTTTGAATTGTAATTATTAAAGTAAACTGAAGTTGCCATATTAATTCATGAACATTTCTAGTGGTGCACCGTATTCGGTTTGCATTTGTGCTTCTAGTGCTTTAATTTCTTCAAATGCTTCGTCATAAATTTTATCGCCATTAAGTGTTACACCACCTGGCAATTGTAGATTGTTAAACTTTTTAAGGTTGGCTCCCCAACTACGCTTGATAACTGCCGTGGCATATTCTTTTAACCAACGGTCATTCCATACTTTACCATATACATCAGGATTAATTACGGCATATGCTTCAGCAATTACGATTGTACCAACTGGTGCCTCAGATGCTCCCCAAGCCCAATCAATATACAATCTTTGCATGTGTCTTTGAAAACGGATTGGTACTTCTCCAGAGAATAACAACTCCAAAGAACGTAGATGTTGCATGGTTAATGTATAGTTAATATACGATGCAGAAGTAAAGTCGTAGAGTTCATTTAAACGTAATTGGTATCTTAGGTCAAACATATTGACGGCTGCATGAGAATCTTGGACTGGAAATATTCTGGTGATACCAACAATTTCCAATGGATTACCATCAGCGTCTTGTGATTCGGATAAGTCTAGATATTTTTGGTCAATTTCGGTTTGACCAACGGCTTTGATATAATATACCTTTTGTAGACCATCAAAATGATAGTCCTGCCAGTATTGTAAAGCGTCATCGATACGGTCTTCCACTTGGTCATCATCTATGTTGATATCGATAACGGGAAAACCTAGTCTACGGAGGCAGTAATTTTTAAAGTCCGTTCTATTAGTGATTGTTGCCATGTTATCCTCAGATATAAGAATTTATTGGATATTTAGGCATTTATTTGGTGTACTCTCCCCACCATGTGGTCCAATCAATGTAAGGGTCCATTTGTGTGTCAAACTGCATATGTAATGCCACACTTGGTATTGGACTAAACCGTAAAGCATGGTTCTTCCAAACATGACAGATGGTATTGCCTTCGTGAGTATGTTCCTCTGGTGTACTATAGTCTGGATTGTATTCCTTAGCCAGTTTTTCAAATTTTGGCCAATGGTCAATGAGTACCTGTGGTCGTAACATGAAAGTATTGGTTGTCCAGATACCAGATTTCCAATGTCTTTTTGAACCATGTACCACAAAACATGGTTCCATGTGTGGTGGATAATAATCATCTGGCATATCAAACGGATAAATTACAATTTCTTGGCCAGATTTATCTTTAAATAACTGATAAGAATCTAACATTTCTACCAAAGAACTATTACAATGTAGGTAATCATCTTCCACAGAATATACTAAATCTGCTTCTGAATCACGGCAGAATTCAAACTGTTTTAATGCTGAATAGTTATAACCAGGTTCTGCCATGTTATAGATTTCATGTGGCCATTTGGATTTCTCAAACAAAGCATAGATACCTTGTTTCAATAAATCGGTACTGTGGTCATCTAGAATTTTAAAATTGACTTCGTGGCTTTCTACCATGTTGGCTGCATTGATGAGTGATGATAAACAACCTAGAATTAAAGTTGTTTTGTCCATACCACAATATCTCTCACGGTCCAAGTGTACATTACCCAAGTCGTGTGTTCTTAAAATGATTTCTAGTTTCATGTTATCCTATCCCATAAATCTCTCCACCCTAAGTGAGTGGTTCTTATTGTTGCCGGTTCATTAAATGAAAGATGATACGCTACAGATGGTATTGGACTAAACACCTTTACATGACCTGTACCTTCTTCATAGTTCTCATATAACTTGTTTATAAACTGATCTTCTGCCGCATCAGGAAAGGTCAAAGCCAATCCTTTAAATACTTCAAAATTATCTTTAAAGAAACTTTGATGTGCAAATATGGTATTGGCAGTATGGCGAACTTGCCTCCAATACCGAACACCATCATATAGAAGAATAGTAAGATACTCTCTACCTACATCATATCTAAATGCACAATCATAAGGATACAAAGCAATTGGATTTGGATATTTTTGTGTCAAATAATTATAAGCAATCAACATACTGTTTAAAGCATTCTCTTCGTGCAAATAATCATCTTCTACCGAATATACCATATCTTCGGACTCAGCACACATCTCAAACTGCTTAAGTGCTGATTGTTTAAATCCTTTAGTTTCTAAACTGATTAACTCAACTTCTTTACTACACTTACTTAACACTTCTCTTAAATCTACCAAAAAAGATTCAATACTATTATCATCCAGTACGGTCAATTTAATATCTTCAACGACCACACAGTTATTGATTGCATTTACTAAAGACGTGGCACACTTTAGGACCATACCTTTCCTGTCGTCACCACATATTCTTGGTAACTGCTGAACTGTTGGTTGATTAGTGCCTTGCTTAGGTACTTCTTTCTCACAAGTCCTTAGTATGACATGAAGCTTCATGCAATAATCAATTCTGGATCACACATGGCATCCAATGGAGGTTCTCCTTTGAATAGTATTGCCACCACTTCACCATCTTCCGATTTAACATGTGCATCAAAGCCTAAAGAATTTAATATCTGTGTCATAGAATGTTTAGTAAATCCAGTTTTATGTAACATACCTTCACCCCAAGATTCTGTAAACCCACGATGACCATAAATCATATCAATGACCGAAACTGGACCAGCAGAGCTTTCATATACAGTATCAAGTAAATTGTTTTCAATCTTATCTGCAATAGAACCAATATCTGGTACTCTGATGACGGCAAAGCCACCATCTTTTAATACTCTCAACATACTATTAAAGATTTTTGGTAGGTCATGAAAGTAATTATGTTCTACCACATGAGAAGCCCAAATGGCATCCACAGATTCATTAGGTATACCTTCAAAATCAATGATAGAAGATTTCATGTGTGCTGTATCATTTTCATAAGCATCAACACGAATCTCTTTCCAATCTAAAAAGTATTTTGATTGTGATTCTAGTTTTGTTTTACCACAACCAATGTTAACCACAATTTTTTTATCGGTCGTAAACAGGTCTTGGTTATCATTTCGTGCAAAACTGGTAACATCATCACCGTGTTTATTCCACCAATCTTCCCACTTAATGTAAGGATCTTTTTCATTCTCACCTTGAAAGTGCAATGCTAAAGATGGTATTGGTGACATGACCACATACTCTCTTTCTTGCCATAATCTGTTTACCGATTCATCTTCCAGCTTTGGATTATGAGGATGGTCGTTAACAATCTTCTCGAACAGGTCCCATTCTTTCACCACGACTTCGTGAGTTGTCATGAAGGTACACGGTACCTGATAAGTTTGCCGCCAATGGCGATCTGGTCCTTGAACGATCCGAACAGGTACCACATTGTGGTCCCAATACCGGTATGGATCATTGTATGGTAACAATGAAAGTGGCTGAGGAAACTTAGGTTGGTATTTTTGCCATTGTAATACCATTTGATAAAAACATTCTTCGTCAAAAAGGTAATCATCTTGTGCCTGAAACACCAAATCTTTACCATCATCACGCATACTCTCATAACACTCACGCAATGATGCCATTAAACCAAAACCTTCAATATGTTTTAGATTGGTTGGAAAGTTAGCCAACGAGAGATTATCTTTTAATATTTGAATACCATTCTCATCGGAGTGGTCATCAAATGCATTCAGTTTAAACTTCCAAGTTGGTAATTTCTCTTGAGCATAGTTAATGGATTTAATTAAAGAACGGGTACAACGCTTTACGATTTCTGTTTTATCGTTACACCCGTATCTTGTAAATTTAAATCCTTCATATGGTACATAATTATCTTGGCTGTTTGATTTATTATGTGTTTGTAAAGCAATCAAAAATTCCATTATTAACTCTTCTCAGGTTTAGGTGCTGTTAAGGCTGCCTTCCGTTTATCATCACGGCGTTTAATGGTATCTTTAAGTTCTTGAATCGTATAACGTGGTGGTTTGTGAACTTGTAACAACATGATAGTTGCTTCTGCCACATTAGATTGAGTATGTAAAGCAAACTGTAATTGCTCTTCGGTAATTTCCTTATCTTTCAACATTCTCATCCACTCACCAACATAGGTATACTTGACATCACATACATCAATATCAATACCCAATTCAATTGACAATGTACTGTCTGAACGACCAATCTCCATGCCATCAATTAAACTCTTTTGATTAAACAAAGCAAATGTTCCAGGAGTTAATGGACGCTTGTGTGTAGGATCATCCCAAGCATGGTCTGAACGATGATGTGGGAACTGTACTTCCCATACGGCACCATTCTCTGATACACGATACATTTCTTTAATGATATCTACGATTGAATGTGTATCATTACCTAAATGTTCTAGAATATCTTTAGCAACGATGTGCTGGAACTCATCATCTTGAAATGGCCATGGTACTGATTGTAGATCCACGATTTGATCTGGTTCAACATTCTCTGAAGCATCCACATTAAGAAAGCCATCCATCTTAAAGAAACCACAACCCATGTTCATCTTCTTAGGCTCTTTATCGTGACTTTCATGTTGAACTGGTTTTAAATTAAATTTCTTTTCAAAATCTTTGTAGAGTTTTTGAAATGTTCCGTTCCATGATTTGGCTTCTTGCTGACGATACAAAGTAACACAATCATAATAAGGAGATTTGGTACTCTGTGGTGCACCAAATGTCCATGTATGATATGGTAGAATTGGTGTAAGAATCCAAGTTTGTTTACCAAGTGCAGCAGCCGCATGAGCAATACTGGTACAAGAGGTAATAACAATGTCAAGATTCTCCATTGCAGCCAATGTATCTTCCCAAGAAGTTAATTGATGTTGTAAATCAATAATGTTCTCTGGCAAATCAATAATGTTTTGGTCACGCTGTAATGAATACAACTGAACTTCATCGTACTTACCAAGTTCTGTTAAGAAACCAGGAGGGAATCTACGGAACTGTTGATGTTCAAATTTAGGATTACCAGCCCAACGAATACCAACTTTAAGTTTGTCAGATTTAATAATATCTTTCCACTCTTCAATCTTTTCTGGTAAAGCATGTAGGTATTTTTTACTTGGGAAATTTTTGAATGTATTGCCTGATACCCAGCCTGCTGAGAAACCTGGTACCCAATAATCATGAGCAACTAAGTGGCTTTGATTTCGTAGAATAACACCATCACAACCTTCAATACGCTCAAATACCGATACCACTTCTGGTGATGCGGCCAAATAAACTTTATCTGCACCTAGTTTTTTAAATGATTCTACAAAACGAGAGTGAATAATTTCATCACCAAATCCACCCTCTAAAGAGATGATAATTGATTTACCTTTGATATCATCTTTTTCAGGATTAAAAATGGGAGCATTTGTTTTGAGTGGAGGAGAACCATAGACATTAATAAATCGTCCTGATTCCAACATCTGGCAACCTTCTTGATAATTGCCATCTTGTAACATGAACCAGCCACGATTAAATGTGTGCCGTGTCCACATTTCAGGATTACCAAGTTCACCTTTGGTGTCTGGAATACCTTCTGGTCCTAGTTTCTGTAACTTATCAGATATTTGGCGAGCTTTAACAAACTCACCTTTTAACATCAACTGCAATTCACTATCAATATCATGCATTGAATTCATTCAAATCTCCTATAATTAAATCATGTTATACTATTATATATGCTTGTTGTTTTTCGACTTACCTTCTAAAGTTACTTCCAGCACCACCAGAGAATAGGTTGGCGGTATAACCTGTGGCTAATTGTGCTACTAATACCGGACTAGATCTTGTGACAGTTGATCCATCACCGTACTGACCTACAGCATTATTACCCCAAGCATACAGGTAACTATTGGTTTCATTATCAGTTGTAATGGCTATCGTGGTATTATTACCTATAGCAACATCAATAATATTTAAATTTGATATGGCTATATTTACAATGTCGGGAGTGGACCTACTGGTTGGAACAGTATTAAAACCAAAAGCATTATTGGTATTTGCACCCCATGCATATAAGGAATCAGATAAATTAATACCAAAAGCTGTACTAAGTCCAATAGATAAAGATTTCCAACCTAAACCTTTTGAATTTTTAATATTTGATTGATTTATTATGGCAGCTCGATCTGTAACACTGGCAGGACTAACTGTGGTTCCAATACCCATTTGTCCATAAGTATTGTTTCCATAACCATAAGATACATTATTATTATCTAAAAGAAGATAATATTGTACACCACCACCGCCACCAGTAACAGCTGTTTTCCATGGCACTCCAGTTGATGCGGAATTTGAAACGATTGATGGTACACCTCCGCCATTTCCCCAATTAAACAAACGGCCAGCAATATCAATAGCTACCGAACTATTACCATTACAATTTATAAAAGAAAAAGAAGATCCACTAACAACCGTTACAGGAGTTGATTTAGAAATTACGGTATTATCACCTATTTGACCACTAGAGTTACCGCCCCATCCAAATAAACGGCCTGTGTTAGTAATAGCATGGCCAGCTGTTACCATTGTCCATGAAACTGTGGTAGAACCTTCAGCACCAATTTTAACCGGAGATGATCTATTAATTAAAGTACCGTCACCTAAATCACCACTACTATTATCACCCCATGCATATAAAGCACCAGTTATATCAATAGCAAAATTATTATAAGAACCAGCATATACAGATGACCATGAAGATGTACCAATTTTTACAGGAGAAGATTTATTAATAGTTGTACCATCACCGAATGCGCCAAATAGACCAGTTCCCCAAATGTATAAAGCACCCGTAGTATCAATAGCAATAGTGTTGACATATCCAGCACTTACTGCTGACCATGATTTGGTACCAATTTTTACTGGAGAAGATTTATCAATCGTAGTACCATCACCTAATTGGCCATTAACATTATAACCCCATGTATAAAGAGCACCTGTAGTATCAATAGCTGCTGAATGTCGATTTATTCCAACACTAAGTATAGTCCAAGAATTGCCAAACAAAAGTTGTGGAACAGTTTGTCTTTCAGTAAATGTATTACCTGCTATACCGTTACCTAACATTCCATCATTATTGGAACCCCATGTATAAAGAGAACCATCATCACTTATACCACCAGAAGTGGGGCCAAGAGCGCCACCAGTTCTAAGTAATTTCCAAGATGTAAATGGCTTAGAGTTTGTAATTATTATTGGTTGTGATTTACCAATTGTTGTACCATCACCTAATTGTCCATATTGGTTATCACCCCAAATATAATTATATCCATTTTTAACTCCTGTAGTATTTTGATAGTGCGCTTTTACTGAAGTCCAAGGATAAACATCAATTAATACAGGCGAAGATTTATCAACTATAGTACCGTCACCCAATCGGCCAGAATTATTGGAGCCCCATGCATGCAATTGGCCAGCAGCAGTAAGACCGACTGTAAAATAGTTACCAACACTCACTATTGACCATGAACTTGTACCAATTTTTACCGGTGTAGATTTACCAATTGTTGTGCCATCGCCTAAATTACCACTTGAATTAGCGCCCCATGTGTACAGAGCACCAGTAGTAGTAATAGCAGCAGTATGGGAACCATCAGCAGATACCGCTGACCATGAAGAATAACTGTTTAATGCTTCGTTTATCACAGAAACTAATACTGGTGAAGATTTAGAAACTGTTGAGGTATCACCTAATTGTCCTTGATTATTATAACCCCATACATATGCATTGTTTGCAGTAGTAATGGCTGCTGTGTTATATTGTGAAGCACTCACGGCTGACCATGAAGAAGAGGAATAACCACTAGTAGTTGTCGAAAGCTGAACAGGTACCGATCTACTAGCTGTTGAAAGGCCACCTAAGTTACCATAAGGATTGTAACCCCATAACCATAAAGAACCAAGCGTATCAATAGCAGTAGAAGTAGAATATCCAGCAGAAACAAAATTAAAAGAAATGTTTGATGTGGTATCATAAGGATAACCTAATACAACAGGAGAACTTGTTAAATTGCTAGGTAATATATTAAAATAATTAATACTACCCCAATTCCATAAAAGACCATTAATATCAATCGCTGATACATTTGATGTCATTGAAAATACTTTTGTCCATGAGCTAGTACCAATTTGTACTGGTGATGATTTATTGATTGTAGTGCCATCACCTAATTGGCCTTGAGCATTATAACCCCAAACGTATAAAGCACCATTTGTGGCAATACCTGCTGATGTTGAAAAACCAGATGATATTGCTGACCATGAACTAGAACCAATTTTTATTGGTACTGATCTATTAGATGTTGTACCGTCACCTAAGAAACCTAAGTTATTTTGGCCCCATGCATACAAAGAACCAGTAGTATCAATACCAAGAACATAACCAGATCCAGCACTTACTGTAGTCCATGAAGAATAAATGGCAGCTGCATTATTTCCAATACCAATGAATACTGGTGAAGATTTATTAATTGTGGTACCGTCACCTAAACCACCATAAAGATTATAACCCCATGTATATAAATTACCAGAAGTGGTAATACCAATAACACCGAAAATATCTGAACCTATGAATGACCATGAGCTTGTACCAATTTGTACAGGTGAGGATTGATTAATTGTTGTACCATCACCTAGTTGGCCATAAGTATTACTACCCCATGCAAATAATCGGCCATTAATATCAATAGCTCTGTGACCATCGTATCCTGCAGCTAACTTAGACCATGAACTTGTACCAATTTTAACGGGTGATGATTTATTAATTGTAGTACCATCACCCAATTCACCATTGCTATTATTGCCCCATGTAAATAAGCTGCCATCTTTTGTAATACCAGCTGTATTAGATGGACCACTTATGGATATGATTGTCCATGAACTCGAACCAATTTTTATTGGAAATGATTGATTAGTTGTATTACCGTTGCCTAACTGACCAGTAGAATTAGTACCAGTCATCCATAAACCACCATTAACATCAATTCCTCCTGTGTGGTTGTAACCAAGGCTCACTATTGTAAATGAAGAACCACTATTAATTAATACCGGTGAGGATTTAGCAACTATAGTACCGTCACCTAATGCACCATTGGTGTTATTGCCCCATGCATACCAAGCACCAGAAGAGGTAATACCTGCCATGTAACTTACACCTGCAGCCACAAATGCCCATGAAGATGTGCCAATTTGTACAGGTGAAGATTTAGTGACTGTGGTATTATCACCTAATTGGCCGGCAGTATTTTGACCCCATGTGTATAGACGGCCGTTAATATCAATACCTGCTGAAGCAAGTCCTTTTACGCTTACTCTAGTCCATGAAGAGCTACCAATTTTAATTGGTGCTGATTTATTATTTGCAGTATTATCACCTAATTGACCATTAGGATTATAACCCCATGTATATAAAGCACCAGTAGAGGTAATAATTGCTTGATTATATTGACCAGAAGCTACTTGATTCCAAGAAGAATAATATACTGAAGATGTTTGAATTTTCACCGGCAATACATAAGAAAGATTTAAACCTAAATCCGTACCAATTTCTCCAAAACTATTATCTCCCCATGCCCATAAAGCACCAGTAGAATCAATTGCGCTCGTATGATACGAACCAACAGATACAGATGTCCATGAAGAACTACCAATTTGTACAGGTGATGATTTGGCAACCAATGTACCATCACCTAAATTACCAAAACCATTAGCTCCCCAAGTAAATAACCGACCATTAATATCAATTGCTGCAGTGTTATTACCAACACTTACTTTTGTCCATGAGCTAGTACCAATTTGTATTGGTGATGATTTATTAACCGTAGTACCATCGCCTAATTGTCCATTAGAGCCACTACCCCACGCAAACAATCGACCTACAGTATCAATTGCTGTTACATAAGAAGTGCCTGCAGCTATAGCTAACCATGAAGAAGAACCAATTTTTACTGGAGAAAATCTAGTAGTTACTGTACCGTCACCTAATTGGCCTTGTTGATTGTCACCCCATGACCACAATGATGAATCTGAATTTTTAATGGCTAAAAAGAAATTAGCAGGACCTCCAGTAATTTGTTTCCATGCACCTGGTATACTTGGTGTTGTAACTACTGGTGAAGATTTATTAATTGTTGTGCCATCACCTAATTGTCCAAGAGAATTATCACCCCAAGCATATAATTTTTTAAGCGAATCGCTAGCAATGGTGTGTGCTTGGCCTGCACTTACTGCTGACCATGATGAAGTACCAAGTTGTACTGCAGAAAGTTTATCAATCGTGTTACCGTTACCCAATTGACCTGCAGCATTACCACCCCATGTATATAATTTACCACTAGTGGTGATAGCCGCTGTGTGCGATACGCCAGCAGTTACAACTGTCCATGAAGAATAGACGTTTAATACAGGATCATATGCAGTAACGAATACAGGAGAAGATTTGGAAGTTGCCGTACCATCGCCTAATTGGCCTGATGTACCAAGACCCCACATGTATGCTGTATTTGCAGTAGTAACCGCAGCAGTATGAGTACCACCAGCAGATACAGATGTCCAAGATAAAATTGATGGATTGCTAGTTGGGCCAACTTTAAATGCTGTAGTTTTGTTTATTGTTGTGCCATCACCTAATTGACCGGTAGCATTACCACCCCAAACATATAACGTGTTTGCAGTAGAAATAGCAGCAGTATGAGAACCACCAGCAGATACGGATGTCCAAGATACAATTGGATTAGTTGGAGCTAAAACAAATACAGGCGATGATTTGCTAACAACAGTATTATCACCCAATTCACCAGAGGTACCAAGACCCCATGTAAACAGAACACCAGTTGTTGTGATACCCGCTGTGGTTGAACCGCCTGCACCTATTGATGACCATGAGCTTGTACCAATTTTTACTGGAGAGGATTTATTAACAGTAGTACCATCGCCTAATATACCACCAGCATTATTACCCCATGTATATAAAGCGCCTGTAGTATCAATAGCGGCTATACTACCATTACCAACGTTTGACACAACTGCAATCCATGAACTTGTACCAATTTTTACTGGAGAGGATTTGGCAATTGTAGTACCATCACCCAAGTAACCTGTGTCAGAAGCATTAGCACTCCATGTAAACAAAGATCCATCAATAGTAATACCTGCACCAGCAGTTACTACTGACCACGAACTAGATCCAATTTTAACAGGAGAAGATTTAGTAACACTTGTGTTATCACCTAATTGGCCAACATTACCAAAACCCCAAGCATATAAAGCACCAGTAATATCAATAGCCCAAGCATTAAGTGAACCAGCAGCTACTTTTGTCCATGAAGAAGAACCAATTTTGACTGGTGAAGATTTAGTAACTGTAGTATTATCACCCAATGCACCAAAACTACCACTACCCCATGTCCATAAAGCACCAGTGGAATCAATCGCAACTGCGTGCTGATTTCCAGCAGCTATTGTACTCCATGAATTATTACCAATTTGTACTGGTGAAGATTTAGTAACTGTAGTACCGTCACCTAATTGTCCAACGTTGTTGTAACCCCATGCATACAGAGCACCAGCAGTAGTAATACCAAACGCAACTTGAACTCCTGCAGCTACTACTGACCATGATGATGATCCAATTTTTACTGGTGAAGATTTATTAACTGCTGTATTATCGCCTAATTGACCTATAGCGCCATTACCCCATGTCCATAAACCACCAGTAGTATCAATAGCAACTGCAGCTGATATGTTATAACTTATTTGACTCCATGTGCTTGGTATAGTAACAGTTGTTTGTACAGGAGTAGATTTATTAATTGTAGTACCATCACCTAATTGGCCGGTAGCATTATTACCCCAAGCAAACAATTTACCATCTGATGTAATACCGGTTGAGTGTGTACTACCAGCACTTACTGATGACCATGAACTGGATCCAATTTGTACAGGTGAAGATTTGTTTATTGTTGTACCATCACCTAAGTGACCGTTAGTATTTTGACCCCAAGTATATAAGGCACCGGTAGTGGTGATACCTGCTGTATGTGAAGCACCAGCTGATGCTACTGACCACGATGATGTACCAATTTTTACTGGTGAAGATTTGGCAACTGTAGTATTATCACCAATTTGACCGGTAGCATTAGAACCCCACGCATATAAATTACCATTAATATCAGTAGCGGTAGTATGTATATCACCAGCAGATACAGATGACCAAGAAGAAGATCCAATTTTTACTGGTGAAGATTTTGAAACTATTGTGCCATCGCCTAATTGTCCTGAAGTACCAAAACCCCAAGCATATAAAGCACCAGTAGAATCAATAGCAACTATATGTGAATTGCCTGCAGATACAGATGACCATGAAGATGTACCAATTTTAACTGGTGAAGATTTTGAAACTACTGTATTATCACCCAATTGTCCTATGGAATTATTACCCCAAGTATATAAGGCACCGGTAGTGGTGATACCTGCTGTAAATGTTCCATTTCTATTAGCTGAAAGTTGTTTCCAAGTAGGCGCTGAGATTATAGGAATTAATACGGGTGACGATCTATTAGTTGTGGTGCCGTCACCAATTTGACCAGTAACATTATAACCCCATGCATATAAATTACCATTAATATCGGTAGCAGATGTGTGATATTGTCCAGCACTTACTGTTGTCCATGAAGAAGAACCAATTTTAACGGGAGAAGATTTAGCAACGGTAGTATTATCACCTAAACCACCATAATTATTATAACCCCAAGCATAGAGCGCACCAGTAGAATCAATGGCGGCCATATGTGAAAAACCGGCTGATACTATTGACCATGAGTTTGAACCAATTTTAACAGGAGAAGATTTAGAAACTATTGTATTATCGCCTAATGCACCATAATTGGTGTTATTGCCCCATGTATACAAAGCACCATTAGTGGTGATACCTGCTGTAAATCCTGCTCCAATACTAGTTACAATTTGTTTGAAAGAAAAATTACCATTTGCAAAACCAATTTGTGTTGGTGTACTATAATATGGTTGACCCGTTATGTAACCAACTTGACCCGCATCATTTTGACCCCAAGCCCATAGTCCGCCATTTGTTGTAATACCTGTTACATATTGACTTCCAGCACTTACAGATGTCCATGAAGATGTACCAATTAATACCGGCGATGATTTATTAATTGTAGTACCATCACCTAATTGATTACTACTATTTAAACCCCATGTATACAAAACGCCAAGTGAATCAATTGCTGCTGTATAAGATTGTCCTGCACTCACTATACTCCAAGATTTATTTCCAAGTTGTGTTGGTGTTGATTTGTCAATTGTAGTACCATCACCTAATTGGCCATTATTATTAAGGCCCCATACAAACAAAGCACCATCAGTAGTACGAATGGCTGCAAAATGATTGCCAACACCTTGACCTCCTGTAATTGATTTCCAAGGATACTCAACAGTTTTTGTTATTGATATTGCTACTGGTGAAGATTTGTTAATTGTAGTACCATCACCAATTTGATAAGCTGAATTATTACCCCATGTGTATAATTTATTACCTGTTACAACACCAAAATTAGCATAACCAGATTCAAGTGCTGTAATACTTCCTAAAGGTATTGATGTTGGAGTGGATTTACTGACTGTTGTACCATCACCAAGTTCTCCGTTGCTAGCGTTACCTAATACATATAAAGTTTGAGCTGCATCTAATATAGCTGTAGTACCAGAGCTAGTTGTTGCTATTTTTGTAACAGTATTAGCAGTTGATAAAACTGGAACTTGTGTTGGAAATGAAGTAGTGGTCATATTTTTTTATTTTATTAATATCTAATATTTATCTAAGGTTTCCTAATTGGCCATTACTATCAAGACCCCATGTGTATAAAGTATTGGTACTGTCAATTGCTGCTGAATGTCCTTGTCCAGTTGCAACAGAAATCCAATTTGATTTACCTACACTAATTTGAACAGGTGAAGATTTGTTAATTGTAGTACCATCACCCATTTGACCGGAACTATTAAGACCCCATGCAAATAAACGACCACTTGAATCAACTGCTAATATTTGGCCAAAAGATGCACTTACTGATACCCATGAAGAATTGCCAACTTGTACCGGTGAAGATTTGTTAATTGTAGTACCATCACCTAAACTACCCCAAGTATTATCACCCCACATAAACAACCGACCTTGAATGTCAATACCTACCGTAGTTCTATTAGAAGAAGCTTGAACAAAAGCCCAAGAACTGTTGCCTATTTTATTAACCCATGAAGTTTTTGTTGTTACTGTACCATCACCTAATGCACCACTAAGTGCATCACCCCATGCATATAGAGCACCAGCCGTGGTAATACCTACTACATATCCACCAGGAGTAGCTCCTGTACGGCCTCCACCAACATCTACAATTGTCCAAGAAGATCCAGTTAGTGGTTGACCAGTGCTTGAACCAAAACCACCAGAAGTATTGTCACCTTTTTCACCGGTAACTGAATATCCTGTAAAGGTAGCAACACCATTGTTATTTAAAAGGAATGTACTGCAATAAGCTGTTCCTCCAGCATTATTTGCAGAATTGGTGCCAACAAAACTAAATGATGATCCAGCATAACATAATACCGGTGAAGATGTGGATGCTCCGGCACTAGCATTTGCTGGATTTCCTCGATCATTAAAACCCCATGCATATAAAGCACCTTGAGTAGTAATAGCTATACTAATAAAATGAGAGGCTTTTACAAATGTCCATGAAGAAGTACCAAGTTTTACTGGAGATGATTTAGAAACTATTGTATTATCACCTAATTGACCAGAAGTATTCAAGCCCCAAACCCATAAACCACCAGTAGTATCAATAGCCATTGTATGAGAAGCACCAAGACTTATTTTTTTCCAAGTTGCAGATGTGTTATAAAAATTGGTAGTAACCAATGTTTTTTGCGGATTATTTACAAGCGGATTAGTTCCTAAACCTAATTGACTATTGGTATTATTTCCCCAACCATATAAACTACCGGATATTCCACGGCCATAGAAGAAGTTTCCTGTACCTGATGATATTAAATTAAATGAAGTATCTGCCACTACTGTATCTAAACCAATTTGTACGGGTGAAGATTTGCTAGTAGTGGTGACATCACCTAATTGATAAGAACTAGCAAGACCCCATGTAAACAGTCGGCCATTAATATCAAGACCTAAATTATTATTATTTGAAAATGGATTACCATTTACCACGGACCAAGATGATGAACCAATTTTTATTGGAACGGATCTACTAATTGTTGTACCATCACCTAATTGACCAGAAGCATTAACACCCCAAGCATACAAAGCACCAGTTGAATCAATAGCATTTGATAAACCAACATAAGACCAAGATGTAGTATTGTAAGAATATGGAACAGAATTAATTGTTTGAACATTTCTATTGGTTGTTGTGCCATCACCTAATTGGCCAGAAGTATTAAGACCCCAAGTATATACATTACCTGTAGTATTAATAGCTGCTGCATGAGTACTACCAGCACTTACTGTAGTCCATGATAATGAACCAACTTGTACTGGTGATGATCTAGTTGCACCACCATCACCTAATTGACTAGTAGCACCATTACCCCAAGAATATAAACGACCGAGTGTATTGAGAGCAAATGTACTATCAAGTCCAGCACTCACTACAGTCCAAGAATAATATGTTGAAAGAATGACAGTTGCACCAATTTGTACTGGAGAAGATTTATCAACAATAGTATTATCACCTAATTGGCCATAATTATTAACACCCCAAGCAAACAAACGACCAGTATTATCTATAGCAGAACTACCTTGGCCAGAAGATAATTTAGTCCACGATGAAGTACTAACTTGTACTGGTGATGATCTATTAGTGATTGTACCATCACCAAATGCGCCGCCAGCATTTGAACCCCAAGCCCATAAATTACCAATAGAATCAATAGCTGTGGTAGCATAGTTGCTAGTAACTACTTTTGTCCAAGCTCTTGTACCAATTTTTACCGGCGATGATTTATTAATTGTTGTGCCATCACCCATAAAACCAGAAGCATTCCATCCCCAAGTATATAATGCACCAGTAGTATCGATAGCCGCTGTAGTAGAAAAACCTACTGATATTAATATCCATGATGAAGTACCAATTTGTACCGGTGAGGATTTACCAGCTGAGGTGTTATCACCTAATTGGCCTAAGGAATTATTACCCCACATAAACAAACGACCATTAATATCAATTGCTGCACCCCTTGAATCACCACAACTTACCATTGACCATGAACTCGTACCAATTTGTACTGGTGAAGATTTAGCAACTAAAGTACCATCACCTAATTGACCAACAGCGTTATCACCCCAAGCATATAAACGACCATTGGTATCGATAGCTAACACATTACTGTATCCAACACTTACTGCTGACCATGAACTTGTACCAATTTTAGCAGGTGAAGATTTAGAAACTCCGGCATTATCACCTAATTGTCCGCTAGCTGATGAACCCCAAGTCCACAAAGCACCAGTAGAATCAATAGCTGCCGACATAGCATTAACAACACCAAATCCGCCGGCGCTTACTTTACTCCATGTGCGATATCCGGTTGGTGTATCCAAATTTGATCCAATTTGTATTGGAGTGGATTTACTAATTGTAGTACCATCACCTAAATTACCAACTGAATTTTGACCCCATGCCCATAATGTTGAATCTTCAGCACGAATGGCTAAAGTATGAGAATTATTTAATCCTCTCGACACTTCACTCCATGTAGAAGATATTGTTGTTGAAGTATTTGCTTGTTGTATTATTACTGGTGAAGATTTACTAATTGTAGTACCATCACCTAGTTGGCCACTAGTATTTTGACCCCATGTAAACAAACGGCCAATAGTATTAATTGCAGTAGTATAAGAATTACCAAGAGCTACGGATGACCACGAATCGGTTCCTATTTGTACAGGTGAAAATTTATTAATTGTGGTACCATCACCTAGTTGGCCAACATTATTTAAACCCCAAGCAAACAAAGCTCTTGCACTTGTAATAGCTGCTGTATGAGTACCACCAACAGCTACGGCTGACCATGAAGAATAAACATATGTTGTTTCATTATAAACATTAGAAACGGTTACTGGTGATGATCTAGTAATTGTAGTACCGTCACCTAATTGATATGAAGAATTAAAACCCCATGCAAATAAATTACCAGTCAAATTAATTGCAGTGGTAAAAGAACTACCATTACTAACAGCTACGGTTGTCCATGAAGAAGTACCAATTTGTACTGGTGATGATCTAGTGGTTACTGTATTATCACCTAAGTTGCCTAGACCATTATAACCCCATCCATACAAACGACTGTTTATATCAATACCCATTGTATGGAGATCACCTGCGGCCACTTTAGTCCATGAGCTTGAACCAATTTTTACCGGCGATATATTGTTAGTTGTACTGTTGTTACCTAATTGACCATAAGCATTATATCCCCAACCATATAAAGCACCAGTAGTATCAATGGCGGTAGTATAATTAGTACCTGCACTTACTGCGGTCCATGAAGAATAAACATTTAATGCTTCATTGTATGCTGTAACTAATACTGGAGATGATCTACTGGTTACGCTACGGTCACCTAATTGGCCAGAAGTATTAAGACCCCAAGCATATAAATTACCTGTAATATCAATAGCTTTTGTGTTATTATTACCAGCACTTACTACTGACCATGAAGAGGTACCAATTCTTGCTGCTGTAGATTTAGTTGTTGTTGTATTATCGCCTAATGCACCATAAGTACCACTACCCCATGTCCATAAAGCACCGGTAGTAGTAATAGCGGCACCACCTGAGGCGCCAGCAGACACAGAAGTCCAAGACGGAAGAGAAGAACCTGTTACAGTATCCGCTAACGTACTCAATAATACTGGTGAAGATTTAGAAACTGTTGAATTATCAGCTAGTTGTCCATATTGATTGCTACCCCATGTATACAAAGTACCATTACTTAATATACCAGTAGTATAATTATATAGTGCTGAAGCTGGCATATTAACGGCCACGGCCGACCATGAAGAAGTACCAATTTGTACAGGAGAAGTTTTATCAACAGTAGTATTATCACCTAAATTTCCATAACCATTATAACCCCATGCAAATAAAGCACCAGTAGAAGTAATTGCCGCAACGTGTTGTGAACCAGTACTTATTGATGACCAAGAATAAGTTGATACAATTTTAGTTGGATAAGAAAGATTTTGTTGACCATATATTCCTGGAATAAAAGTATAACTACCCGATAATGCTTTTTGGTAACCCCACATATACAAACTGCCATTAGTATCAATTGCCGATTGAGTAGATCCACCAGCATTTACAAATGACCAAGAAGAATAAGTAACTGTGGTGCTATCTACATTAAGTGCTGTTAATGAACTTAATTGAAATGGTGGACTACCTGCAGCTGAGTAAGCTGTGCCATCTGTAGCAATAGCAACTGGTTGTGTATAACCAGCATCTACAAATGACCAAGAAGAAGTACCAATTTTTGTTGGTGACGATCTAGAAATTACTGTACCGTCACCCAAACGACCATCGCTATTTTGACCCCATGTATATAGAGCACCAGTAGTATCGATGGCATATGTATAATCCCATCCAGCGGATACTTGTGTATATGAATTTGTACCATATATTTGAGTTGGTGTAACTATAAAAGTTTGGCCGTTACCTAATCCACCACTATAACTTGCACCCCATGTCCATATTCGGCCAAGAGTATCAATAGCTGCGCAATGACTTTGGCTAATACTTACCATGGTCCATGAAGAACCTGCAGGACCAATTTGTACCGGCGAAGAATAGTTAACACTATTAAATCCGTTTTGACCTATACTACCGGAACCCCAAGCAAATAGTCGACCAACAGCATCGATAGCTAAAGTTGTAAATGCTGATTTACCAGTAGCAACCATTGCCCATGAAGAAGTACCAATTTTTTGTGGAGTGGTTTGAGGAGTAGTTGCATTACCAATACCTAATTGACCCTGAGCATTATAACCCCATCCATAAAGTTCTCCAGAAATAGTAATGCCCATGGTATAACTATGACCGGCTGAAATTTTACTCCAAGAAGATGCGCCCACTCCAATTATTCGTTTTGGCGCACTAACAGTAGTTGTTGTACCATCGCCTAATTGATAAGTACTATTATTACCCCACACCCATAAACGATTAAGGGTATCAATAAGCATGTAATGATTGGTTCCTGCTGATACTGATGATACTTTAGGACCAAAACCGTAAAGTGATCCGCCATAATTATTATAATAAAGACTAATAGTATACAAATTTTGATTATTATCAACAGCATAAGCATTTTGATTTGTATCAATAGATATTTTGCTTAAAGGTACTGTTGCTGGTTTATTAGAAACTTGTCCTGCTGCACCACCACTGGCCCATGTATATAAATTTCCTAAATTATCAATTGCAAAAGTTCGATTTGCAGCACTTAGTGAAGTCCAAGATTGAGTTGAAGGAGCTAAAGGTGTTGATTTAACAAATACTGGTGATGATTTTGTAGCCACTCCTGATCCGTCAGCTAATTGACCATAGGTGTTATCACCCCACACATATAAATTGCCACCAGAATTATATGCTAGAATATTTTGCTGAGTAATCTCTATTGAATTTGGAGACAATCCACTTAAATTAGGAAGAGTTGTCATTATAGGACTAACATTGGTGTTATTGTTACCGCTTAAATAATAACCATTATAACCCCAATGCCATAAAGTATTAGTGCTATCAATAGCACAGCTCGCTAAAGCAGTTTTTGCAAATATCCAACTTCTATCAATACCAATTTGTACAGGTGAAGATTTAGACACGTTAGTACCATCACCTAATTCATATGAGGAATTATAACCCCATGTAAACAAACGGCTATTAATATCAATAGCAGATGAAGAGGAATAACCAGCACGCACAAATGACCATGAGCTATTACCAATTTGTACCGGCGAAGCAGCTGTATATTGAGCAACTGTTGTACCATCACCTAAATTACCATAAGTATTATTAAGTAAACCCCATAAACGACCAACGGTATCAATTGCAAGAATATGAGCTGCACCTTGAGATGACATTACAAATGAGTTGCCTGCACCCATTTGTACTGGTGAATTTCCTTGTCCTAAACTAGAACCCCAAAAATATAATCGACCACTGGTATCAATGGCTGAAAATCCAGCACATTGAAGATCCGTAGCACCTAAAGCTGTCCAGCTTTTATCAGTACCAATTTGTACAGGAGAAGATTTATGAGTAAATGTTGAAGCATTATTAATATCACCTAACTGAGAAGCATCATTTGAACCCCATGTGAATAGGCGACCATCAACCGTAATACCTGCTGAAGATGACCTACACACCGCTACTGTTGTCCATGAAGAAGTACCAATTTGCATGGCACTATATTGTTTATTTCCTGTTCCTGAATTAACTGAATTATTACCTATTTGGCCACTTCCATTAGCACCCCATGCCCATAAAGCACCGGTAGAATCGATGGCTAATGCATGTTGACCTATTGAAACTTTTTTCCAATTACCCGATAATGCAACCGCTACTGGTGATGATTTATTAACCGCTGTACCATCACCTGGATTGTTACCCCAACTATATGCTTTACCTGTACTATCAATTGCAGATGTAAAAAAGTTACCTGCAGCCACTTTTGTCCATGAACTAGAGCCAATTTTAACTGGTGAAGATTTTGAAACTGTAGTGCCATCACCTAATTGGCCATAGGTAGCATTAGAACCCCACACATATAAAGCACCTGTAATATCAACAGCAGCTGAATGAGAATTACCAGCAGCTACATATGCCCATGATGATGTACCAATTTTAACTGGCGAAGATTTATCGATGGTAGTACCATCACCTAATTGACCGGCAATATTTCGGCCCCACGCCCACAATGATGAATCTTGATTACGAATTGCTAATGTAAAAAATTCATTTTGAGAAATTTGTTTCCATGTAGCTGTTGTGGATCCAATTAATTGAACGGCTCGAGATTTATCAATTGCAGTATTGTCACTCAATTGACCATTAGAATTATAACCCCATGCCCACAAAGAACCAGTATAATCAATAGCAGTTGTATGGTAATTACCAGAACTTATTTTTGACCATGATGTATATGAATTTAATGTTTGAGTAAGAGAAGCGGTAAAAGCAGCAAGAACAACAGGAGAAGATTTGGAAATTGTTGTGCCATCACCAATTGCACCTGATGTGCCAAGACCCCAAACAAATAAATTACCATTAACATCAATAGCGGATGTGTGTGTTTGTCCAGCGTATACGGCTGACCATGATGAGGTACCAATTTGTACAGGAGAAGATTTATTAACTGTTTGTCCATCACCTAATTGGCCATTAGCATCATTACCCCATGTAAACAAACGACCAACAGAATCAATAGCGGCACAATGAGATTGTCCTGCACTAACAAATGACCATGAAGATGAACCAATTTTGGTTGGTAATGATTTTTGAACTGTAGTGCCATCACCTAATTGACCATTAGAACCACTACCCCAAACATATAGAGAACCATCAATAGTAATAGCTAATGTATTGGAACCTCCAACAGAAACTTTTGCCCATGAAGAAGAACCTACTTGTACGGGCGATGATTTAGTAACAGTAGTGCCATCGCCTAAGTTTGCTAAGTTACCATAACCCCATGTAAACAAACGGCCATTAATATCAATAGCGGCCGTATTTGAAGTGCCAGCTGATGCTACTGACCATGAAGAAGCACCAATTAATGTAGGATTAGATTTACTGGTAGCAGTACTATCACCTATTTGTCCATTAATACCACTACCCCATGTATATAATTTTCCTGTTGTATCAATAGCAGCATTATGTAGATAACCTACGGATAGTAATGACCATGAACTTGAACCAATTTTAACCGGAGAAGATTTAGCAACAGTTGTGTTATCACCTAACTGACCATAAGTAACGTTACTACCCCATGCATACAAAGCACCAGTAGAATCAATAGCAACTGCATGTGAAAAACCAGCACCAATTTGACTCCACGAAGAAGTACCAATTTGTATTGGTGAAGATTTAGCAACTATTGTATTGTCACCTAATTGACCACCGTTATTAGAACCCCATGCCCATAAAGAACCATTAGAACGAATACCAAATGTATCTTGAAATGTACCGGGTCCGCCACCTGCTGCGGTTTTACTCCAATAAACTGGTTCTGTATATGTTACAGCTGCAGCTCCAGCTTTTACCGGTGTGGATCTAGTAACTGTAGTGCCATCACCTAATTGTCCATAAACATTTTCACCCCAAGAATAGATTTGACCATTACTGGATTTTGCTACTGAATAATAGGTACCAACATCCAAATCAGTCCAAGTAGATGGTATAGTAAATGGTATGACGCTAGTTGAAATTGTTGGAGAATTTACAGGAGTAATATCTGTAATTGGTGATGATTGACAAGTCATCAATTTTGTATTTGCTATTGCTGATATTGGTTGAGTTGGTACAGTAAATAATGATCCACTATAAACTGCTGTGCCGTTAACAAAACGGAAGTTAGAAATATTTCCAGCAAATGTTGCAGCACCACTACCATCTGCTCCAATTCTTAATGATCCATTTCCTATTGTGCCGGCTTGTGTATCTGTTGTTGCATCAAGAGTACCATTAACATATAATTTAACTGTTGAACCTGAACGAACTACAGCAATATGAGCCCATGTATTAATAGACAATGTGCTAGTATAAGTGGTTGAAATATTACCGTATAGATTTGAAGTTATAGTATTTCCTACTAAAAACCAAGTGTATCTGCCAGTAGCTTCTGAGCCCAATGTAAACAAAGAACGAGTACCTGTTACGCTAGTTGGATAGTACCAACCTTCAACAGTAAAATCACCAGTACAATTGTATGTCGAATTTATATAACCGGTATTTGTGGTTAAGTATTGATTTGTTCCGTTAAATAATACAGAATTAAAACCAAGAGTGCCGGTTGGAATGCTAATTGCTACAGGAGAGGATCTATTTGTAAAAGTATTATCGGCTGTTGCATTACTATAAGGATTATAACCCCATCCAAATAAAGCACCAGTAGAAGTAATGCCATTTGCCCAATAATTTCCAAGAGATATTACCGACCACGATGATGAACCAATTTTTACTGGCGCAGATTTGTTAACTGTAGTACCATCACCTAATTGTCCATAACCATTATACCCCCATGTGTATAAAGCACCAGTAGAATCAATGGCGGCCGTACCTAAGTCGCCAACTGCCACGGATGTCCATGAAGAGTTGCCAATTTTAACTGGTGTTGATTTATTAACAGTAGTACCATCACCTAGTTGACCATTAGTATTATTACCCCATGTGTATAAAGCACCTGTGTTAGTGATACCAGCAAACTGTACTCCATTATCACCAGTAGCAAGTTGTACCCAAGAGTATGTTGATCCTGAATTAGCAATTTGTGTTGGTGTACTATAATTTGCAAAGCCAGTTAAGTATCCAATTTGGCCTTGAACATTACTACCCCATGCCCACAATTTACCATCTGATGTAATACCTGTTGTAAATAAAGATCCTGCAGATACAGATGACCATGAGCTTGTACCAATTTTTACTGGTGAGGATTTACTAACGGTAGTATTGTCACCTAATTGATAAGAGCCATTAAATCCCCAAGTATATAAAGCACCTGTAGTATCAATAGCAGCTGTGTGTGTTGATGAAGCAGTTATGGATGTCCATGAAGAGTTGCCGATTTTAACAGGCAATGATTTGCTAACTGTAGTACCATCACCTAATTTTCCAATTGCACCATCACCCCACGCATACAAAGCACCAAGCGAATCAATAGCAACCGAATGTGAATATCCAGCACTTACTTTTGACCAAGATTTGGCACTAATTAATACTGGAGAGGATCTAGTAACTACAGTACCATCACCAAGTTGACCGCTAGCATTACCACCCCATCCATATAAAAGTCCAGTATTAGAAATAGCTAATGTGTGGCTAACTCCTTCCGAAATTTGAGCCCAAGAATGTGGTGTTGCAGAATTAGGAAGTTTTGTTGGTACAGTATATAATGATTGGTTAATAAAGTTTCCAAGTTGGCCAAAAGTATTACTACCCCATGTCCATAATGAACCATCGGTTGCAATTGCAGTAGTGTGAGAATCACCAGTACCTATGGATGTCCATGAATTAGAACTTCTTAATGGATATATTATGGTATTTAATGAAGAAACAACACCACCATTATTAGTAATTGTAAACGCATTGGTGCTGTTATCAATGAATGTGTCTGATTGACAAGTTAACAATGCTGTGTTGGCAATAGCAGTCAATGGTACAGATAATGTGTTAAAGTCAGATGTATATACAGCAGTACCTTTAACAAAACGAAGATTAGAAATAGAACCAGTAAATCTACTACCACCAGCGGAAACTGCCTCACCAATGTATAGAGGTTGAGCATTACCATTAAGTGTGGTGGTATTTGTAAATTGTAGAACAGCACGGCCATCCACATAAACTGTGTTGTTGTTTGTGCCTGAACCATTTCTAACCCAAGCTACATGATGCCAAGTACCATCAGTAATTGGTACTGAAATATCATTTAGTGCCGATTGGCCAATGATAGCTCTAAGTAAATTTGATTTAAATCCAAAATTCCATTCACCTAATGCACCTGTGTTATATTGACTAATTATACTAGCGGTTTGAGCATCACTACCATAAGTTGTATTGAGCCAAGCTTCAATTGTAAAATCACCACTACCTGGCTGATTTGCTACAGTATTAGGAGTACTCAAATAACAACCGCCAGCTCCATTAAATTGTGAAGCAAAAGTACTAAATGTATTAAGAGCACCAACTTGTACAGGTGAAGATTTACTAATTGTAGTACCATCACCTAATTGATAAGAACCATTTAAACCCCAAGCATATAATTTTCCATCTGAAGTGACACCAAATCCTGCAGAGTTACCGGCGTTTACTGTTGACCAAGAACTTGTACCAATTTGTACTGGCATTGATTTATTAACTACAGTACCATCACCTAATTGTCCAGCAGTATTATTACCCCATGCCCACAATGTTGAATCTTGATTACGAATTGCTAGTGTAAAATTGGCACCAGGAGCTTTAGATGCAGAAACAATTCTCCATGAGGAATATGATGCAACAGTATTAACCACTACAGGAGATGATCTATCAATAGATGTACCATCACCTAAACCACCCAAATAAGTACCGTTATTTGAACCCCAAGCATATAATGTGCCAAGGCTGGTAACAGCAAATGCTTGAGAATTTCCAACACTTACTGTTGACCATGAGCTTGTACCAATTTGTACTGGAGATGATTTAGTAATCGTAGTGCCGTCACCTAATTGACCATTAGCATTAAGCCCCCAAGTAAACAAACGTCCAACAGTATCAATGGCAGCTGAATAAGAATTAGCTGCACTTATTTTTGACCAAGAGGATGAACCAATTTTAACTGGTGATGATCTAATAGATGCTGTGTTATCACCTAAAGCACCACTATTAAAACCCCATGCATACAATGCGCCAGTAGAATCAATAGCAATTGTATGAATTTGGCCAGTTGATACTGTTGACCATGAAGAATTGCCAATTTTAGTTGGTGCGTATTTAGTGGTACTAGTGTTATCACCTAATTGTCCGCTGGTACCAAGACCCCACATATACAAAGCACCGGTAGTATCAATAGCAGCTGAAAAATTTGTACCAGCACTTACTACTGACCAAGACCTAGATTTTGAAATTAAAACTGGTTTTGATCTATAACTAACTGTACCAACAGTACCATCACCTATTTGGCCACTAGTGGCCAAACCCCAACCCCATAAAGAATAATCCGATTTTCTAATAGCTAATGAATGTACTTGTCCCACACTTACTGCTGCCCAAGAAGCATAAGATGCAGAATCAATAAAAGTTGTAATTTGAACTGGACTAGAACGATTTTCTACATCTGCTACACCTAGTTCACCAAAACTATTTCTACCCCATGACCATAAAGTACCAGCAATAGTTAAACCAACAGTACTATCTGCTTGTGCTGTTACTGATGTCCATGATGATGAACCAATTTTAACCGGTGTTGATTTATTAATTGTTGTACCATCACCAAGTTGACCATATTGGTTAAACCCGGTCATGTACAAGCTACCATCAGAATAAACGATGGCTGTATGGTTGTTACCTGTAGAGGATGTTGGAGAGAACTGTGCGTTTAATGAAACAGGAGTAGACCTGTTGATTGTTGTACCATCACCTAATTGACCATAACTATTCAGACCCCAAGCATACAGAGTTGTCTTAGGTATGTTACTAATGTTTTGTGTTGGTAACGATATGTAGTGGTAGAATAACATTGACTTACCCTATTTTAAACGTTTTGTGCTGACATTACTGCATTGTAACTTGTGCCTGCGTCTGTCGTAAAAATAGTAAGTATGTCCCTTTTACCGTTGGTGTATGTTAATGTTGGAGCTATGCCACTAGGAA